CGGTCTAGGACATAAGACCGTCTTTACCAGAGGTTACCGCCGTATAAGTGGTATCCTTAGCTGCAATCTGGAGAGAGTTGCCGGATGCATTTGGTGTCAGCGTTACATTGTCACCGGCAGTAATGGTAAGCGTGTCGGTATAAGTCGCCGGGGTAAGATCAGTTGTTCCGACTTTTACTTTCGAGAAGTTCCTGAGATCACCGATAGCCTAAGAGATTACAGTGTTGATCTCAGACTCGGTAAGACCTATATATGGAAGGTCTGCATAGGCACTCGTACCATCACCGACTTTAAGCTTGGGAGAGCCGCTGATATTCCCACCTGAATCAGTCTGGAATTCAACAGCCATCTCACCCTTCATCAGGATGACCGAGGTATTCGCCCACTCCTATGCGAGACCGTTCCTCAATATAAGTATGGTGTTTAATGTGGTGTTAGCCATTGCTCACCTCACGAAACAGTAGATAGCGTTGCTCTGGATACACGGCTCACATTTCCATTTTCATCCATTCGTACCATATAAATCATATAGCCATCAGCATAGAGCGTAAGATCGTAGCGTCCACTTGCAGTGCGGCACATAAGTCCATAGCAAGGAGAGGTGATCTTGTTGCTCGTGATTGAGCTGATGACAGAAGCCGGGAAGTAGACATGAACCGCATCGGCAACATCGTGAGTAGATAGATCGGCGATGAAAGCCTCAACCGATTCATAGTTAGTCCCGTTGCTGTTCCATTTATTCTTGTCCGCCTGAGTCACATGGATAGTATCATTATCAATGTGGCTGTCGTAGTTATCTTTGTCTACAGCGGTTGTATGGATATCCGTATTTTGAATATGAGCCTGATAAGCCGCACGTTCAGCATTTGTAGTGTGAATCTCGGTATTGCTTAGATGGGCATTATAATCATCGAGGTCTTCGGTTTCAACTTTGGCATTCCAGGCTTCTCTTTCAGCGGCGGTAATATGCCGAACCTCATCCTCGATATGTTCATCTGCTTTAGCATCAAGTTCTTCAGTTTCAGTTGTAAGAGTTAGCCTACGAACTGAGTAGGTTGTTCCATGCTTCCAGACAACATACGGCTCATAGTCATCACTCGCATTCTTAATTCCGATAATCTGACCCGGATAAGTACTGGACTGATGATTGAGCGTGTTCACAGCAGAGTCCACATTGTCGAAGGTTTGGATTCTTGCCCTCATAACCTGTGGAACTTTGCTGTCTGTAATATATACGATCTCGGAGGTGTCAGATGTAAAGACAATATCTCTTTCATCTAAAACTCCGCTTTGAATTTTGGATATGATCTAATCGTAAGTACCATACCCAAGCTTTGCACTATAATCTGCCATTAGGCGGTTCCTCCGTTAATAATGCTGATATCGTTATAGTCACTCCCAATACAGTAATAACTGTTAGTGGTGTCATCCCAACGATATGATTTATTCAAATTCTTAACAACATAAATACAGCTTTCAGATCCGACTGCCGGGAGAGAAGCATAGTTCGCTGCCTGCACTACGAATCCTTTATTCAGCTGTATCCACTCGGAATTAAAATACCAGAGCGAATGATCGGTTGTTAGTAGATAGATTTTATCTGCGAGCGGTGCAAGTGGGAGAGAGGAAATCTTCTCGACACTGTTTCCAAGTGCAATCCTCGTCCCATCGAGATCACGATAGAAGTTGCCGGTATCTGTGCAAACTACAAGCTGACCATTCGTTATTGGGACAGAACCAAGCCTGGATTGTGTAACTTCAAATAACGAGAGGTTAGCCATTCATAACCTCCTTATTCGGGTTGAATTGTATTCCAGATGACAGCCCGCTCCACCACAGAAAGTCTGTTGATAGTTGTGTTGTTAAGTCCGTCAGCATAAGCTTTGGCATCTGTGAGAGCCTGATTAGCTTTCTCCGTAGCATCAGCGGCGGCAGTCTGAATTGCACTCGTAGTTGCGGCGGTAAGCTGAGCACTTGAAACCTTTGCATCCCAGGTCGCCTTCTCAGTCGTGGTCACATGGATATCTGTATTATCAATATGACTATTGATCGTCCCATTGATCGTCTAAACGATTGAATCCATCTGAGCTTTTGTATAAGCGTCAGGGAGTGGGACATACAGGCCATCTTCCTCGATGGTGATTGCATTATTGGCGGTGGCTGAGACCTTAACAGCAACTGAGATTTGATTGCTCTGATTTACGGTAGTGGTTGTAGTGGTCGTGCCAATGCCGGTATAAACATCAATCAAAGCGCCGACCGGGATTTCAACCGTCTGACCATTCGCAAGATTCAGCTCAATCTTTTGAGTCTCTGTATTATATTGGCCACCTGATACCACAGACAGCTGGGAGAAGTTGATCTCCAGTGCGCTCTGAGAGCCGAACATAGGAATGGTAAGTGTCTGTGTCTGGTTGTTATAGGAGACATCATGAGCGACGCCGCCTAATGTAGTGGTCGTTCCGGTTCCACCCTTAATGACCGTAAGCGCACCATTGGAGTAGGTTACGTTTTCAACATAGCCATCAGCCGTACCTGTGATTTCAGCAATCTTCGCATTAACATAATCAGCAACAGCCTTGGTGGTAGGCACATTATCGTGAGACGTTATCTCTGGGATAGCCTGTACATACCCAAGAAACAGCTTTTGATATGCAGAGCCGGTATACCTGTATGCAGAAAAGTCGGACGCGAGAATATACAAAATACCTTGTCTCGCCTCACTGGGAAGCTGGGAGACAAACTCCATCTATTTTGTATACTCGTCAACACCCTTATACAGCTGAAGAGTATCTGTGATGAAGTACAGAGTATCGGCATTCTTGGTCTGGAGCGAGTTGTAGTTCGCCTTTGTGCCGTAGTAAAAACTTACATTTGCCATTTATTGTCTCCATCAAAAGCGTACCCATTGGATAGCAGCGGCAGGTTCCTGTGACTGCACCATGGGACGCACCTCGAATATTGAAGTCCCTTTCTGTACCATATACGGTTCATAGTCGCCGGCTTCATTCTTAATACAGACGAATTGACCCGCATAGGTATCAGGGGATTTATTCAGTTCATTGATTGCGGTAAATACATCATCAAAGCATCTGAGCCTCGGACGTATTACCTGCCGGGACAGGTCATCACGAATGTAGATAAACTCTGATGTATCCTTCGTGATGATCAAATCCCTGGCATCCAGTTTCCCATCATTGACTGCTGCGTTAACCCGCTCATAATTACCATATCCTAGTTTTGCGGATTCTTCAGTTGTCATTAGATTTCCACCACCTTAAGCTCACCGCTCGTAGTAATGTTGTAGGTCTGGTTGACGGTAACAGCATCACCGATTCTCTCACCATTAGAGGTAAGCTGGAGCTGATCTCCGTCGATGACAATGTTGTCAGCCTTACCGGTATTAAGCATAGCCGCAAGCTGAGCGAGCTGTTCCTGTGCAAGATTGAGTGCGATGATCCGCTGATCAAGCGCAGTAAGAGCGGCATCAGGAATCAGGTCAGACCATGTAGCAATCGGCGTAATCGTAATAGTAGTCGGGAGTGTCTTCCTGACATACTGGGTCGAAGTTCCGTCATCGTTGATAACAGCCTTGGTAAAGGTTAGCTGAAGTTCGATTTCACCGGCTTCGGATGTAAGGTTCGTATCAAACGGCAGGCGGTATTCCAGATAATCTTCCTTATAAATCTCAGGCTAAACCACAAGAATCTCAGAGTGGTATGCTCCGCTTGCGGGAAGTCTGTACTCAAGAACAGCAGTGAATCCGTTCATGTCAATCTCGCCATACATCAGCGGGACCAGGAAATGAAGATGGTTCACCAGTTTGCTCTTGCACATAATCCGCTCAACTACAGTCTTGTCAAGCGTATTATCCTAATTAACAATAATCGTGTACATTGATTACCCCTTTGCGTAGTTGAGGATATAAACGTATTCAGAACTGGTAATCTTATTCTGAGTGAACAATGTCTTTACCTTTTCTTCGGTAATCTTTTTCTCTTTGAGGAGCCTTGCAAGACTTTCAACAAACTGTGTCATAAGATTCCTCCCTCTATAAGAGCAAGAGTGTATGCGTCGATGATCTCTTGTGGGGTCTTCATATTCAGCGCACGGAGTTGAAGGTATTCATCCTTATCGATCTGTACAAGATCAACGAGATCGAATTTGCTCGGCAGCATCTAGCGGACTGCCCAACAGGTTGAGCGGTCTGAAGACAGAAATCCATCAGCGTTCTTTGGTTCGCAGAGATATATCGCATCGTGACGCTTGTCATAGCGGACGTATGTGAGACGATCAAGCGCATCAATCACTCTGTCATTTCTTATTACTTTATAATACATATATCTCCTTAAGATGGGGCGGCTTTATGCCGCCCCGGTTTATTACATAGAGAACATGATCCTGACGGCATTAGAGTTACTGTAACCTTCCCAATAACTCATGCTTGCCGAATCAGATTCGTAGTTATAAGCAACGACTCCAATGAAGTCTGCGTTTGCGTTACTGCATGATCTCGTCCAATAGGAAGCACCATATCCATCAGCATATCTTCCAACGAGACTAGAGTTAGTGCTGATGTATCTGATCGTCCCGTTACGGCACTCGGCTCCAAGATGAGAGTCACCTGCCATATTAGGATCGACTTCGGCTGAACACGGAATGAAGATGAACGCATTCGAGTTCGTATTCGTATTTGACTGAGTCGTGATCGTGTATCCTCTTGAATCTGTAGTTCTGATGTAACCATCCCAGGATGTGAGCAAGGACATACATATGATGCTCTGCCACTCAATCGGGAGAGCGAAGAAGATACGCTTCTGGAGATAATCATTCAGGCTTGCATTCGGCCAGTTGTAACTTCCAAGTACCTTAGTGTATGGAAGAAGTTCATCTGCCATAAAGGTAAAGAGCGTTCTTGAAGCATCAGGCTTATAGTAATCTCTGAACTTAGCGACCCTGAACGGCATGGTTTCATGAGTCCAAGATGCGATATCCTTACATGCTGCGTCTCCCAGATCAGCCTTCCAAATCTTTGCCCAGTAGATTGTTCCAGTTGCATAACTCTCGTAGGAACCAGATGCATCTTTTGCACATCCAAATACCAGATCTCGTGCAACCGTAGTAGCCGTGGTGCTGTTGGCAATGGTCGTAGTGGAGACTGCGGTTCCACTCAGGTTTCCGCCGTAGACATAGAGATTGGTATCACCCTTCTTATGACGAAGGACAACGATGTCTCTGTATCCAGAGGTGAGCACACCGACAGTTGTACCGAACCAGTTGACACCGGCACTCGTAAGCTGAAGTCCAGTTCTCGTGAAGTCATCGTAGCAGGACATGACCGTACCAGAAGAATTCTGATTCATGAAGTACTCGACAGCAATAACGAAGTCCTCATCGAGATAGAGCGGATGAGAGTATGCGTTATGTTCCTCAACGGTTGCGGTATCCAGTCTGGAGTTAGAACCGTTCATGGTCATCGGAGTTGAGAACGGGATGTAGATATGACTCTCAACATCCTCATAATCAATATCCTGTCCAAGTCTGATCGACAGGCTGTCACCTATAGCAACAAAGTCATCAGAGTCGTTATCATTATTGTTATTCACAGTAATGGTGTTCTTATCTGCGAGTTTCTTCATTGCATAGATTTCAACCGGGGTCAGTTCACTGATGGACTTATACTTACCAGTGTTATCAGTGAAGGAGTTGATATTACCGCTAGAGACAAAGTTGAAGGAATCATATTGAGCCGTGATAACCTTGTCTCCAATAATCGTCTGCTCCGTATCGGAATATCCGCTGACGTAACCAGACTTATCCCATCCGGTAAAGATATAGAAAGCGTTCGCAGTTTCGCCGGCAGTATACTTCGGGATGATAGCCTGTTTCGCCTCAGCCTTGGAAGTATAATCTGTTCCGGTAACCGTCATTTCCATATCAGCGGAGTAGGCTCCGCTCTCTCCGATATACGGTACATAGGAACCATATGGACAGTTGGTAGTGCGCTGAAGAGTAGCACCGTTTCTGTCTACATAGGTTACGGTATAGGTTCTCGGAGTCTCGGTATAGGTAGCGGTGTAAACCGTATTACCAGTAACAACCGTGAGATTGCGATCCCATCCTGCATATGTGAAGACCGTGCTGATTGTAGAATCAAGCGTCGGAGTCACAGGATCGGTCGCCCTGGTTGTCGGATCTTCCGGTAGAGTATTAACATCGACGTACTGAAGGTCAAGAAGATCTTTATGACCAAGAGCATCCTCGGCGTTATAGAACTCAACCGTATACTGGCGGATCATGTTGGAATAGGTGATGATCAGGTTCGGCCATGCTTCCTGATACTTCGCAAGGTTACGCTCACGAATCGTATCCACAGACACATTACCAGTAACAACAGCACGAGGAGTTGAGTTGTGATTCTCATCAAGACCGGTCATGTTATAGAGCCGCTCAAGGACAGAGTCATCGGTGAGGGTCCAATTGATTCCAAGCAGTCTCACAGTTGCAAGCTTCGGACTGGAATTCACCATTGCCAGAGAATCAATTGACGGAGAGTTCTCAATTACGAGAGACATGATATTCTCATAACCGTCCATCGTGAAGTCGGTGAGATAGTTCAGGCTCTTAGCGGTAATAGATGTGATCGTTGCCGGGAGAGTCAGAGTCGTAAGCTTACCACCAGTCGGGAGAACCACACCGGTAATAGCGGAGCCATCAGCGAGTAACGAGGTCATATTGACGCAGGTTTCCACGTTAATAGATGTCGCAAGATTCGGCAGGTTCTGAAGGTTCAGCTGTTCGAGCAGCGGGTTGTTAGAAACACTAATGGCGGTGAAGTTCGTATTGCTGTATCCTTCCGCACCACTACCAACAAGAAGATCCCTAAGCTTAACGCCGCCGGCAAGGTTCACATAGCCGGGATAGAAAGCTGAGAGATCGCCAAGACTCTGAAGCATCGAGGCATTATAGCAATAGGTTTCGGTATCGTTAACTCTTGTTCCGGGCGGTGCAGAGATCTGATATGTCTGACCACGGAGAGCACGCTTCTGGACCTGAGCTGATCCATAGCGGACAACAATATAAGTATCTGCATATGGAGTAATGCTGAAGGTCGTTGACGGTTCAACACCAGCCCATTCCGACGGAGTATAAGTTCTGAGCGTAAGCACATCGGAAGTAGCAGCCGTACCGACATACTTTGAGGCAATGTACTTCTCTTGATACTTCTCGAACTGACGGCGCTGATGTTTCTTAGAACCATGCATCATTTCAAGATAAGCGGTCGTACTCGGCTTGTCTTCCGTCTCTTCGGTGATACCGCCTTCCTCATAAGGTCTGAGATACTTCCGCTGCATATCCATGATCCACAGTCTCTCAGGCTTAACATTCTGATAAGTCTCCATGTGGTTCAGGAATCTGTTTGCGCTCCAGGCTCCTGCATTCTCACGATCAAGATACATGGTCACCAGTTCGTTGCGGTAAAAGTTCTTGATCAGTTTCCAGATGTAAGAGTCAGCGGCATTGTAAACATCCTTCTGACCGATGGTGTCCGTATCCTCAAGGCCATAGCGGAGAGTAAGACCACCCTCGTTATCGTTACCTTCAGCCGTATCATTATCGTAATCGAAAGTACAGCTGAGAAGTTCGGTCGTAGGATCATAATGCCAGAAAGTATTCTTAGCACGGTTATCGATCATCAGGTGACGTTCGGTAAACAGATAGGTAAAGCAAAGGTTGTCTGCCTGGAAGTGTTTCTCGAACTCGGTCTTGAAGGTGCTCATGTAGTTATCACGGGCGGTGGTAGCTGCCGTAATATCCTCTGGAGTTGTAGCCGCTTCAATCGCCGCATCAAGAGTAGCGAGCTGACCAATTACGTCAGCCTTATACTGATTAACCACCCAAGTAAGATGAGTCTGCCATATAGCCTTAGCGGCATCGTTCATAGCAACATCATCTTCATCCTTGATGTATCTTAGTTCAAATGATCCCTTACCATCCCAGGTCTCAGTCGATAGATCATCAGACAGCCAACGGCACTGAGGGTTGATGTTGTTGCTGATCTCCATGATGAACTCATCAGGATCATCAGTCATACCCATAGCACCGTTATTCTTCTTAGAGTTACCGAAGTCACCACATCCATAGAAGTGCCAGTCGGTATCCGGGAAAACACGGTGAGTAGAGGTATCAGGATCGCTCTCCTTAATAAAGACAACGCACGGATGGAATTCCATGGTGTCTCTTACCTTTGGATTTGCTTCTCTTGCAGGTCTGATATACGGGTTAAAGGTATTGTACTCGTCTGCGATGACGGCATTGTTTGCGCTCTCAGAAGACGCGACATTCAACTTAATATTGAAGTAAGCTTCCTCAACTGAGTTATCAGTCATAGCATACTTTGCATGGAGAGAACCGTCACCATATATGAATCCAGTTCCGGCTTCTTCGTTGTAAGCTTTACGGAAGTCAATATCGATGTTACGAGCGGAGTCACCATAATAGTTCGAGGATGTACCCTGTCCCTTATGGATACCGTTGGTCGCAGTCCAGTTATCCTCAACAGCACGACCGTTCTTGTAAATATGCTGAACGGTTGTATTCTTAACTTTATTATCCTTATCGTTCGTGAACTGCGGAGCTTCGATTTTAATGATTCTCAGATCAGGACATTTCTCGGCAAGCAGATCAGGATCAAGCTGTGCGGCGTCATTCAGAATATCATTGCGCTCATAGCGGTTGATCATGGTCTCGGCATTCTTAGCATCAGCAATGAAGTTTGTAAGAATTTCATCTTCTTCAAGATATGCTGAATAAGATTTCATCCTATATACCCAGACATCACAGTCGGCTGATCCAATCGTAATCGGGACAGTAGGTATCTGAGTGAAGCTGTCCGTAGTCTCATAGAGTTTCACTCGGCTCGGAATGGCGTCAATCCAAAGCACCATCTCCCTGAAGTGGGTAGACGGAAGGATATTAAACTCAAACTCCATGAAATTATCTTCACAATATGGTAGCTCAATCGAGTTCTGTTGAGAGTGAAGGGTAGCAGTCTGAGCATTCATCTCAAGTCCGATACCGTTAGACATGCACCTCAGAACCTGGGCGTCATAGTTACGAACGTTGTTAGTGCGGTAAATGAACTTGAAGTTCTTACCGGAAGCCTTTGCTTCATCTCCAAAGAGCGGGACATCAAAGCTTGCAGTTGTGCCGGCCTTAACGCAGAAGTAGGTATCTCCGTCAGAGTCAAGCTGATATCCACCATTTGCCCAGTCGAAGTTATCACTTACGGTCATGCTGTAAGTGCCATCGGTCCAGAGTCTGGTCGCACTTGAGTTGGACATACCGGATGGATTGAAATCGAATACCAGGTTGTCGGTAATCGGTTTAACATCAATACCGATATCCTCAATCGTGGCGGTGATGGATTTACTCGCAGTTCCAGTGCGGTTTGTGCAGCTGATCGTGAGAGTGCGAGTACCGATATCTCCAGTCTTGTAACTCCATGTCTGGGCAGTTCTATCAGCTGATACGGTAGACACTGCTTCATTATTAACGGAGAGAACGACAGTAGCCGGGTTGCTCAGAGGATCATAGACCAGATACTTGATAGCCGTGGTGTCATACTGCTTTGCGGTAAAGCTTGAAACAGAACAAGACACAATCGGGGTGGTACTGGACTCATCTACAAATACAATGCTCTTGTAGATATGGTTACTTGTGACAGCTTCATCATTGATCGTAGCGGTCATATACACATCAAGCAGATATGCACCATGAGGACGCTTCGCAATGGTGTAGTTCATCGCACGAGCAGTGGTCGTGGTAGTGGCAGTTCCAAGTTCGGTGCCATCAAGGACAAAGTGGATCGTCTTCTCAATAGCACCGTTTGGAGTGTATCTGAAAGTAACATCGCCATCATAAGTCTGGAACTCATCGAAAGCACTTGTGATGTTGAAGTTGATCAGGTTGACCGTCCATCTTCTCGTAGCAATACTACCTTCACTATCGGTAAATGACAGCGTGACAGTATTCGTTCCTACATTAAGATAAGGAAGGATATTGAAACTCTTGTTACCCTGAGTCAGATTGTTCTCAGTTGCGACAGTGGTACTTCCAACACGCCAGACAGCAGTACCGGTGATTGAGTTGGTATCGCCATCAGACATCTCAGAGTGGAAGTTATACCGGATTAGGACAGACTCAGCGTCGGTCTTAGCGGTTACAGTATCAGGCGTAATACGAGTGATCGTCAGCGTAGAGGCAGTTGACTGACCACCACCGCCACCACCCTGGATAATCACAGAGGTCTTGGGAAGCGCTTCTGGATCAGTTGGGTCTGCATTCTCCCAAAGCTTCAGCTCGTAAGTTGTGGTGTCATAGGTGATGTCGTATTCATTCTGTACATTTGCCGCCTGTTTAATCTCGGCAATATCACCTTCAACATCATCGAGTCTCGCCTCGGCATTACCCATATCTTCTTTGAGCGTAGCGATGTCTGACTGGGCGGTTGTCATTGAGTTTGACAGGCCGGAGATAGTGGCATCGTTTACCGCAAGAGTATGGAAGGATTCAGCGTCGATACTCACATTATCAAGCAGATCATCAACCTGAGTCTTAGTGTAGTAATCGGACTGAAGTGTGCTTGGTAGATCGCTCACAGAACCGGAGAGAGCATCAAGATCATTCCTGAGACTGGTGAGCGCCGGCTGTACCGTATTAGTATTATATGCGGCAATCTTAGAGTCGGTTGTTGTGTTAATCGAGGTAACAAAATCAGACTGCCATACCGCACTTGGAATAAACTCCATATCCACGGAGTCAAGCAGAGTCTCCCTATCATAAAAAGACAGGGTGGCAATCTTCGTTACGCTATCAACATCATAGTGAACGCTAAGATTTCCAAGGGTATCAATGTTATCTACCGTAGCAAGGACATATTCAGGGTCTTCTGGATCTTTGCTGCTGTCATAGATCGTAAGGATATTATTCTCAAATTCAGCGCCAAGATTGGACAGGCTGTTGAAGTCGGAGAACATGGTGTCGATTTCCGCTTTGGTATAGGAATCAATCGAAGCGGCGGCATCTCGTGCGCTTGAGGCAGCAGATTCAGCAGAGTTCGCATAGGTCTCCGCCTGAGATACAATCGCACTTAGTCTGGTCTCGCAGTTCGCAATCCAATCCTCATAGTTAACCGGCTCAGGTACACCATTACCAGACAGAGACTGTTCAACGGTGAGTGATGTATTCGGGCGGGTTCTCCACAGGTAGGAAGTACCGGCAGGAGTCGTACCGTAAGCACGGATTTCAAATGAAAGAGTGCCGGCGATTGCAGTTGCGTTTGCATCGACTAGCCATCCGAATCTAATGTAGTGTTCGCTAACCTCAACATTCACAGGAGCAACATAGTAATCATCCTTCTGAGCATTGACGTAATGAATCTCGATTGTCTTAGCGGAGAGGTCAATGTTGTCATAGTAACGTGGCATCACAAACACCATGTACTGGCTGTTTGTTTCCTGAGTTAGATGAGGCTGATCGCTTGCAAGAGTAATATTCTTTGTGTCAGATACAGTTGAATAGCTTGCGTCCTCGTAGCTTGCAAAGTATTCATTGTTATATCCAGATACTGGAGTAAAGGTTTCATTCTCCAGTGCGCTCTTCACATTCGTCGCCGTTAAGGTGGTCGAGGAAGTAGCGCCAAATGAAATAGCCATTTCTCGCCTCCTTAATTGTGAACTTTGATGATGATCGGAATGTTCACATCACTGGTGATCTTGCCATAAGCATTTAACGTAATTGAATTAGCAGACTGTGTCGCACTTAACACCATAGCTTTGCTCCATGCTTTTGCCTGGGCTTCGGTTGCAGTCGGATCGAGACTGACATCAATGTTGTCATCTTCGGTAATGCCTGGGATAGAAATTAAATAAGTATGAGGCATTGTTCCACCCCATACTCCAGGTCGAAGCATATTCGTAAGTCCGGTGCCAGCAGAAGAGTTTACAGGAACCGTCGTTCCCCTAACTATGGACATGATCTTACTGATCGTATATCCATTTGTTGTTGGAGAATTCTCAGAGTTATCATCGTCAAAGCCAACGGTGTGAGCGGCGATATCTCTAATCATAGCTTGGACATCATTCAGATAATAACGCTGAGTCGCAATGATGGCATCACGCATCCAGTTATACTTCTCTGCATTAAAGATGGAATCAGCAAGCCTTGGATTTGATTCAAGCAGTTCTGCCGCTCTGGCAGTATTACCGGACGAGATTGCTGAACTGTACTGATTTGCCGCAGTGAGCAGTGCATAGTCCGCAGTAACATCCGTCATCAGACCATGACTGCTTACATCATCTGTTGCCTATGGGAAGAGAGTATGAGTTAAATCAGAATATTGTGTAGGCATTAATTACTCCCTTTTACATATTCAAAGTCTTCAAGGAATCTATACATACTCATGGTCATAGTCCCGTCAAGGGTAGACCACGAGAGATTGGTTATTATATATTGGTTGGTTTCACCGGTAAGCTTCGAGGTGTATTCAACTTTTTGATTTACTTCGAGCCACGGGACAATCACCATGGTGAGATTGATCGTGTCTTTCATAGCACAGGTCTTATACGTTTCGTATTCAGCCTGGTTGTAGCAGAGGTCATCGGAGAAAAGAGTTTCCTTCACAATCCGGTGAACATTCTTCTTAATGTTGACCACCGAAAACGGACAGTCCGGGTTTGTCTCTTCGTAATACCCATAAGCTTGGGTTTGACCGTTGAGATATACGCCCTGTTGGTCGAGACTGTTGCCAACATTCTGACGGTATGTAAAGACACAAATCTTGCCAGTGGTCGAAGCAGCAATCGCATTTGCCGGGAGAATTTCACCACCACTATCAACTATTTGAAGCTTGGTAAGTTTCCGCCCAGTTGTTGAATCTACGATCTGGAGATATGGTGCTATACTATTTGTATGAAATACCCTAAACCCTATCTTGTCGCCTTGTACAAAATAGGAGAGTGGTGATGTCATATCGGTTACACCATTTTTGGCTATAAGCGGAAGGCTGATAGTGTATGTATTAGTCGAGCTGTCATAGGTCGATGTATCAACATACCGATCCTGAGTAGTCAAAGAGAATGTCTTGCCCCAAACTTCAGTGGCATTGTATATACCGGCGAAACTGTTGCTTGTGCTCTCAGTAATATAAATGTCGTTGATGATTTCGTCGTTGATTGCGACCTCTTCATTATACCCAGTCGGGATTTTACGCCAGATAAACTTACCGTTGATATCAAAGAAGTATTCCCAGCTCGGATACAAATCTCTTAGCGAGTTCCATACGGTCGTATATACAACCTCTCCGCTAAAATCCAGATCATATGGAATAGTGTCTCGCCCATCGGGATAGTAGCCGACTTCATAATCGTATATGCCGGCATGTTCAACGAGAGCGATTATTGAGTCACGTATCTTTGTATACGATTTGACAACCCGTGTCCCATCAGAATTGGTAAGCGGGTTTCCACTCGAATCAAGTTCATATTCTGCTACAGCTGGGATTTTAAACCCGGCAGCACTCTCGCCGGTAATATCATCATACTTCGTCTGATTGATGAGACCATTCTTAGTACCATCATAGTTACACATCATGTCAGCACAGGTCAGTGAGAGATTACACTCAGTCGCACTGAACGTATAGTTAGCTGTGACATATGTAAATGTGCCAATCAGCCACCAGATAATTTCTTTCGTACGGAACGAGTATATTCCATAATAAGCGCGGACGTATTTATCGATCCAAATCTTACTATCCTTACCTACAAGATATTCAGACAGGATCGAATCCTTATGAACCTTCCTGGCGTGATCGCTTACAACAAGATTGCAAGTATAGTTTCTCCGCTGAATTGAATTGGAGTCGGTTGAGAAATTATCGGACACAAGATTCCCTGTCAGGCTGTCAACAACAACCCATGGATCAATTGTCATATCTACATAGTAGTAGATAATCTCTACACTCCAATCCTCATACATGCTATGAAACATAACGGCGTTGTTGCTTACCGTGAACGTACTATATGTAGCCTTATCTCCAAGACTTAATTCCACCGTGCGAACGATATTCTCTTCATCATCAAGTTTGTGAACACGACATATAATCTTTTTGGATACAAGTATCCTAAAAATTGTAAATATTTTCCCGTTTGTAATTCGCTTGGTCTCAATGTATGTACTCGTTGGATCTTTGTATTCAAGCAGTTCAACCTTTACATACACATCTTTTACGGTTTGCTTTATCGCACGAATCTCATCTTGACTTGGAATATATGGCATTGTTAACCTCCATGTCTTCCGATATCCGTATTAATAAACCCATAATCGTAAAGGTCACCACAGTCATTAGGATCGCCGACTTCAACCCACTCCCAGGATTGCCCGATGTTCTCATAGTGTTGTCCGTTGTTTCTCGTAATGTTTCCGACAACAGCGGCCATATACATATCGCCGTCAATCGTCTTAAGTATCTTCGGATACCCATCTGTCAGGAACGCATCAAGATTGTTCCTCATGATAGCCGGCTGATTCGGATTCCAGAATCCTACTGTAACCTCAGTCTCCTTGTCCTTCTCGTCTCTTTCGATATAGGTATAGGTATCTCTATATGCAGCAACAGGTAGCATCGCATCATCATGTGGCATGAATGTCACGCTAAAGTTCCCGCTGTAATACTTGGATGACCCGTTGTTGATTACATATGGATACTTCGAGCCTGGAGATACCACAGTATTAGACTGACGGTTCAGCTGTACCTGATGATTGATATTAAACATAGCCGGGAAGCGTGAGGCAACACCAGTATCATCACACTGACCAATGAGATAGTAGCAGTAGAACTTGGATTTCACCTCAGCTAATACCGGCTCACTTTCCCTACCATTGATAATGGCGGTATAGGCATATTCAATTTCTGTATTGTTCGGTTCCAGATAGTCATCGAATTTGATGTTCAGCGCAGACACATCACTTGTATCTTTCTCGCTGACATCTTCCTCATAGATGGTCTTCCAGTCGAATGTTCCTTTGATACGCTTCTTAAGGATGATAGAGGACGCATTTCTAAAATTGACGTTACCTGCATCCAAACTGCCATTATTAAATAAAGCGTGAAGAATAATCTGGAAGTCCCAGTTATTGGGCAGTACCCAGTTGAAATCGTACAGTAGGTTAGAAGAAACATACAGATCATCGATGGTGGTGTTTTGGACTTTGATCACATCAAATGTGTCAGCCTCATTCAACCCACTGTACATCTAATTAAGACCGCCACATAGTAAAGTTCCTACAAACATTATCCAACATCCTCACTAGTTGAAGCCGCATAGGATTCTTTTGGCGTAGTAAGATTGAAGCCGTTGTAAGCTTTCACATCATATCGCCCAAGGTCGTTACGAACGATAACGACACCAACTCTTTCACCCGCTGCAACTTGTGTTATAGCATTACTGACATATACATCATGAAGTGGACCATCAACAATCAGTTCGAAACAAGCCTGACTTCCAGGCTGATACGACCATGCATTAGGATCACCGACTGCCCATGTAGCCGGTCCCTCATACCATGTTTCGTTTTCCGGGTCATAGTCAAGGACGATAACATCCCCCCAACCATCATTATAGGTTGACCATCCATAATGATAGCCGCCATGTTCTGTGTCTGGGTAGCGGACGATAACCGTTGACCCATTAGCCGGGACTGCAACTTTCTGCCAATCCAGAGAGAACTTCCCAGGACGATAATACAGATTCGCATCATGAGCGCCTGTCGTACTGCGATAGGTAATCAGCGGAACATTCGGCTTGGGATCAATGAAGAGGAGAGTATTGGAGAAAGTTCCAAGTTGGAATCCTTCATCAATGACCATGTAATAATCGTCCGGTAGGATCAGGGCGTGATTGCCGGTAGTGACTGTATTAGTATCTGGATTAATGTAGTCACCGTTAAGAAGCAGTCCTCTTTCCTCTAGCTCCTTTTCTGGAACCTCAACGTCTTCAGGCTCTTCTTTGTGATAGACCTTACATACCGCAGAGATAATATCAGACTTGATATATATCCTTCCGTCTTCCGGGACATTCTCAGCCTTAAGCATGGAGAAGATCGACTTGGAAGCATAGTTGGATGATATCTCAATATAGCCGGTATCAACTTCAATCCCGTTTTGAGTTCGACCTTCAGCCCGGATGTAGTAGTTACCACGGTCTCCAAAGCCTGAGAACTGATAGGAAAGGTTAGAGGAAACAACTCCTCCGCTTTCTGTGTATGTGGGATTGTATATGATACCTGAAGTAGACAGCTGAATTCTGTCGGAAGAATACAGTGTCATCTGCCATGAGGTTAGTCTCTCTCCATTGTTCTGGGAGTATGCGACATTAAAGTTGAACGAATAAGCATTCAGATAATAGACACCGTTCGTTTCTTTAGCGCCAGTCCCAACCCAGTCAAATTCAAACCTAGGGGTCTCACGACATAAGAATGAAATACCGGTATCTGCATTATCATTGGTTCTGTTGCTTGCGTCTGTGATTGTAATGTAAGCTGTATATGTCTTACCATTCGTAAGTTCGTTGCCGGGTATTGCGATCTGCTTCAGGTTAGTACGGACGGAATGACTATGTGCGGTTTCACCATTCTCATCTTTGATAGTGATGGCAACCTGGGTCTGAATTCCGTTCCAACCATAATGAACGACTGTACCCTTCGTAGCATCGAATGGAGTTATAGGGTAAATAGAAGCTTGCATTTTAGCTCACTTTCATAACAACAAATAGTTCAGACTCATCGTTACGTGGGAGACACACTCGGACAATATCACCTTCAGATAGGGTGATAGAAGATTGAGCGGTGTGTTGACCGCCGTTATATTCGACGGTGTATTTACTTCGCCCAATCTTTTCTATCACAGTGGCGGTATAGGTTCGGTCATACTCGCCTTCAGTGTTCAAAGCTTTACGGATTGTCTCAGTGATGGTCTCGGCTATTTGTTGGATAAGTTCTGTATTAGAGATCAACGGATTCGTCCTCGGCTCCAGCGTCAGCTTCAGCCTTTGCCTGCTCCTCGGCCTTTGCCTGCTCCTCGGCCTCACGCTGTGCCTGAGCCTCTGCATCCATTTCCTGCTGAATCGCATTGGAGTACATACGCTCAAGTTCCCCAAGGACATCCTTGAAGATGTAGTACATAGCGCCGAACTCAAGGCCGCTTGATCTCATGGTGTACATCAGGTTATTTCTAAAAGCTTCGTAGTTCTTATTCATTCCTTTTTCTCCTTAAGTTATACATGTATTAGTAATGTTAATATTAGTAACGCCGCTGTTGACCTTATAGTCTGTTGAGGTCGAAGTCTAATACGAAGGCAAACCCGTCCTCGTCATATACGGAAGAGAGCAACAGCAGATACCACTTGCATTTGGGTTGTTCTTTGGATTATTAAAACAGTGTTCGCAGACACTGGGATCGTATGAAATGTTCGTTGAAATATCCATTTTATTCCTCGAAATATTTACATGCCGGTGAATCATAGGTGGTAGGATCGTGTTCATGTTCACAGCATTCAACGCCGACATCGGAGTACCAATAGCATTTTCCACATGTGTGTCGCTTCAGCTTTTGAATTGTCAGACAGGCCGCATTACAATAGCTGTAGCCACACGGACAATTGTCTCCGTATTCGCATTCGTTACATTTAATCAATTCCTTTTTCTCCTAACCAACAAATAAACATTTGTTAGCAATAAAAGACCACCCATCCAATAAAGGACAGGTGGTATAATATAAAGACCTACCACACCACCAGAGCTCTCCTTGTATGTTTTAAAGGAGGTGATGTGTATGATCGATTATGCTTTTCTTGGCGTGATACTTATGTAGTTACAGCTACTTGTATCTGTTCTCGATTACTTAAAAGATTAATTCACGTTAGTTCTGTGTTGACGCCGTTCCTTTGTCTCTTGCAATATAGGAAGTTATTGCCGGGGTGTGGTAGGTTTGATTGGGTAGTTTACCGTCTTGCCCAGGACTGGCCGCCCGATATGTGCGGCAGAGGTTGCCAATGCGAAAAGCATCAGCTATAATGTCAAAGGGTGTCACCAAAACGGTAGGCGGTTAGCTCTGATTAGGACTCTTCGGAGGCCAGAAAGGAGCTGCGTATGATTGAAGTGTGTGAACTTATGTTCGTACTGCTTATCCTCGTAGCCTTGAAAGAGGTTATTGAGACCATACAAAAATGACCGCCTCGGCCTGCAAAACTGAGCGGTCATTCTTTAGGAATGAAACTTTGTGACTAGGGCTAACCGCTTGCTTCACGGTGACACCTTTTTCATTTATATTATAGTGTGACAGTGGAAGATTGTCAACGCCTGAAGATCTTTGAGAAGACCTGGTTCATCGCCGGCTGGAATTGCACAGCCAGAGATTCCGCAAAGTCTTGACCATTGGTTACAGATGGAAGACTAATATCTCCGAAGGACATCTGGATGACAGCTCCGGTTCCTGATCCTCCAAGAGCAAGAGCCTGACGCATGTTATCGAGCATGGTGGATTGCTGACGAGGATTGATGACTCCTTCACCGAGATGGAGAATGGCGGGGAATTCATCGGGATCGAGTTTGCGAAGACCGAGTGCTTGGATGGCTTTGAACCGATCAGATGGAGTTAAACTTCCAATAGCTCCTTTTTCAAGGCCATCAGAATAATGTCCAACATCATTATAACTGGCGTCTCCACGATAATCTTCAGGGTCTCGTGATGAACTTTCAAAAACAGTCCCTGGTCCCCTTTCATCATCGTCATCATCAATATGGTCGGAGATATTCTTCACATAGTCGCCGATGAAGTCAATCTTCCTATATTGTTCATAAAGCTGTTTGTATGTTGTATCGTACCAAACTTTAAAGTTATCCCATTTTCCAATGAGAGCATTGACCTTATTCCGGTTATCAGTCGCAACCTTAAGGTTTTCTCCGAACAGTTCGATCTGGCTTCCACGTTGTTCTACGGCTCCCTTTAATGCAGCACCGAGAGTGGAGTAATCACCGAGTGAGAGAGTGTTCTCAAGCCGCTCTTGTCCGGTAATGATTCCATCTTTGACAAAGCTCATAAGCGTGGACACTTTAGCGAAGAGTTGCTCTGACGTAATCCGGTCAGCCTGGAAATCTTCAACGAGTCTGGTCAGCTAATCTGTGATCAGATTGTTAGCATCGATTTGACGCTGGGTATCACGCATCTGTACAGAGTTCTGTTCGTAACTAGCACGAGTTCCCTGATAGATAGCTTCATCTGCGTAGTTACCGTTTGCGTCCTTGCCGGCGAGCACCAGTTCTTTCCAGTTAGTAACTCCAAACATATCCTTAAAGAACTGAGAGGTTATCTCTTCGTTACGATTACGCTCAGTATCTGGCATGATGGTTTCCCATCTTTCCTTCTTGAGGTCTTCGAGAGCTTTAACCTGATCGTCGGTTGACTTACGAGATTTCTCAAGAGAGTCGTTCAGTTCGTCGATCTTATCTTGGAGTTCTCCGGTAAGCTTATTGTAAACCGCATCATCATAACCTTGTTGGGCGTCCCTGATTGCCGATTCATCGGCTGCGTATTCGACACGACCATTACGGATGACCTGGACTGTCTTTTGCTCACGAGCTTTTTCCAGTTCGTATAAAGCCTGTTCGACTGCCAATTCACGATCACGGGCATCATTTGCTTTCTGCAATGTATCCAGCTGATCTTGTAGTGGTTCGATCTGCTTTTGTATTGACTCTTCAAGTTTGGTATATTCGTCTTCAAGCTTTTCTTGCTCTTTGGTAATCAGTTCGATAACGGTGTTGATCGCCGTCTCATGCTCGGACTGAACCGTCTGTAGGTCGGAGAGAGTACCATCAAGATATGTGGTCATCTCAGCGATCTTATCAATCGGAAGAGTAAGCAGTTGCTTATTCAACTCGATCATCTTTTCGACCAGAGACTCAACAGAATCACGAGCACTCTGAATCTCGTCACTTACCTCAGAAAATTTGTTCTATCCGAGATCATAATTTTCGAGCAAATCCTGGTAATCTTCCAGCTGCTTCATTAATCCGAGTTCATCATCAGCAATCTGATCATAAGCTGTGGTCCATGATGTCATGATCTGCTCGGCAGTCTGGGCAATACCCTTGGCATCATTTACGGATAACCAGTTCTCAAGAGTTTGTCCGAGATTCTGGATTAAACCGAGGAAGCGGGAGATGTTCTCAACCGGCATTCTCAGAATGGTATCATTCCATTCGGCCTGTTGTTTTACACAATCCCGGATGCTCTGTTCACAGTCAGCGATCTGAGACTTGCAGTCATACCAGGCTTGCTCACCTTCATCGAGAGTACCAAGCTGCTCCTTAAGAACGCTCAGCTGTTTCTCGTAGTTAGAGACCTGCTCTTGAGAGATTCCAATCAACCGCTGATAATCAGCTTCCTGCACGACCTCACCAAGGATTTCCTTCATATCAAGATCATGCTGAGCTTCGTTCATACGGGATTCAATGGCGACCATCTCAGCCTTGACAATGTTCAGACGCATTTCATATTCTTTCTGAACATCCTCGTTAAGCTTCGTCTGCCATTCACGCATGGACTTCAGTGATTCTTTCTGATGGTCATAGGCTGTCTGACCACGCTCAAGCAGTTCGACCTTATCCTTTTCGGCTTGGTTATTGGAATCATATGTGATCATCCGCTCCCATTCTTCGGGATCGAGATTACCATACATGATATCCTGGATATACTTTTCGCCACGACCGTCTTCCTTAAAGGCTTCTTCGATCTTTTTCTTATATTCTTCCCATTCGGTACTATAAGAATTAGCGGCGTGTTCGTAGGCTTCAATCAGTTTCTTGTCTGATTCCTGAAGCTGTTTGATGAATGTAAGCTGACCGGTTCCATTCTCATCAAGAGTTTTGCTGTTGACTTTCTCTTTGGCTTTCTCAACGTCACCAAGAGCAGACTTGTATTCTCTTGCGGCTTCAATGAGATCACCATAATTCTCGGCTTCAACCTTTGCGAATGTATCACCGGCAGGCAATACATATCCTGGGGTATCGTCGATCATCTGGTTCATCTCATCGTTGACTTGTTGGACTTCATCGAGAGTGGCGATAAAGTTTTTGAAGTCGTCAGTCTTTGTATCAACGCCGAGACTGGTGAGTTTAGTTTCTGCTTCGTTCAGGCTATCAGATGCAGATGTAAATTCGGCGAGATTATCCTGGGCATCTTGGAGGATGACGTACTGATTGTCTACCTTTTCACGGAGTTCATCATTTTGCTCTTGCATGATCTGAAGAGCACGGTTGACGTAGTCGAATTCTTTGTCGGTTTTGGACGGTTCTTTGTTCCCGCCACCACCGCCAGAGCCACCGCCACTACCAGATCCACCGCTACCTTTAAAGCGTATGTTTTCTCTGGCTTGTCGAATATCTTCAAGCGCTTTTTTAGTTTCATATTCTCTCTAAGCTTTCTGATATTCTTGGTTGGCTTTTTGTGAATCTACGCCATTGTTCAGCATGGCGAAGTTCCCACCAGACGCCTACGATGCAGATGTAGTTCCACCGGCCATAGCGTTGTTTAATGCTATGATCTAAGAGGCAGCAACCCCAGCCATCTACGCAAGATCAGCAAGTGCATTACAATTATCAGATGTGTCGATATGCTATCCGTTAAGAGCCCACTGTTCAAGGATGAGCCGTGCAATTGCCGCCTGATCTTCTTCGGCATAACCAGCCTATTTTAAAAAGGCTGTCGCTTCTTCAAGTGTAGCAGTTGCGCTTTCGCCGCTTACATTAGCGAGATCAACACCTTTTTGTGCCAGGAGATCCTCACTAAATGCATCGTATTCAGCCGCCGCAGCTTTACGATTTAATGCATCATTAACAACATCTGCCGCATTTGCTACACCATTATCGCTCAACATACCAATAACAAGATCTTTGTTATTCTCATTGAGCATTTGCATACAATCAGAATTGTAAACATACGAACTCGCAAGAGTATCAAATGCATCTTGTACAGCTTTCGTATCGTTAGGTGTGGAACTTAAAATCTGATGAAAATTATCCCATGCTTTTTGGAATTCACCAGTTTCATCTTTAATGTCGCCAAAGGATTCTTTGAAATCCTTGGTATCAATAGTGTTCCATTTTACTTCGCCATCTTTTTTAAGCTTGTCATAAACATCGCCTAGTTTTGTGAGATGCTTGGCAACGTCGGAAAGATCCATGCCACTGAGTTCTTTCTCTGTGGTCTTTGCTGTGCTTTCGGCTTCTCTGGCCATTAGCTTTAAAGCGACGTTTACCTTTTGCCCGTCATTCGGAACATCTTTGCCAATTTTATTCCAAGCTCTGGTAAAAGCACTTTGGAAATTTTTTACATCCTTTACAGCTGCGATTAGGTTTTTATCGACATCGTTAATTGCCCCAGGGGCTTTCTTTTCGATAAAATCTTTTAAAGCGCCAGTAGTATTTGTATCTAATACACCTTGTTCAACAGCGATAGCATTCCCAGTTTGTACGGATGATATTCCGTTTTGTGAAAGCGTCCTGGCGTAATTACTATAAGCTGAATTTGCGATAGCGTCATATTGGGAATCGTCCCAATGATCTAATTCTTCTTGAGTTACAGCATGACCAATCGCAGCAGATATTGCATCAATCTGTTTCTGTATTTCGTCACGCAGTCCATCTTTATTGGCTTTAAAGTTTACCTCGAATGTCCACTTGTCCGCCTCTGCCTTTAAATCTGGATACAGACTCAGGAACTGCTGTCGTATGCCATAACTAATTGATTTATCGTCGGCTATCTGTTTAACTGCGGCAGAATATGCTTCATAGACTTCGTGCTGTAACTCCGCTGTATCCGCTTTGAGATACTTACCATAAAGGTCAGATAGGTCTGAATACCTATCGTTAAGATCCTTTCTCTAACGGATCTGATGAAGCATCTCCTGTTCATAAAGATCACGATTGCTCTATGCTGTATCCCTAGCCGGCTTACTCAACTGCGTTATATACTTTGATATATAATCGTATCTATCTTGACTGATTCCACCGTTTGATGAATCACGCAGCATACTAGCCGTATCCATTAATTCATCATATAGCTTGACGAATTGATTGACGTTTCCAACAGCGGAAGATAAATCAGTCCAGTCATTTTGATCCGCATGTTTTTTGATAACGTCTTGGAATTCTTTCTCGGGTAATGCGTCGTTTATTGCGGACAGATTAACTTGATAATTCTCCATATTATCCATAAACTCTTCAAAAGCAGTCATGGTTGATGGAATTATCACGCCATCATCTGTCATAGTCGCATTCTTCATCTAACGTACTGTCGCCTTACGCCAGTCATCGTTCTCTTTATTAAAATCTTCAATAGCCTTTTGATGCTGTTGTTCTTTTAGCTTCTCAATGTTCTTGTCGAGAGCGTCATTCTGTCCGTTAATAGCATCAGTAATAGCTTTGATAGATTCGCCTTCGCCACCATATGCGGCAATCATCTCAGACTGAATCTTATAGAGCTCAGCCCGAGCGGTTGTGACATCTTCAATAGAAGACTTATTGTCTTCAATGATAGATTTCTGGGCGGCGATTCTTTCACCATATGAATCTATATCAGACTCAGTGCGCTTCATCTGAGCGCCGAATTCCCTGGCGGAATTATTCAGATTCTTGGTGTGGTTGATCCACTCGTCAATAAACGCCATGGCCTGTGTTGCAAGGAAGGAGATTGTTGCGGCAGCTAACATGTTGCCAATCGCAAGACCAACGGCTTTAAATGCATCAACACCTTTTTCTTTAAAGAGTTGGAGTAATCCACCAGACTCTTGAGCAGACTCACCAAGTTCTTTGATGGCTTCTTCCATACCGATGTCTTTTTTGCCCATCAGTTCAAGAACTTCCTTTTGAGCACTGTTAAACTCGGTCAAATGATCTATGTTTTCCTTCGTTAACAGATCATTGTCTTTCATGAACTGTATGCTAGATTTTTGATCATCGGAAAACATATCTGTCTAAAACAGATTAGTAGTACCACCCTTTGGATTACGGTTCTTATAAGCGTTGAGAATGCCACCTACAAGCAAAAACATGATACAATATCAAAGAACCATACATATAAGGAGGTTTATAATGGATGAAGCAAAATTAGTCTTTTGTAAAAGGTGCGGTAGTATGGCGTTAAAAGCTTTCGCAAAATCAGATCATTGCCCTGTGTGTCATCATGTATGGGATATATTTGAATACGATACTGTCGCATGGTTTAAACTTCCAAAAGACGAAAAAGATAAATATATCGAAGAACATATTATACACGATGGTGAAACAGAGTACTTTAAACAACTTAAAGCAATAGCAGATGCAAAAAATAAAAAAGAATGGGATGATGCTGAAGAACGAGTTAAAAAACTTACACAGCCTCAACCCACCCACATTCCCCATTGTCCCATCTGCGGTTCTACGGATTTAAAAAAGCTCTCCACCGTTGGGAAAGCTGCGAAGATAGGGATATTCGGTATCTTTGGAATGGGAGATGTAGGGAAGACGTATAAGTGTAATAACTGCGGAAGCAAGTTCTGACAAATACTCGGTTTGAAAGCGGCCAAATACTCGGATAATAATATGGCAGGAGATTAGTTCTCGTGCCCTTGTTTGAGTTCTCTATATCTTTTCATAGAATTTAACTTAGCCGTGTTCTACGACTTATCCTGTGTGACAATATACGCAATAAAATATTTGCATATCTTGCTAAAGATAATCAACATAAATCCGCATGAATGTTGATTACAAACAAACTCGGATTTGTTTGCAGGTTCCGATACCTGGATCATGTGTGTTACACATTCTTTGGACTATCCCTTTATGAAGTTCGCAATTCAAGCGGCTCCACACCGACATTATAGTCTCTGGACGTTCCATCATAAGATGGCTTCGCTGCTGATAATGCTCCGCATGTAAATGCTTTGCATGTCCCAGTCTTAAATCAATTTGCTATTGATAGAGCGGATGATCAGTCCGCTAGTTTCGTCGGGTTAACTACGCATAGCCTCGCTCATGTGCTCTGAAGATTTATGCTATAATGCCTCCTGTAACTGATAAGCGTTGCTTGGAAGGAGGTAAATGCTATTGAGATAGCTTCTATAGTCTGCGGCGTTTAATATCGTGTGCGGTATTATCGCCTGTGTTATTTATGATCTTCTTAAGTACTTTGTACTTGGATGATCCCTGTGAGCAGACCTAGTACCCGCTAGGTCTGTTTCTTATAGCATAAATCTTTAGAACGCATGAACTTGTTTCGTGTTACCACGCACTATGCCGGGGGCCTTGTAGGATTTCATCCATTTAGGATATGAGCTCTGATTGAGCTGACCTCCGCCTTTTGTAAATGTTGTACCGAGACCGATTGCTCCAGCAGCAGTTGGAAGGATACCGATCTTTTGAATGAGTGTGTCTAAAGCGTTTACCGCTCCAGTTACGCCACTAATAAAATCTTTAATCAGTTCGGTATTTAGCGCATCAGATGCGAGTTTCTGACTTGCGTTTGTAAGTTTTGTAAGCCTACCTTGTATTGTATTTAGCTTCGCCTCATTATTCCTAAGAGCGGTACCTTCGTCTTCGGCAATGGTTTTAAGGACCTCGTCAACCTGGGACCAGTTACTCAAAAGTGCTGACACGCCTTGTGCACGAGTCTTACCGGCTATAAGTTCAAGGAGTGCGGCTTGATCTACGTCTGACATATCCTTCCAGACTGCCGCAATACCTTTCATTATTTCATACGTGCTCTTTATCGTTTTACCATCAGAACCAAGGATATCAAAACCTTTTGTTAGAGCCTTGATCTGCGTCCTAAGCTTTGGCGTAGACTCAACAAGATTGTCGGTCTCTTCACCCATTTCTGCAAGCTCGGTCTTACTTGAACGGAGACGGAGAGAAAGAACTTTCAAACTTGAGCCGGCGACTTCTGCCGACTGAAGCACTTCGTTCATCGCCGTACCAAGAGCTACGGTTTCCTCGAATGAGTTACCACCCATAGCAAGAGCAGCAGAAGAGCGCTTAAGAATATTACCGATATCAGCAGCGGTTACCGCATAGTTATTGGATGTCGCAATAAGAGCATCGGTAACATCCATTGCTTGGTTAGCCTCGAAGTTGTATGCCTTAAGAATACTGACGAGATCTTCGGTTGCCTCAGAGTCACTAGTCATACCATCAGCGATATTTTTGTAGATAGCTGACGTCTTTGCAAGCTCCTCAGCTTCCTTAATGCTATAGCCAAGGTGTTCCCACTCCGTGGCAGCATTTATAATCGTTGCAGATGTAGTGCCAACAGTATCGGCAAGTTCGAACTATCTCTTTCTAAAGTCCTCAAGGGCAGAAGCGGAATCATTTGAAATACGTTTTAATTCTACAAATGCAGAATCAAGTTCTTTAACTACTGCAATACCTTGTTTTAAGATCCCCCAGAGTTGCATAACAGTTACCTGCGTAGACAGATAACCAATAAATGATCTCCACTTATTAGAGATTGTATCAACAAGTTCGCTAAAGAACTATCCAGTACTCCTTCCAGACTTAACAACACCACGCAGTGTATTATCTGTAGTGTTTAAAGAGGCATTTAATTTCTTGATTGCGCCATCAGCACCGGTAAATTCTGCGGTAAAATTTGATACTCCATTCTTTGTGCCAACACCAGTGAAGTTCTTTAAATCCCGTCCACCATTATCTTCTATATATTGCCGGAGGGCTTCCTTAATGCTGTCTTCACTCCCATTTGAAAGCTTCTGGACAAAAGCAAAATTCTTATTAAACTCACTAAGAATTTTATTATATGAAGTTATATCCCTTTCTCCAGACGCAGCCATGTTATTTACCGCATCTTTTACTTTATCAGAGACTAAAACGCCATCTTCCAGATCATCAAAGGCTAATTCAAGGCTGGCAAGCTTATCACGATAATCATCGAGCTTCTATGATTGATTTGGCGTCAATCCAACCGTTGCTTGTTTTGATAAGAGATCCGAAATCTTTGATTGTAAATCTTGATATTCAGATATTTTTGCAAGCCATTCTTTTTCTTCTGTGGCTTGTTCGTCTATCATGCCGGTACTGGCAAAAATACTATATGAATCTTTAGCGGATTTAGACGAGGTATTTGTGGCAAAAGCTCGACCAATATCCTGATCCATTTTCACAAGCTCATCCGCTTCATTTTTTCTCTCGGTTTTTGCCTGGGCAATTAGATTAACACGTTGCTGCTCAAGACGAACTCCGTTTTCAATTTCGGCATTAAGATACGCCTCTTCCTCGGCATTATTTAATTTCCTTTTAGCTTCAATAATGCCTACTGTATCAGCTTTTAGATTCTTGGCAAACGCCAACGTCTCCTCAAAATTCTTTGAAAAGTCATCCCAGTCATCGCCAGAATCGCCAAGCAGAGTACCCTGAACATATCGGTTCATATTCTTTTCAAGGTAGTCAAACTTTTTATAAGTTTCCGCAAGCTCTGCCTGTCTTTCTTGTTCAACTTTTGCGGCGGCGTCACGTTTCGCTTTTTCTTCTTTAGCTTGAGCTGCAATTCTTGCCTGTTCTGCTTGCTCCGCTTCAGCTTTGGCAAGTTCGCGTTCTGCTCTGACTTCTTCTTGAATCGCCTATGCGGCACGCCTTGACGCTGATTCCATCCTTTCGCGCTGTGCCATAAATGTTTCGTGGTCAACATGGTTCCTATCCATTCGATCACGAGCGGCGGCTCGTTCATTTAATAAAGTATTAAGCTTGGTGTTTTCCTTACTTGAGCGATTACTTTTGCGGCTCAACCGCTGATATTCTTCTTCTGTTTTAACAATAACATCAACGCCCTAAATAAACTGGTTTGTCTAATTGTTAAGGGCTTTGGCCGCAGATGCCACACGTTTTTCAAAATCGGACTATGAACTTTCTTTTGGACTGGACGCATTTTTGGTTTTAATATTACCGAGCTTTTGCGACGCCGTATCAACAGCTTCTCCAAATCGTATGACACTCTAAGTAACAGAAGAGACCGAGTCTTGCAAAGCAGAAAATGAATTACCATTCGCAGTGCTGTTATTTACAAGCTCGCCACCATTATTTAAAGAAAGATCTGGTGTGACTCTATCAGCCTTTCGAGATAGCTCATCTATTTTTTCTATTTCATCATCAAGCCAGTTTACAACACTATCACGTTCTGATCCGAACGCCTCAGTTTTGCTATGAATTGAGCTGATGACATCTTTTATCGCATTGTTTAATAAATTGACATCATCTATTTCAGCATCAAGAGAATGCGTATCTTCAGATTTTGCTACAGTATTTACCTGAGCATCATGATAACCAGTATCGTTATATACATTTTCGTTTTGAAATGTATTCAGTTCATCCTCTAAAACCTGGATACGCTAAGAGAGCCGTTCATTTTCTTCTCTTAAAGATCGTAATTCAGAATCAATCTTTTCTTTCTAAATATTATCAACGGCTTCTTGCATCTGATCAGTATCTTTTAACTGAAGTAATAAGTCCTTCCAAGAATCAAGATACTACTTTGCTGTATCAACATCTCTATTTGCTTTTATCCAGTCTGATTTTGCCCTTTCGGCATCTTTTTCAAAACCACTTAAGAACGAAGTGTTCTAATCGAAACCGTCTACGTTTTCACGAATAAGATCGCCAAGTGTCTCTCCACTCAGATTCCAATTTTCATTGTAGACCTTTGTTAATTCTGGAATTTCAATCTTATATTTATCAATTAGTTCAATCGCTCTTTTTAATCGCGCCAAACTATTATCTTCGCGATCAGCCAGATCTTCATAAAGCGCACTGTTCTAATCTAGGTCAGGACTATTCAGCCTTCGTTCAAGTTCTATATACGCATTAATCTCATCTCTGATAGAGTTTTCAATCTGAGCTTCGCTATGATCAATGCGAAGCTGGGCGTCCTCCCTAGCTTTTACCGCTTTTTCATACGCCTTCTGATCATATTCATACCCAACGCCTTCTTGTTTGCTTGCGCTTCTTGCAACAGCTCTATTAATATCAAGCAATATATTGGATAATTCATTTTTTTTGCTTTCTAATTCTGATTGCAACGACGTCTTATATGCAGTTGCAAAGGATTTTGCCATTGCGTCTGCATTTGCTTGCATATCACCCGAGAGCTTATACCCTGGAAATAATTGTTCAAAATTAAGCTCGCCCTCATCAGGCTTATACTTCATATTTCTCTGTGCAGAAAGTTCATGTAATCTGCGCAAAGCTTCTTCGTAAGCTTTTATATTTTGAACTAGCTGATGTAGATTTTTTGGATCTTTTAATTTGATCCCATCATCTGTAATATCAGCTAATTGCTTAATCATTTCGAGGCGCTTGTTTTTATAGTCTCTGATATCAACCATCTTAGTATAATCACTAAGATTTATTGGTTGATTCTTTTTGTTCGTGCCATATTTTCCGGTACGATTGAATTTCCACCGATCTTCAATGCTTTTTTGAAGTTCCTATCGAACATCCTACAGAGAGTTATCAATCTACCTTTGTAGATTACTAATCTACTTGTTTAGACTTTTCTTCTGTTCTGTGAACTCAATAGGTACCTCTAACTCTAGTTTTAATTCTTTTTGTAGATTGGACGTAAGCTTTTGAAACTACGATAATACTGTGTTTTCAATGCTCTTTGTAATGGCATCCATATCTAACATCTTGCTTTTAGATGAAAATTTAAGATCCGCCATATTTATTTAACCCACCTTACTTCTAATCCTTCAATGCCTTCTCTTATTCTTTTTATAAGTTCTCGATTATAATATAAAACAAGGCGCTCAGCCGCTTCATTTAGTATTTGATATGGCTTGCCAGAGAATGTTTTGTGTAATGGCCCATATGGTACTTTAAAACTATACTACTTCTCAGTAACAACCACATAACGCTTACCATCATCATCCTTTTTGAAATTTCCATCTTCGTCTTTTGCCCACTGTGGGAACTTTCTTTTTCCAGCTAACACCATTAAAAATACTTTGAATCGTCCATATCCCCTTTTGACAAAACCATTTCCATCATTATAATTTTTCTTTTGCCAAAATGAATAATATGGTAATAAATTCATATACTATGAGTTAAAATCATATGAGACTATATTTTCTTCATCAATAATAAAATTATTAGCTCTATAAAGATTAAAGCCTGGATGATGACCTGGAGTAGTATAGTGTCTGTCATAATATTTAGGAGTGTACGAAGCATAATATTCTGCTATCACTAGATCATAGATCTTTCGCCCATGCGCCTCAATCTCTTTTAATAAACTTTTATGTTCCCGTTTGTATATTATTTTCGCATTATGTAAATATGATTTAAGAACATCCTTTCCCCAATTAAGCTACTGCATATTAACCGGAACATTAAGTGATAGGTGTGTCTTTTTCCCCATAAATAACTCCGCATTCCTTATCATTAATAGCATCCATAATTAAATTAAATTCGGATATTTCTTCCTCACTTATAAAACCAAGCAATAGTGATATAACACCATTCGCCCTTAATAAATCATATTCAGAAAATAAGCGCTCTTGTTGAAAATTAATATTAATAGATGTATAGCTATCTATAATGAATAACAAAAACATAACATATGAAGCAATGCTTTTTGGAACGCTTGTAATACATTCTGTATTCTTTTTAATGCTTTGACATATATCTACTTTTTCCAGAAGTGGGACGTAACTTCTTTTAATCGTTGACTAAAGAAACTATTCTCGATTAGAATCTGTTTTATATATGCTATACTTATTTATAAACTCTGATGTACTCAAAATTACCTCCAATACTATATAATTCAATGATTAGAAAATATATTTTTATCAAGGCTGTAAAAGACCAATTTATATATGCTGATATTAAATGTGGTGGAAAAACTTTTAGATACGACTTGGGCAGCAACAGAATTACATTTCATAAAGAAAGCAAGGATTTACTTCCTCAATTCATATCTAAATACAATTGGGATATAAAAGTACCTCCACCGATTAATGAAATTGCCATTGGGTTAAAAAGGCGCATTAATAAAAATGTTAGTCCGCTAATGTTATGGATGTTAATGGACACGATTGAAGACGGAATGACTGGAACACAAGCGGCGAAACTTTGTTCATATTGCGGCAATTCCGAATATAAAGCCTTGGTAAAATATTTTGGAGAACCTGAAATTAGACAGAGCACAGGAGTCGATAAAAAAGTCGGTTTTGACTATATTGAAATTGATGCATTTATAAGTGTATTATTATCATATAGCAATCAAAAGAAAGTGGCGATACACTATCAAAAACAAATAATTATGGATGCATTAAAAATTATCAAAGATTCAAAAGAATTTCAATATTATAATATACCAATCAACTTTCTCAAAATAGACAAAATGACAATCAACAAAACCGGTATAATACACATGCTATTTTCTTTGATAAATATTTGAAATCGCAAATTGACGGAGTGATATTCTCCGTCAATTTGTTAAATCCGCACAAATCATTATTAAGAATCAATTTCATATTTAGACTGTACACTATCTATAATATCATTTATCAATCCACTATTAGCGGCCTTCTCTAAAGCGTCGTTCACTGAATTACCAATCACACCAATAATATCCTCAACTCTTTCTACAAACTTCTCCATCATCGCATAGTTTGATGTCATCCTTTCCCCAAGATCTACGCGTGTGTCCATATACACAATATCAAGTTCGTATTTTTCTCGGATCGAGAGTTCAGATTCAAGCTTATCAAACAATCCTCTCATCTGAAACTCATCATAAATCTTGTCAACAAGAGTCTTTCCATCTTTAATCCTATCAAACTGAATGTCAGTATATGCCTCGATCATATCGAGCATCTTAAACATTCTGAAAATAGAAGAGTGTGGATCATATCTATCGTCAAAGACACAGCTTGCCTTTGCAGCTCGCTCTGCCATATTATTCTTTTCCATAAACGGCACATATGTTCTCTTGATATGTGACCGAAGAAATGCGTCCTGTTCGTTCTCTTTTAGTGCATCGTATTCTTTAAGAAAAGCATTTAGTTTCATTTCCATTTCCTCCAAAAGAAATAGCTGCCCTGGTTTGACCCGAGAGCAGCCTGAATTAAAATATAAATCTAAAGTATATAGAGCCTTTGTTCATAACGATTGTGAAATCACCTCGGCCTATCACGTCCATACCGATAACACAATCAACATCTTTTAGCTTTGTTATTCCGAGAGCCTCGACCTCAACCGGTTTCCCAGTTGGATCTGGTTGTAGTACAATATCATATCTGTTTGCCTGTATAATCCCGTGCTTGGTATCAAGCGCAGACAGACCATTGGATGCCTTAGTAAAGAACGGCGTCAACTTGAAATACGTTTTTGGTGATCCGGTATCCCAACGGCATCTAAGCATTCGTTTAAACGTCGGACTATATACGTCCGAAATGATCTCGGTAGGTGGAGACGAATAAACTTGTGTAAGCATATGCACCCCTTTCTACCTATTATGATATCATAAATACCAGGCGGCTCCAATAAGGATTGCTTCAGCCTCATCGTCTGACACGTCAGAATTATAAATTTCTTTAACTTTATCGATGGCCATTCGCTTTAGCTCTTGGCGTTTAGCCTTGCTATCCTGAATACCATGTTTTGATCTCCATTGAGACGGTGCATAGCACAAATATGGAATATTCAACTCTATGCACTTCCCTATAATTGCACCAATTATTTTTGATAAAACAACAGTTGCGTGTATGTTTTCTCCAACAACCTCATCTTCAACAACAACAATATTCGCATGTTCATCAATAATTTTCTGATATATCTGCGATATCATACCGTCTAGTCGAGCTTTTGGCTTTTTACTTTTTGGTCTTTCACTAAGCACACCCTACTTAATAAGCTTGCCATGCTTAAATACTGCAAATCCAGTATCATATGAATTACAGTCAAAAGATATAAGTTTAAACTCCAACTGCAAACACCTCGTCTAAGTCATCGACGATGCAATCTACGATTCCAAGCTCAAGTTGTTCGTTAGCGCTTATATACCAATCCTTAGTCTTCTTACGATTGAATACCTTCGGATCAATCTTTGTCCTGTCAAGAATATACTCACGCATCTTTGCAATCTGGCTTTTATAAAAATTCTGGCTGGCTTCCATCTGCTCAAATGTTCCTTCCATTCCACCAGAACCAGAATGAATCATAGCATCAGAATGCTTTAACGCATAACGCTTATGCCCAGCAAGAAGCAGTAGTACACCAGCACTCATGGCCACGCCCATGTTAACTGTGATGATTGGCGTCTTGCTCATGGCACATGTGTCGATGAAGGTGTAGGTCACATCCAGATCCCCACCATAAGATAGAATCGGGAATACAATCGGAATTCGCTCCTCGACCGGCTTACCCATGTCTTCCATGTTAATTCTGATAATCTCCTTGATAAGAGACATAAGTGTTCCATCAATCTCGAAGTCAATAAAATAGACCCGCTCTTTAGCGAGCCTGTAATAGTTCAGCAGATCAGGGTCTGGGATTTGCATATTGGCTTCAGGTGGAAGAGCACCAACTTCAGTTACCGGGATTAGTCCAATATCATTCTTAATTTGCATTATTCCTTTTTACTCCTATTTACATTTCCTCAGCAATCTCTGCGATCTCAGAGCGATAGATGATCTGAAGTTCAACTTCGCCATAGCAGGACTTGCCTCTGAAAACTTTTGAAGCACGACGCATTCCATTATTAGCGCCGGCGTATTGTTCCGAGTCAACCTGTGCTTCGTAATCGCCATCAATGATACAACGTGAATCTGAGCCGATTCTTTGAAGCGCCAACTTCATTAAGCTTATATCAAGATTCTCAGCTTCCTCGATCAGGATACCGGCTTTCATGCCAGATGTATCAAAGCCACGAATATCAGAGAAGGGCAGTAACTGTAGTTTGCCATCCTCAATGTATCTGATAACACCCTGTTGATCCCCAAGCTTAGAGGAAAGGATATTACCAATCGTGCTGTCAAGAAGCTTATCATCCTTAGTGCCTGGGTAGAAACCCAACTTTGCACTATATGCCGTTGCCACAGGATTACAGAAGACGATGATCTTATCAATATCATGCTTCTCCAACATGGCAAACAGAGCAGCAAGCGCAAGCAGTGTTTTGCCAGTACCAGCATGGCCCTTGATCATTGTCAACTGATTTGTATAGATGCTATCAATTGCCATTCGCTGATACACATCTTTAGCCTTTATTGTGCCGAACTGCATTGTCTTCGGGATCTTTTCCTTCAGCGCGACAAAATCAAATCCATTCCACTTCCGTACATCAATTCCACCATTGACAACAACATACCCATTTTTCGGTACATCCCATTTGTTAAGATGTGGGTTGGAATAAAAATCGGCGAGTTCTTCATCTGTAAGATTTAGTTCGACAAAGCCACTATAATCTTCTTTGTCATCAACCACAAACTCTGCATTCAATTCGAACACATTAACGGCGGTAAGATAGCAATTAACATCCTCAGTAACAAATGTGACATCACCCAAAGATTTAGCACAAGCGATTATCATGTTATCTGGTGTCTCGTCAATACCATACGGCATCATCGGCTTGATGTAACGAACTACCTCATATTCACAGAGATGCGATCTGAGCAACCTGGATACGTTCTTGGCGGTATACTTCACATGAGGATCTTTGGCACGATTCTCTTTGATGTTGTCAAGTTCTTGAATTGTCACAGAAGAAATGGCAAACGGCTCACTGAAGACTTTATCTTGCAGGTGGAGCAGCGCACAGGTGTCATAAAATTTCAAGCGGTTACAACCTCTTTTCTATTGGATTCCCACTGCTTATATAACTCAGCGGTTTCATTCCGATCAAAGACCATAACTACCATATCTCTATCGGTCTTGAAATTTTTTGTGATATAAATATCTTTCGGCATAGCGTCATTCTCAAGATAGAACTACATCTGAGATGGGTTCACAACCCGGACGCATTTACTCGTGTCATATGTTGCATGAAACATACGTGAGTAGACTAGCTTTGGATTCATTTCCTTTTTATCCTCGTAAAAAAATTTGGCCAGAATTGTGTTTAATCCTGACCAAACACAATTCCTTTATTGCGGCGACGCTTCTTTGGCGTCTCAACAGCATCCTCGTCAGGAGCTGCGTCAGAGACTTCGATTGAAGTTTCGATATTTTCACTCGTAGTCTCAGCGACCTCATCGGTCTTAAAAATCTCATCAACAAATTTCTGAACAGATTCAAGATACCCTTTCTTAGGATACTGGCTCAGTCGTTCAGCTGCTTCTTCCTTCGTAAGCTGATTGCGTGTATACAGGATAACCGTCGTATAAATATCGTAGTGCTCGAAGGAATCAGAGTGTTTCTTCCATGATGGAGCAGAAGAACTTTCACAGGTGGTACATGTCTTGAACTTACCGCCGCAAACAGGACAGATCTTATATTTAGCCAATCGTCTGTCTCCTTTATGAGAAAGAGGAGGAGCCGAAGCTCCTCCTCATTTTTTATTACTCGTTGTAGTCGTCAGTATCAAGCACGTAGATCTTGTACAGAGACTTACCGGAAGTGCCGCAGTACGCAGGCATGACTCGATAGGTGAACGGATGAGTCTCAGATCTTGCGAAGCTCAGATCGAATGCGGAAGCCAGCTTAGCGTTCTCGCAGACGATAGCAAGCACGGTGACCATGTTATCATCGCAGACGTTTCTGCAAAGGACACGGACAACGATCTTGGAAGAGGTAGTGAACTTATCATCCAGAGACTCAAAGTACATACCAGAGGTGGCATTGAACTTGTAGTCAACATAGATGGAAGTACCATTCAGAGAGCTATCGAAGGTCAGTTCCTTACCGCTCAGAGAGAACTTAGCCTTCGCAGTAGCAGTGGCAGCAGCAGCCTCGGTGCTCTGCTCCATGTAGTCACCATTCGTACCATCGGAGTTACGAACATAGACATACTCGATTTCGCTACCAGTCGTGCCGACAGGAGTATGAGATAGGGTAGCCTTACCATCTGTAATGGTTAGCACCTCGATGATCTCCATACCGTTGATATCCTTGGTAAGGATGTTGTCATCGGCAGCAGACTGATAAGCAAGCAGCTCAAGGTTGGTGAAAGAAGAGTTGCCCTAGAACTCAGCGGACTTAGCGGACTCAAGAATAGCAATCGGAGAACCGGTAGCATCGGTGATCTCGTCTTCCTGAGTCGTCACGTTGATCTAGAAGTCCTGAACTTCAGGCAGCGTGAAACGACGAAGGCCGGTCTATCTGTCGTAGTCGGTAAGGTCGATAACACGGTCGATCATTAGATTCTTCAGAATCATTTTGTATTTCCTCCATGATTAGTTTTTGGGAATATCCCGGTAAATGTTTGCCTGGTCGAGTATTGCACGGTTCTTACTGTAGTCCGCAAAACCACAATAAAGACCGTTCATTACCGCCGCAGCAGTTTTTAACATCGGTAAACGGTTAACTGTATTAAAAAATTCATATAGCCCAACCTGTTTCAGTTCGTCCTTCCGATAGATCCCAGAAGTTACAAGCACTGAAAACATAGGCAGAAGAGCAGATTGGTACTCATCATCTTTGTGAAGTTCACGCTTCCGCTTATCATCTTCTATAAGAATATCACGGATAATTTTACTCTTAGTTTTCTCCGGTTTGGTCTTAATGTTGTGGAGCATACGAAGGTATGTAGCAATATTAAGATGAACCATCTTATCAATGATGAGACCACGCTCTTCATCAACAAGGAACAGATCCTCATCCTTCTTATATACATTCATCTTCGACAAATCCAAGTCGCCCAGAAGGACACTCGTCTGCTCTTGAGAAAGGTTCCGAGTCATATGAATAAAGTACTCAAAATCGCTAATCTTACAGTAATCAATCCCGCTTTCCCATAACAGCTATTTAGCGTCACTTGGGATTGATGTTAGGCAATGAACCATTGAATAGTATTCACGTTCGCCATAGTCGATAATCTGACCCATAGTGGGTTGATGTATCGTAATGTTTCCGACATGATAGTCGTAGCCGAAATAAAGCTTCAGCTCATCAATTTCCAGTTTTAATTTCTCTGCCATTACGGTTTGCCAGGATAATCAGACCTGACAATATTCTGCATGAATTTTCCATCTCGTATCCGGTTGTTAGGAGCATGAATCTCAAACCACATATCACGAGAAATAAACATCTAATCGGTCGATCCGCCTTTGTCATCAATTTGCCTACACTGACATCCGAAGATATTAGTGCCGGCAAACATGTCTGCGATAATCGCCCCAACCAGATCATGCCTTGGAATCCCGGTAAGAGTATCAATAGCCTCAGCCGGTGGTACGAGAATTAAAAAACGAAGATACTGGATTTTGATAGCATCAGGATTATAAGCGGCGTAAGTTGAGTGGATTGTGTCGTACATAATTGTGGTCCGATCAATATGCCTGGTATTCGGATCAATAATATACGGCAGGATATTTACACCAAAGTAATCAGCAGCGGTGGCATCCTTTCCCTCAAACTCAGTGTTGTTGAGAGCGTAGAGAAGTTCTTTACTATTTAGGAGAACATGTTTGATCTTCTCCTTATAGTTGATGTTTTCATGCTGAGTAATTTGTGTAAGATTGCGGAGGCGTTCAATCTCGTCTTTGTAAAATACTTTGCGTTCAGCAAGCGTCAAGCGATCACCTCCAGTTCGATAGTTGCGCTATCTTTACCATCAACGAGAACTTCCACACGAAGCGTCTCGCCAATGTGATCATAGCTTTCCATGTGAAGGGTGACTTTATTTCCATCGTAAGTAGGAGTTAGTTCGCCAGTGACATTTTGATCTCCGATGAAGCATTGCCATCCATAGGTATGTGCCTTATCTGTCAAGTCTACTCCATCCTCAATGATGGTGGCAGCAAGAGTTTTTGAATAAGGTCCAGAGCGGATGTTGTATTGCCCGGAGCTTGGCGTTAGTCTCACTACACGAGTAATTTCAGTCGTAGGCTCTTTGGATATGTTCTGCCGATTGTAGTCACAGTACCAAAAGCCATCGACAAACTTATCAGTTTCTGCATTAAAGCGATCCTGATAGAATGTCAGTTTGTAGATCCCGAACGGATGTACAGTCGATACTTTGGAACATTTCCAAACAATCGGTTCAGGCATATCATCACAAATAGCGAACCTAGTGTCGTAAAAAATAGTCTTTGTGTAACTGTTATTTGGGAGCCAACCAAGATCCTGGTTTTCTACAGTACTTGTAATATTGGCTCTCCACGTACCGCTATTGTACTAATTTTGGATACGTGCCACACCCCACATGCCATATGTCTTATCATCCTTCACCCATGTATAATAATAATTACACGGGAGAATTAGATAGTAGACATATGATTCGGAGTATGTCCGGTCACATATTAACCATTTGCGATAGATATTTCTATTATCGGGGATATCAATAAAAAGCCCCACGGGGAACTCTGCGTTCTTCCCGAACGATGTAGGGTAGTAATCGAGTGGCCAAGTGTTGGTTAATTTACGCTCAACGCTCGGTCGGAACATGATATGAGATTCGTTCTGGTCTTTCGCAAGTGATGCCTTAGCGGTCAGATTATATCTGATGTCGATCTTTGTCTTTGTGGTGTACTGCGAATAGCTCATACCCTAAGCAAGATCGGGCTGGTCATCATGGAAGTAGTCATATATATACGCTACCTTGTCAGAACCATTGCGTCCCCAGGTGGCTTCAAGAACCATGTCTGATTGCGATTCGTGCGCTTTTCCCTGAAACCCATTCATAAGTCGAGTTTGATTATCCAGAAGTGTGATCATTTTTCAACACCTCCAAACATCCTGTCGAGTATTGAATGAGAATCAAGTATCAGTCGCCGATAAGCCTCATGATCAAAGTCGGGATTAGCCGCTTCGATACGAGCCTACTCAATGTCGCTCATCAGACTGACAAGTTCAGGCGGACAGGCCAGTAGCTCGTTCAGGCCAGCTAACATCCGCTGAAGCTTATCAAAATAAATCGGTAGCTTTGGATCATCATTCTCCTTACCATAGAGTAGACGGTGAACTTCTTTGTGTAGAAATTCCAGTTCTTTCTCCAGTTGCTCAGGAGTAAATCCAGCTCCGTATTTATCCGTCAATATAACGGTTGTTGTAGGTTCCATAGTCCCTGATCAGTTTAGCGAAGCGAGCTTCCAAATCGCTAACCATTTCCTTTACCGCATTGATGTGATTTGCCTGTGAATAGTATGATACTTCAGACTATCCGAATACCTGGCTGACGTTCAGTGCCGAAGCATACTTAGGTTCAGCCCACTTAAGAGCCACACCGGTAGCAAGCACATCCTTCATGTAGCCCTTATCCACAGCATCAAAACCACTTGTCCGCTTAAGCTGGAATCTGAATCTTCCGATTTCATCATCAAGCTCAAAGTCTGACAGCAGTTTGAATACTCTGGGATTAACAGCTACGGAGTGGAGCCACTCAGACATCATATCTTTTGCTTGTTCCTCGACCATCTATGCGAGGTCATACGATTCTACCTTCGAGAAGAACGAGCTGTAAATCTCGTTGTACGTCAGCTGTAACATTACTCACCTCACTTGAAGGCAAGGGTGTACAGTTCCGTTCCGCAGATTTCGTCGATAGCCTTGATCTTCGCAATTGAATCAAGAGTACCCTTCTCGATCATGTCTGCGGCAGTATTGCAAATGACGGCTCTCATTGCCGGTGTAAGCCGATTAAGAGCCTTACTTAGGGAGTTAACGTCCAGATTGATAACCTTCTCTGCGTCACTCAGAGATATGATGTCATAACCGCTGTAAATTTTAGCGATATCCATCCATCTCGGCTGAGCAAGCAGTTCCTTATCCATAATCATGAAACAAGGGCGGTACATCAGTTCAGAGTGAGACTGCTTCATAGCGATCAGGTCTTCATAGGTTACATCAATGATGGCTCCGTTATCATCCCATTTGTACATGGTATTTGACTTCGGGCTGTTATAAAACATTTCGCCGCTCGTAAGAGACTGGCACGGAATCAGATCATACGGCTGATACTCCTTAACCTGGGGAACTTCCACAACAGGCGTCTCAATTGGAGCGGCAACTTTATCAGTAGCCGGTTTAGCCTTTCTTGGCATTTTCCTTTTTATCCTCCATAAAAGTAAAGGGGCGGTTATTCACCGCCCCGCTGTAATTAGACAATAGAAGTCCAGACACCGAACTTCCTACGAAGCAGAAGAGCAAAGCCCATCTTACGCTGATACTCGTAATCGTAGGTCATATCCATATGGACAGCCTGATCATTGATCTCGGTGATAACACCATCACCCTCATCGATCATAGCGACAAGCTTCATATCGGCGCTAACCGGGATGAACAGGATCTGATCGTCAGCAACAAGCTTCGTGGTCAGAGTCTTATCGGTGTAACCGTTCGGAATCTCAACCAGTCTGTAGCCTTGCCAAATGCCAAGCTTACCAGTCTGATTGCGCTCCTGCTGCATCTCGTTGGAAATCCACTGAGCCGGAGCAATCGCATACAGGTTAGCAAGAGCGGTCTTGGTACCCATGATCACGACTTCGCAACCCTGGTTCACAGCCTCAACCTCGCCGGCAAGAGCAATGACGTTAGCATAGGACAGAGATCCGGTATTGTGGAACTTAGCCTCGGTAGCCATCTTGGTAGTAGCTTGACCGATAGCGGAATAGGTGAAGTCAATAACAAACTTCACGAACGCCTCAGCAACCTTAGAGACAAGCTTGCTCCAGTCTTCTTGGTTGGTAAGAATTTTTTCGAACTCAGCATAAACCTTAACGCCATACCAAGCGGTCGTCGGAGTTACATGAGAACCAACGCCAAGGCGCTGTCTGCGTAGATCGTGATGATTCCCAGCAACCTTCTCGACAGAAAGGACAGTATCATCTTCTGTCGTAAATACGATGGAATCACCAAGCGCAGGATTTCTCTTCTCAACAAACTCGTTGAACCACGGATTCTCATTCCAACCGGTAGTGATGATCTGATCCAGAACCTCTTCCATAAGGTCGAAGCAAACCGGATCATTCTGCATTCTGCGGATAGCTCTACGCACTTCAGTTCTCGTATGCTTCTTGCCGACTTCAAGGCCAGTCATCTCTGTGAACATGTCACGGATCTTAGCGTTAGCCTTGGCGATAGTCATAGAAGCCTCGCTGAAGTTCTTCATGCCAGCTTCAAACATCAGGGACTTAAAGCCCTCGAACTGCTCCTCGTTCTCAAAAACAGAGGAGATTACTTCATGATCAAACGTAATTCTCATAATCTTTTACCTCCTCTGGATTATGCCGTATGGAGTTTACGGGTGGTAGCAGTAACAGTAACAGTCTGTCCCTTGGAAGGGGTCGTATCGAAACCTTCAGCAGAAACAGCGAACTCATCATCCTTAACAAGCTCGTAAGCTCTCATGATGGAATCCTTAGCGTTGTAGAACTGATCCTCGGCAGCGAAACGAGCAGGCTCGGTCACATATGCCAGCGGCGGGGTCAGAACAAGCAGGCCATCACCAGGATCGGTAACATGCACGATGAAGTTGCCATTAGCTGCGATATCAACAATCGTTCCAGCAAAGTCGGTGGAATCCTTGATGGAATAGATATCGCCCTCAAGATAAGCATTCTTAGCAACAACAACACCATTGTCATAATCCTTGTCTGCCTTCAGATTGAACATGTGGCCGCACTCGGTAGCCTTAATCTTGGTCTACTCAGCGACTGCGTGCTTACTGACGGAGGCAAGGAATGCTTCAATATTAGTCATTCTTTTAATCTCCTTAAATTAAATTAGTCTTTGAAGAGTCCGCCGTACGGAGACTTCTTGGTAGGTTTGTCGTTCACAGCAAACTGCACCACAGGCTTAGCCTCTGGCTTATTAGCGGCGAACTGTTTCTTTGCATAGCTGAGTAGAAGAGTATTCAGCTTATCTTCAAGCTCAGACACAGAATAGTTGTCGATCTCAGCGACGATAGCCTGGAATTCCTCAGTGTCAGCGATGACAGCGAAATCTTCACTTTCAATCACAGCCTGTCTTTGTGCCTTAGCTTCAGCTTCTTGATATGTAGCGAGTTGCCCTTTGATCTCTTCGAGCTGAGCTTCAAGGTCTGCCTTAGACTGGCGGTCAGCATCAATCTGCTGTTCCTCAGCTTCAGTAATCCAGACACGCTTGACAGCCTCACGCTCGCCGGTGAGAGAGTAGTTACCTTCCTCGTCGGACTCAAAGCTCTGACGATAACCCTCATTGCCGATCCACCAGTTGTACATAACAACGGTACTGGAATCAGGGTAAACTTCGACATCATAGTAGCAATCGTCCGCCTCGCCGTAGGTCTCATTGACAAGACGGTTGAGAGCGAACTGAATGTCACCGAGCGTCAGTTCAAAGTTGTGGGTTTCGCCATCAACAACAACACTATACGCACGAACCGCAGAAGGAGTGGTATCAACGGTAGATCCCCCCTCAGTGGTTTGAGCGTTCATGTTTACGTCATCCACTGTTGCATCCCCCTCCTTTCCTTGATTTTCGTTTATATTGATCGTCGTAAACTGGGCGGTGTTATTAGCAACGATAGTACCGCTAGATATTTTAGACGCATCAATTGTAATTACATTCCCGTTTTCAAAAGCGGTGATGTTAGACCCTTCCATTCCAGGATTGACTTTTTCACCGGTCTATTCATCCTTACCGAGAATCGTAACGCCGGTGAAGATGAACTTATTGATGTCGAGAACACGCTCTTCAGCGGAGTATGAAAGGTCGAGGACTGCAAGTTCCACAGAAACATCACACTGTGTCTCACGCTTAAGAATCTCAACCGCATCCGTGTAATCATCGTAGATAAATCCATCTGCGATCACACGATATTTATCCTCAGCTTCGTCATACTCAAGATGAACGTCACTGTTTTCACGAATATGTCCGATAGGCTGTTCGTCATAAACAATAGCCCCATCTTCATCCTGATGCATGTTGTGAGAATCAAACTGCGGATTGCCATCCTCGTCCTTCCAGATATAGCCGAGAATCGGGCGATTCCTGAATGAGGGTAGCGCCTCCTCCATCGTCTCCTTGGAAATGCGAGACTGGTTGAGATTCTTACCGGTGTGACACGCATTCAGTACAACCGGAGTAAGTCCGAACTGCTATGCGTCCTCCTCGTAAGTAAGTCGGCCAGGTACAGCAACCGCAATCGCAGGATGGTCCATATCCACACTGAAGTTGGCAGATACGGCCTGCTGAGAGTAGAAGCTATACAGGTCATCAAGTGTCATAAGTTTTCTCATTAGATTTCGATCCTATCGCTGTACACGGCTTTCTTATTACCATCAGCGTCAAAACGAATCGTGGAGTCGTTCAGAAACGTCCACATTCCGCCAGACTCGCTAATGACTTTAAAGCCGAGTTCTTTCAGCTTGTCAGCCGTTCCTTTGTCTCTTGTCTTAATAAATAACTGCTTCATTGCTCTTTACCGTCTCGACTTTCTTCGCCTTTATCGGTAACCTCGATCTTAGTTGGCGCTCCACCTTCAATCGGATCGGCAGCATCAGTACTTTGTGTATAAGAAGTGGAGAGTGGAATAAACGCCTTATGCAGTCCAAGTTCTTCGATCTCAAGCTTGTTCATCCTGAGAGTGTCGATCTCGCTCACGCCATTAAGCTGATTGAGAAGTAACTTCACAGGCATACCAAGAGTAGCAGAATCTTTAATCTGCTCACGGAAGGTGTCGAGAAGGTATGGAGAGGTGAGGTGGAAAACCACTTTCGCCGCGTTAGGTCCAATCTTGTCCTGGAGCCAGCGGTTCACAAATGCCTGAATTTGCGGAAGAGTAGTGGAGAGTGCTCGTCTCGTGTTATAGATAGATATAAGCTTCCATGCGGTAGAGCTTGTAATGTTCTTAGCGTCGAGAAGCGGAACTCCTTCTTTGTCAAAGATATTGCTCTGCGCCTGATTGATGCGGTTAACTTCCGAAGTGCCATCTTCCATAACATCGAGAACATCCAGATCAAGACCGGGAGACATGACAAATCCAATCTGCTCCATCAGGTTCTGCTCAATCTTCTTGCAGTATTTCTCAGCGGTATCAATGTCAACGGCAAAATCATCTGGGAGTTTGGAATCAAGAAGTGGAACCTTAGCAACCAGAATCTTATATGCACTTAGCGCATCCTTTGTATCCTGGATGTCCTCAAGGTTTGACAGCTGAATTAAACTTGAGAACAATCCGGCAAACGGAGGCATAATGAGAAGCGGGTCGTTTGTGTTGATCTTGATAACAACCCCGACATTACTTGGGACATTCACCCACTTTGAATCTCCACGATCACGATACATGGAGACGAACGGTTCGCCCAAGTAGTCGAGCAGATACTCGTTGCTGCCGAGGAAGTAATCCATGTTATAGGCGAAAGTAAATGTACCGTCCGGGTTCATACCGGAGATACGGCAATACTCTGGATCAAGTGGAAGTATAAAAGCACCAGTATCATCACGATACAGGACGCCATACGCTACATCGCAAGTCCATGCGTCAACCAGCATCTTGGTAAAGTTAGCAAGAAGATCAAGCTTTTCGATTTCATCAAGCGTCTGATAGTAAGCTTTGATTACCTTACTGTCAGCACCAGCTGTACGCTTGGCAAGGTTATAACGTGGAATGACGCTCCTTGCATCAGGCACAAACATAGTAGCAAAGTACTGGACTAAAGCCTGGAACACAGCGTTCGTCCGATAAAAGTATTGAGCGGCTTTAATCAGTTCGGTCTGATACCGATATGGGTTCTGAAAATACTGGCGGAGCTTTTCGATAGTGATCTTTCCGTAGCGGCGAGTTGTGTTCTTTGAGAGATCAATCAGCCTCAGTGATCCCATTGACTCTACCGTTTTCTTAAACCACTCTCGAAGTTCAGCTACCTACCTTAATTCAGTTCCCGGCGATGAAGCCGCAGCCACAGTTCTTCTAGCCAATTGCGGCCTCCTTAAAGTAATAGGGGCGACATAAGCCGCCCCGGTATCTTAAAATTATCTACGGACAATATCTCCGTTAGCATCAGCGTACCAGTCGGAAGCGATGTTCAGCTTCTCAGCATCCTCATCCCAAACCAGGCCGGTTCCAGGACCAGTGTACTTCTGAAGCACGTTCTCATAGTTCTTAGAACCCTTGGCATCCTTCAGCTTAGCGGCAATTCTATCCATCTCAGAAATATTAATAGTCATAATTCCTTATCTCCTGTATATTTGAGGTTTTCTCACTGACATCCGGTCAATGAGGGTCTATGGTTGTGTTACCTTACGTTCGGTTAAATGAGCTCGTCTTGCTGACATGAGAGCATACGCAAACTCAGCACAACAGTAAGCTCGGTCATCATGGAGTTTATTCTGCTTCTCAGGCGTAAGCTCAAAAGAGTCTTTGCCTGAAGCGCGACTAATACGCACCATGTTGACTATCTCTTCCTTCATTGCGTCTATGTTTGTAAGTGACAGCTCGTCAAGCCAGTCAAGTTTGGCCACGGTTAAGTTGACGTTTTGAGCTTTGTCTAATTCCTCTTGCAATCTGGCGTCGAATTCCTCTGGCTTAAGCTGTTCCCTCTTAAGCTTTGCGCTGATCTTCTTGGTTTCGGCAGCGAGGTCAATAGCTTCGGTATTGAAGACTGTTAACTGACCGCTTCCATCATATGTGGTTGTCAGCTTAATCTTATTCTGATTGAACAGTTCAATGAGGGCTTCATACATGTCAGACTTGTACTTACTTGGGGAGAGTAAGTGCAGTTTGCCACGGACTGCATTCGGGAATTTCTTGACGTACTCTTCGGAATACTCCTCGTCAATTAAACCACGGTGAAAGTTACCGGCCTTGTCATACCAATCATCCATCAGGTAGTCAGCGATATTAACTCCGCCTCCACCTGATCCTGCGTCGATATAGACTCCGTACAGATTTCCATATCCATCTGCATCACCGTTAAAAGCAACAATCAGCTGCTTCAGATATTCAATCTGATCTGGCGTCTGCATAGGACTTCGGATCTTCTTACCGACATCAAGCAGGTTGACGCACTCAACAATCCTTCCGCACTTTTCCATCTTACCGTCATTAGTAGGAGAGTCATAAATCTGACCGGCTAAGATAATCGAGTTATCTCGACTTCTTGCCGGGTCGTAACAGATTACCCATCCACCGGAATTGTCTGAATTCTCATGGATCGGTTTATAGGTCTTCTCATTACGGGTAATGACTCCACGCCTGATGATAGCATTAGCGCCGGCATCAGATGTGAACTGACAGTAATACTCGCGTCGAGCTTTCTCAGGGTTTGTACGCATAGCTGCATCAATGGTGTCTTTGGATAACAGCGCACTCATTCGCTTACCATGTACCGTAGGCTTCATAACAAGATCGCAGTCAATATGAGCCACAAAGAATGATCTGTCACCCATAATCATGCGCTTGGAGTAGTCACGATACTTAGCATAGAAGTCAGTGTCCGTATTCGAAGCGGACGATACGTTAATGATCTGGTTCGGGACTTCAGGTGGGAGTGCCCTGAGCCGCACCATATCAATAGCGTTACCGTCAGAATCAAATCCAGTCTTGAATCCTTTTTCAACGATTGCAAATGCGCTGTAGACCTGAACGAGATCGGCGTCCAGGAAACCAGATTCATCAAAGAAGACAGCTCGCTTACGCTTACCTCTGTTCTTATCGACGTTGGAGTTGACGGTGTTCGTTTCTGAATCGTTATATAGACGATACGAGAAACTGGAGGGGTTATGGTTGAATCCATCACCGTTGGCGTTTGGTATAACAATTTCTTCGCGGAAGATTTTACCGTTCGAACCGATCATTGAATCGATACGGTCGTAGGCAATATCTTCGAGCTTCTTAAAGGTTGTATTCGACTGGTCAGAAGAACCAGCCGCGATAGCGCAAGTCCATGGCTCAGAAGCAAGCATCTGTTTAGTCATGATAAATAGATCGATAAACAGAGACTTACCGTATCCACGGCTTGCAAGGATAATAACTCTTGGTGTAATCCAGGCCATCTGAAATAGATAAGCCTGGGAATCAATCAACTGAATCTGAAAGAAATCTTCGACAAACTTAACGGGGTTCTGTTGGTAATAGTCACGTTGTTGCTACAGCTTGATAAACCCTTCGAGCTGTTTGTGTGTCATCAACAGAGCGGGAGGGCGTTCGTATATCTTTTCCCATCCAAGCTCAACGCCGAGCAGCTTACGCACAAACTCAGCGCCATACACACATCTCTGGGCTATATCGTCGTTGTAGATATTAGGATTCAGGACTTCCGTCATCGTTATCCCAATACTTCGTGACTATCTCATCAAGGTCGGTTAACGCTTCCTCGTTGAGCAGTCCATGATCTTTTAATGTATCCCGAAGGTCTAAGTTCTCTTTCAGTATTAGTCGAGCAGCCTCCTGATAACTGTGTGATTCCTCGGTGAGCTTGGTAATCATCTTACGCTGCTCAGCCACCATATCGGACCACTCAGATTCATCAAGGTTAAGCTGTTTAAGAATGGCGGCATCAGATATATCCGCCACCTGTTGCATTGCTTTGCAGGTCTCCAAATCGAAGCCGTTGACGTAGCTTGCCCGAAGATTCAGGTCTCTGAGCTTACTCAGCTTACCAGTGAATGTATTCGAGCCTTTGATATTATCCCGGTTCGACTTCAATGATATCTTGGAGTCATCTGCTGATTTAGATATGGTGTCAACGATCTGTGCTTTAGTTTGCTGGAGACCTTTAATCGTTGCCATATTTGCTTCCATGCTCTGCTGTGATAGCTTTGCGATTTGGTTGTCAATCTTTGTGATCTGAAGATACCACCTGACGATACCGACCATAGTCTGTACACGCATGAAGTTCTCAGTTACATCCTCGACAGAACCAAGGAAGTTGACAAGATCTGCATATAAATAAGGCTGATCGGATGAGTCCTCATTTTCATATGGGAGATATCCAAGCAGCCGCTGGCAGTCAATCTTGTTTTTCTCAAAAGCTTTTGCAGCATCCTCATTGATCGGTGCCATCTTTGGCGCTTCTTCTTCCTCAAGTACAACTGGCTTGTTGACATTGTAGAAATCAGAGTTAGCGCGGAAGTTCTGCCCGACATAAGTCTGTCGTGAGATCTGCTGCATGTATGTATCAAAAGCATTTAGCTTCCCGCCATTGTTGGCGGTTGCAATGCTTTGTGAATAAACCGATTCAATGAATGGCTTACGCAACCATTCCATTGCATTAATCGTACTGGCCTTGGATGGCGGCAGAATATTACCGTTCATGTCCATACCGCATGAAACAATCTTGGCGCAAGCCTTACATATCGGCGTGATATGTGAAGCTACTCCAGTCTCAGTACTGGTATAAAATTCAGTTGTCGGCTTTACTTCGCCACATCTTGCACAGGTAGCGAACTACTGTACCGGATGAAATTCAGAAACGCCAACGCCAATACGCTTTAAGAAGTCCAGTTGATCTCTCGGTTTCATACGATCAAACTGGGCTATCATATTATTCTTTGCTGTATCTATCTGAGCATATCCTGTGATAGCCGAGATGGCTTCAGCTTTTGGCCGGCGTCCCAAGTGAATCACCTCCGGTTAATCATGTCATTGATTTTCTTGCTCGGCCTAAACTTAAGCTTCTTCCTTGACGGGAGTTCGGTAACTTCGCCAGTCAGATTACTGATGAGCTGCCTTGGCTTATGTTCTACGATTACAAACTTTCCGATGTTTGGGAAGTTTAGCTCGAAACCATTCCTTGCAAAATCTCGAATCATATCACAGAAAGCCAGATACACTTCCTTAACGTCTTCCTGCTTCATCTTAAAGCCACGTAGTCGAAGCTCCTCCTGAAGTACCTGGACGTTATTAAATCCAGCTTCGTTCATTCCTTTTTACTCCATTTCATAGATTACGTTAAAACAAATTTATCGGTACGGATCAAACCGTAGGTCCTATCAAAGATATACATACCGCAGGCAGGTCTTGCACCCTTGAACAAGCTTTCGCTGTACGGATCGCTACCGACAAAGCTCGGACAGACAATAACCTCGATGTCCTTGGTTCCATCTTCACCGGCAACAGTACGACCTGACGAATGATAATGTCCGAGGAAAGCTGCGGTATAGAATTTACGATTAACAAACCCAAGCGTCTTTACAGTATCAACTACATCTTTGACCTGATGACCGTGCATAGCTATGGCAGTTTCATCAAAGATCGGGACTTCAATGTACTCTTTATCAAAGTTCAGGTGGACATTGATGCGGACATTGGACGAAAGCGCATCTTTGATATAGTTACCGATGATATATTCGATATCCTCATTCTTCAGTTCGCTTGCTTTGGTTCCGAGCGGACGAATCTGTGTATGGTTAGCCGACGGTACATGATAGTAGTCAACGGTACACCACTTCGAAATCTCGTTAAGAGTTTCAGCGATAGCCTTAGCAATGTATACGGTCGCATATACAATCGATGTCTCATTGAGTTGTAGGTCGGATACACGCAGGATTCCCTGGATCGTATCTCCAAGACATAGAACTTTCAGGTTTGTCACATTCTCTTTGTGAACGTAGCTATCCACAGAATCAATGAGGACTCCGAAGCGAGCGGCAACTTCATCGAGAGAGTAAGAGTTTGTAGCAGTCTCGAACTTTGCACCGGCATGAATGTCGGATAGGGTGAGAACATACTCTTTATCATTTTCAAATCCACCGCCACCATAGCAGTATTCACGAACTGGCGGGTTGATCTTTTCGATATGATCAGCGATATTTTGATAAAAGAGTTCCTGCCGGCTATCCTGTCTTACCTGACGATTGTACTCAACCTTTGTGGCAAAGAGTTTCTGGCGCTCAGCCTCAAGCGCATGTTTCTTAGCCTCAAGCTCCTTGAGATACTCATCACCGATACGAGGAAAACATCCACCATCAAGAAGCTTCTTGGCAGCGGCATACTGTTTACGATAGACGCTTTCGGAGTTGTCATAACCCAGCTCCTCGTTAAGGATCATCTATAGATCGTGCCAGCTCATGTCAAGGAGACCACTACCTTTAGCAGATGATAGCCTCCAGATATACTGCACTTCGTTTTCACTGGGTAGCTTTTTCAGATTCACTCTCCATGTACCTCCGATGCATCTTCATATTCTTCATGGACTCGGTAAGGTAGTAGTGCTTGGTTCGACCACGCTTACCACGGTTTGTCATTGAGACATAGACCCCATGCGCTCTCATGTAGTCAGTCTCGCGTTTGTCAATTTGAAGCATTCTATTCTCCAGTTCTTCAGATTAGCAGATTAAGCCATCTGCCATGGCATTCATATGCCGCAGTGATGTAACTGCGGAGTGCTTTGGTGTGATTCCTTAACGTGTCTAAATTTTGCCAAAAAGGGGCGTTTTTACCCCTTTTCAGCGTCTGATAAATCTAAATAATTAGGATTTTTTTTAACTTGTCTACAGAGTAATAATTGGCATATTACTAAAGTCTCCATTGCAAGCATTCAGCTGTGCCAATACATCTGGTGGAATCACAAGACCATCTGTGTGTTTGTGTATAGTAGCGTTTCGCTTTGTTAATAGCTTCTGAAATTTGCGATACTCTGTCTGGCACTCATGGCATCTCGTAGCGTTTCGAGTAGCAGTCTCAAAATACTCACCACAATCTACGCATTGCACTATACGAGTCTTTGGCGCTGGAATGTTCTGCTGCATGTGCTCCAGGATCTCTTTACCAAAGACTCTCCACAGAACTTCTTTGCGGCTATTGTTTGTAGAGTACAGACGCCTTACCAACATGTCTGCTAACTGATAGCTGTCATATCCGAATTGCTCAAGATCGTTCTTGATCATAGTGGCGAGATAAGCAGCATTGTAATTCGTCGGATTCATCTTGAGATGATAATCACGGCTTAACTCTGCATATCTATCAATCACCCTCTGATCCATTTCAATATCAGGATCAGAAACTAATAGTCTCCAATCCGGTTTGCCAACACCAATCCTACTGAAGTTCAGCCTCGGATTAACTATAGCGTCAAACAACCGATTCACCAAACTGTTATTCGGTGGAAGCACCTGACCATCACGCTTGTCCTTTGCATACTTGAAGAACGCCGGCAACTTGACCGATGTATAACGGGAGAGCATTGTCTGCTCTGCTTTTGGGCGCTCTGGCATGTATAAAGTTTTGGCGGCATCTATACAAAAATTGTTCTCAAGCGTAAGTAACTTGATGGCTAATAAAGCCTCATCATGGGCTGGACCATCGCTCAAAAATTCAGGACTATTCTTGATTTTCGAAATGCTATTCGAGTAAATCCCGATGTTGGAATGTCGGAATGCCATAATCAATCCATCATAGATGGTCTCACGATTTAGCGGAGAAGATCCGGCCTTCTTCATCTCATAGTAGAGCGGGACGATACCACGCATGTTCCTTGCGGCGATACGTACAAAGTTTTCATCTGCCACCACGAGAAGAGTATCACCGTCACAGTCAAACTGAAGAATACGGGAGATCAGATCATGGCACGAGGTATAGATTGCATTTGTCGTATACCATTCAGCAGCACGATCCCTACGCTGACCGCAACCACGATATGCAAGGTTGTAACGGATTGCATGTTCCTGATAGAGGTGTGGACTTCTCAGGCAGTCAAGTCGTTCGTCGTTCGGGAATAGCCTGGTATAAACTTCGCCGTCCCTAAGTAACCCCTCCGGGTCTTTGTCACCGAGGAACCAGTACTGACAGGCGGCATAGAAGTCAGGAAGGACGAATGTATACTTACCACGGATATCAATCTTGCCGGAGCGATACTCTTTAACCAGACTGTCTTTGATTCCACGGATTGTGATCTTGGTATACTCATCGTTCAGTAACTCAGGATAAAGCCTAATCGCCTCCTGGAATGGAGTTGGGTCTTGATTGTAGATTGTCGCACCGAAGACACTCTGCATGTTCTTTACCGAAGAGCTAAGGTTCTCAAGCTTGTTGTTCGATGCGCTAACCATGATCTGGAACTCTTCGTCGGTGTAGTCGGTAAGAGACTGGAGCATCTGATAGGTCAGCCGGTTATTTGCAATTCGCTCCCGCTCAAGATTACAGTATCCGGTCATACATCCGAACTCATGGTAGAACTGTTTGTACTGATCCCATGAATCGTAGTACTTCCACATCTTGAACTGAGACTTGGTAAAGATCACCTCAATGTCTTCGGCAATAAGATCATGCTCCTTGCCATAGATGTCTGTGATCTTAGTCGAGCCGTTATGAACCTCAATGAACTTCCGAAAGTCAAATACACCAAGAAGCCCTTTAACAAATGGAGCTCGTACCATTCGATTCGGTCCAAGCTTTGGAAGCATCATGCCAGCACCGTCAGTATGCGTGATCGTAACTTTGTTTGTAGTACGCTCAACCTTGTAAGTCGTATCGTCGATATTGTCGAAGGTTCCAAGTACTTCAGTCTCGAAATCATCAATAACGATTGACTTATCAATGTTGAAATCTTCCCATGGATCGGTAGCAGAGTTCTGCAAAGCCAGGTAGGCTAAATATTTATTTGCGTTGCAACCGCCATGTTCGTTGATGGTATCTACGGTAAGACCACACATGATCGTCCGCTGGCACCGCTCCCAGGTTGACTCTTTGATAAAGACAGCCTTCTTACGTCTGATCTGTCCGGCAGAAGATGAGAAGTAAACGTAGTGTTCGCCTCGATACCAGAAGCCGAAGTACGCAAGATCTTTAAACAGTTCGTAGTAATATATCTGAACTGTAATAAGATCATCGGTAAACTCATTCGTCTTGGCTCCGATGATTCGACTGAGGTTAGATTCAAATACCGAAATCACCGAAGATGGAGAGAGACCTGATTCGTCCAGGACGTTTTTATGGTCTCGTCCGTTTGTCAGGATGTTTTGGTTAACCCGGTTGGCAATCAGCTGCTTGAGAGCCTCTTTACTTTTATGTGCCCCGGTTACCTTCATCTCCTTTACTTCTTGAAGCTTCTTCAGCTTTGAATGTAAAGATGCCGCTTCATCGTCAGATATATCCGGTGATTCCAGATTAGCTTCAATCTTTCGAATGGCTTCAACAACCCGGTTCCGCTCCGTTCTAAATCGCTGATTCAAATTATGCAGCCTGCGTTCATGGGCGGTGTAGTAGTTGCCGGTGTCTGTTGTCCAACAGTGAATTTGCTTATCGAGCATTTAGTCGCCCCTCGCTTATGATGTAATAATGGTTTAAGTTCGCGATGATATCGTATTCATATTTCAGCTTCTCACACTTCGAACATTTATATTCAATCTCGATAAAAGCTGGATCATTCCCAATTGGCCCATGAGTAATATGCCATCGGTTCATACGGTAATCATGATCACATCTCAACATATCTGTCCTCAAGCCAATCTTTAAGCTTTTCATTTCCACGAAAGCTACTACCGTTAATTCTCACAGTGGAGTCACCGTTATCAGACAAATCAACACTAATGTCCAAACCAAATACTTCTTTGATTCTTTCTGCGTTTGTCAATGGGTGTTCAAACCCCCATTTAGAAACGATCTCTTCAGCCTTCTCAGGATTGAAATATACAATTTGAAAACATGAGTAGATTACTGTGTCTGAAGCAAGCGCATTTAAAGGGCATTTATCACAACCACCTGTCCTGTCACACATTCTCTTCATTGTTTTTACAAATTCTTTGAACTCCATTCTTTAATCCTCCGACTTGATGTCTGACTCACGCATTTCGCTTATCAAAGCATTGCCGCAAGTAATTCTATCTGAGTCTTCTTCTTTGCTCGGAACAAAAACAATCACATCCCAACCAAGATCGAGTAGCGGCTGTTCAAATTTCCGGTACACATTGTAGTCAGTATATGTATCACCTGTATCAAAGCCGTTCTCAATTGCAGCATGTGTCTCATGGATTGGCGTAATCTTTACAATCCATTTATCCTTATCGAACAAACCATCTAATGCCCTCGCATCAAGAATGGTGTCATTGGTAACTGCGAAGTTAAGTGTGTACTTTCTTCCAAGTGGAGTCGGAAGTTTGTCAGCAAGTGCAGAGATCTCGGATAAACCGAGCGAAAGGTCTGACATCTGCAAGCTTCGCTGATTTTCATTTAGGCTGTTGATGCTGAACTGTAATCCGGCCTCCCCATGATAGACATTGTTTTTGATATCACACCAGTCCAGAAGAAACTCGGTAAGTCGTTTGTTAAACTTTGGAAGCATGGTAGATACCACCGGATGAATAGTGTCAGCCTTAATATAGCTGCGTACCAGTGGGATTAAATCGTTTCTTGCAAAGTCAAGTACATGTTCGTTCCAGGTGGGTTCACCCATTCTTGCAAAATGTAGGTTGAATCGTTTTGTGTCTACGCCAATAGTCTGTAGTATTGTCTCGACTTCATAGCGCAAATCGTCTAATGATGCATTTCCGTAGAAGCCGTACTTCGGGCAATCACAAAATGTACATCTCATGAAACAGCCCTTCTGTGTGCTAATGGTCGCTACAAATTTTTTGCTAAGATCAACATCTGTATGTGTCACGCCATAAATCTCTTTGGTGAGTCCGAGGAAGTCAGCTTTGATATTGGCTTCCTTTCCGTAATCACCAACAGCGAGAAACTCAAGTCTCCTGTCTGGATCAACAAAGATCTTTCCGGTATGCGTATTAACAATCTTCATGCATGTCCCCTTTGATCTGTTTTCGGTATAATGCTATTTGTGTTCTATGGTTTGTATTTCCAATCCTCGTCAATGAAGAAATATTGATGACCTCATCTTTCGATCCGTGGTTCAACATATTCAGATTCTAACCACGCCTTAAGTGCTTTGATCCCATTAGAACTGTCGTAGTTTATACTTACGAGGAATGTATCAGGATTTAAAGCGACGACCTTAATATCCGTGTTAAACACCTCTTTGATCTTCATTGCGTTTGTCTTTATCGGATGCTCAGATGCCCATTTAGAAACAATCTCATCGGCTGCTTCTGGATTACTCATTACGATGGCATGACACGACGAAAATTGATTGTTTGAATATATGGAGCTCATAGGACATTCGCTGCAAATATATTTATTGCACATTCTCTTCTTAGCCTCTACAAATTCCTTTAATTCCATTATGCTAATTCCTCCATCATTTCATCTGTTATCACTTCAAACTGCACATCGTATCCGAGATAATTGAGCAGATCAACAAACTCCTGCACTCCAAGAGATTGATTACTTCGAGTAAAACCATCAACCTTTAATATTGACCAGTCTCCAGATACGTTAGTTATAATCTTGATCATGCAGCACTCCTTTCAGACTGGATTGCATTCCAGATAACTCTACGTCCACTTGCAGTAATCTTAACTGAGATAGCCGGCTCTTCCATGTACCACCGCTTGAAGTGCGATACCTGGAACGACTTCTCACAATCGGCGTATCTATCAGTGAGACAGAGATTCCCGTATCTGTTCCTGGTGAATACTCCATGAGAGATCATCCAGGTGACAAACTCGCGCTGCTTCATTCCGAGTTCCTTTGCGCTTGCCCGTACTCCGAGAGGCTCAGCTGCAAACTCAGGAATATTAGTATTGGTTGTTACGGCCACTTCAGCAACAGCTTCAGGTGCGCTATCATGGCTAACTAATGCTGAGAGGAGATCGATCTGACGATTCCCCATATTACCGAGAGCATCGAGCCTTATATTAATATCTGCCATACTGTCAGTCAGTCTTGCGTACTGTGCTTTTAACATACCCATCTGATTGTTCGACTCCATAATGAGTTTGTTCTGCGCTTTGATAATTGAGACAGCTTCCATGAGAGCCTTGTTCGTATCGACATTGGTCATGGAGTAGGTACCATTACGCCTGAGCGCCGGTAAGACTTCAGAGGTAACCCAGCGCCTAAATCGCTTCGCCTGCGGCAGCTTCGATTTGAATGTGAGAGTATACACACCAGACTCGTTGATGATTGTTGTTTTGGTTTGCCCGAGAGACTTGCTGGGCACATCTGCGTTTTGCATATCTGCCCCGATATCCAGCATGATGGTCTGCTTGTCCTCTTCATCGACATGTTTGTAGATTGCGTCAGAGGGATTTGAATAGCCGAGTCTCTCTGCGACATCCTTCCCGATGAACCAGGGCATATCGCCGCTATTAACCGCTCGCATTGATCCGAGCTCAGGGTGAGTAAAGGTTGTAAGGTTGTTCATGTTATCCTCCGTATGTGTCATTGGCAACTAATGTTGTTGGGAGATTAAAGACGAGCTGGTCGCCCGTTTTGGTTATAGTATCATGGCTATCTAATGTTGTCAAGCGTTAAAAAGAATTTTTTGGCTGAGGCCAAGTAGTATAGTATCTAGTATTTAATCTGAGTTAACAGTTTATAGGTTAATACATTTTAAAACACTAATCTTAATAAGACTCTTATCTCAGATTAAACTAATATAAACTATACTACTCAATCCAACGTAGTTGGATTGAATATATTAATACATTGATTGTAATAAGACTTTAATCTGAGATTAAATACTAAATACAAAAATTAAAACTCTAACTAAGATTAAAATTATATCTGAGTTAGAGTCTTATTATAATTAAAATAAAATACCACACGATTTAAAACTTGTCAAGTATTATTTTTCGCCATTAGACTTTTCACCGATAGATAGACTCATAGCCACACCGCTTTAGACTTTATCGTCGATTAAACTGATAGCTCAGATTAGCCCGCTAACACATTCAGACTGTAAGAATGATAAAGGGGAAATCAGGTGATGAGGTTATAGCTTGTAGATTCTGGTTTCGATCCGGTATTTGTAAAACCTATGACTCAGATTTAACTGGATGGGCCTTCATGTATTTATCGAGAGATTGGAGTATCATCTGTCGAATTGGAATCTCATTCTTCTGTGAGTATTCGCTGAGTCGCCGGTAATACTCAGGGTTAACTTTGATTGATATACTCTTGAAGTTTTTATGTGCGTCTAATCCCATATGACTCCTCAAGTGATTGAAGTATTAATTGGCGAATTGGAATGTTGGTTGCCAGTGAATATTCTTGAAGCTGTTGGTAGAACTTTGGGTCAACTCTAATCGCAATGCTGCTAAGTTTCCGCTGGTATTCCCGTTTAGCATTACGATCCTTTTCGAACATGTCATTGTTACGCTTTAATCTCTCATATTCTTCCAAGCTTATCTCGACTTTATTATCCATGATTTCCTCGTTAGCCCACTGGATGATTGTCCATGTATTCTCAAACTGCATTCAGCATTAACTGTCGAATTGATGTATTAGCCGCTGAACAGTATTCTTTGATCTCATTATACAGTTCGTTGTCGATATAAAACTTAAGATTCTTTTTGTCTACTCTGAACCTCTTTTGTCTATTTCTATTCAGCTGTCTTATCCTATCTAATTCCAGTTCGGCGTCTTTAAATGGCATTATTTTTCCTCGTTTAAAAAATTAGATTTTTGAATTGTTTTGAAAGAAAAGTTAGGGAAATTATAGCAAATGATGGGGATTTTGGAAAGAAAATGAGATTTTTTGGTGAGTGTATGGAAAGACCGACATGTGCCGCATCCCAGCATTTAAGCCGTTTTTTACTTTTAACCACCCGGTATAAATACCCCTAAAAAACAATAATTTGTTAGTTTTCGAATCTTGTATCCTGCTTGTTTCTTAGATTGTTGTGTTTTTGGTCAGACTGTGTAGTGTGCGAATTGTCCGAGGGATAAAAGTTCCGCATTCAGCGAACGCCTCGGACGGGACGGGGGAAAGATGGAGGCTTTCCGAATAAAGGTTCTTTGGCATCACACCACTTGTACGTCCATGCGTAAGTATACGTACACATTCACGGAAAATGCTTCGGCACACCGTTTATTAAGTGACGCCAAAAAAAGCCAACGACTCAACCTGTCAACCTGAACCTTGAAAACCGCATAACGTGCCGTACTCCATACCTATGCGAGCGAGCCATTTTTGGAATAATTAAAGAACGCCATGACCATAGGTCTACCCTTCAAGGATAAGGGGGTAGTGTACCCATTAACCCAACTCAATGGGCTATGGAAGGAACCTGTAGAGTACAAGGGGAGTGACCCGGGAGATACCAGCCTTGAATGTCACCCGGCGACCCGAATCAGCGCACGAAACTACCATACCCAAACGGTGAGACACCCATAGAGAGTTAGGCTCCAAGGGTGGATTGGGTTCGACTCCCAAATGGTGGGATAGGTGGAATAGTCCACCAATAAAAATGTCTAATGGCGAAGAGCGCCAAAGAAAGGAGTAACCATGAGAAACAATAACTACAAGACCGCAGAGGCAAAGGCTACCCGGGAAGCACTGGCGAAGTTCGTTGTCGCCCGTGATGTGTTGGCTGTCGACCTTGACAAAGTGGGGGCAAAACTGCGCAATACCTCGGCCTGCTTAAAGACTGACCTTGAGGACCTTGCCAAGATTTCCAAGGGTGAGGTCTGCGGTCGTACCGAAGAAGAGGTCAAGGCGTCCGTCACGGTGCTGACCAAAAAGGTTGAGGCACTCAAGGCGGAGAAGAAGGCGGCAGAGGAGCAGTTTGCGACCGCAACTAAGCCCGCTTTCGAATTGCTGAACAAGGCCGGGACTGTTTACATCACCAAAGAAGGAAAGTGGTGCAGCTCTGAGACTAAGTATGCCCATAAAGTCAATGGGCTTTTCGGGGCATATCAGCGCGCCGTTTCTGAAGCGGACGTCTTCGGATACCGAAGAGTTGTGACGCAGTGGCTGTATGACTGCGGAGTCCTTCCGTCCGAAGCTGGAGTCGCTGACCTGATGAACGTGGGCGGCACTCGTGCGAACACAGGTAAGAACTACCTTAAGGCCGCAATTAAGGGCGCACGGAAGTTTGACAAGGCGATGTACGCCGTGACGGACAACGGGGAACGTGCGTTCCTTGAGGCGTTCCTGAACCGGGTGTGCGGACAGGCTACAGCTTGCGAAGCTCTGCCCGTCCGTAAGCTCGAATACGAGCTGACCGGCAAAAAGACCATCACCACAAAGTGATGGTACAACATTAGATAGCCAGGACCACAGGGCACCATGGGTGTAGGTGCAAAACCACCCTGTGGATTTCTGTAACTCGTCAACAATTTTCCAAGGGTGAAGTATACCCCAGAGAGGAGTAGTCGTGAAACGTACTGTGTGTGTGGCGCTCGTAGTGGGCGCTATTTTTGTGTCACATGTATTCCCTGGGTACACATTCAGAAAGATGCAGGTGACGTATGTTTCCGGGGAATATGTGTCTCTGGTTGATAGCGCCGGAGACGCATATGGAATATATGCCGACGGGCTTGAAGTGGGCGATAGCCTGCTTTGCTACTGTGTCGGGGATCATGAGGAACTGCGCATTCTGGACTACCATGAGGTGGAAGAATGACCGTAAAAATCTATGTCCGTGAGTCGCTGGTGTCGTATGATGCAACGCATATTCACGGAAGGCAACTCGAATACCGGGAGTACGACCTTGCCACAATGGAAATTGTGTCCGAGGGTGTAGAGTACGTCACGAACCGACGCTTTACAAGGGAGTTCCGCAAGTGCGTCATGGTGTGGAACGGAAGAGTTATAGGGACATGTTGCGTCCGAAGCACAACATCGGCAGAGTTATACAAGCGAAAAGGTATTGAATTATGGACGAAAGGAGAAAGGCGAAATGACAAAAGCGAAAAATGAATTCGTGATGGATTTAAGGGAACTTGCGCTTAAGTGCGCAGGTATCGACTACGATGAAAATTCCAAGCGAAACAGGCTTGGGGTCTACAACCCTGTAAACGACGCATATTACATGCATTGCGAGTATCTGGATGATCTTGCGGAAAAGGCAGGTTATTCAGAATACTACACTAATCCTGCATGTCGTTATGGGAGTGGCAACGCAATTGATGGCGTTGCGCTCTATTTCTGCTACCCGGAAACGGAATACACACCGGCTGGGTCTATCTTAAAGAAGATCTTTTGGTTCGATGTTGTGTTATGAAAAGGGAACAAATGCAAATCCTCGTTATCGAGGTGAACGGAAGCTGCGAGGTAATTCCAAAAGGGAACTGTACTGCATGGCGGATTTTTAAAAGACTGTGCAAGTCAAAAGGGATTACTGTAAAAGGTAAACCATGGAAGAAGTGCGAGTTTGAAAGTAATACTCTCTACATCTGTGTAGAGGAAAAAACTGCGCACATACCAAAACGTTGAGCGTTGAAGACAAGCAAAACCTAACGGTAAAACCTTGTCCCTTTTTCTGAGCAATTCAATAAAACGCAAAGGGCGAAGAACGCCCGGAAAGGAAGAGAATGTTTGCAGTGTACAGAAAGGCCGGTGATGTATTGCGTGTCTCCGGTGTCTTTGAGTTCCACGGAGACGCCGTTCAGTATGGCGAGTCCATTGGTGCGGACTCTGCTATTTTTTCTGTGTCCATCAACGGAACTCTGATTTCCGGGGATGGAAGGGAACTGACGGAGTGCTGTCATGACTCTGTATGGGATGAAGACAGCATCCGTCCGATTTATTTGGGCGAGGATATTTTTCAGCCTTATGCAAGGGAACTCAAAAAACATTTAAAGGGCGAAAAACGCCCGGAAAGGGAGGGGAATATGACACTTTATCTGAATACAACGCATCTCGGAGATTGGTCAATCGACAGATACGACGGGAGTGCATACTGTGAATTGTGCGGGGACTACGACTATTCAGTCGGATGTTCCGACACAATGGAAGGTATGCTGTGTTTGATCGAGGAACATTTCGGCTCCCGTGAGTTTTGTAGTGACAACAGCCGTGAGACGGCTGTTGATCTCATTATTGATACCCTTGAGGCGTATGGAATTGACCCGTTTACACCGAAAGGGAAGCGGAAGATAAAATATGTCCGCTGGCCTTAGCTTGGGGACTAAATCCCCATGCCTAATGCGGCCATAGGGAAACCTATGCCTGTCACAAGTCAGGATAAACGCAGAGTGGGCAAAATCTGACAACGCAAACCGGCGCTCACTGCCATAGTGTGAGAGAAGGGGAATTATGAATAACGCATACACTTTTAAGAACGGAACTTGCGTGGTCAACACCACGCCCCATGCAATCACTATGCAGGATTTGGATGGAACTCTTGTGTCTATTCCTGCGGACACCGGCTATCTCGTCAACGCAAAAGCCGTTGAAACAGAGATCGACTCTGACCTCGTAACAACGGAATTTATAGGCTGTGAGGAAGGAAAAACCCGCCTTGCGGCTATCGAAGCATGGGCCAAGGAAAACGGGGTTGAAAGGCTCCGCATTGTTGGTTCTATGCTGGCGGCTCAGGCTTACCCTGGGCGTGTGGTAGGCATGTGTCCTGTCCCCGGTTTTGAGCGAGTCGCGCCGTCTGAGAAGAGAATGCGGTGCGACCGTTTCACCACATTCCAGAAGGGAGACAAATGTGCGGAGGCGATCCGCATGTTAGAAAAGAACGACTTTGTCGTGCTCACAAGAAAGGAGTATGACAAAATGTATTGGCAGTCATACTGACTGTCCTCAAGGCAATTTAATTGCCGAAAGTTAGGGAGAAGGTTCGTCCTTCTCTCTTTCTTTGAGCAATTAAACAACGGAGCCGACTGCCTGAGTGTCGGAAAAGGAGGAGTAATGAGAAGTCTCGTTATGGCTATTACCAGCAACGCAAAGCGTGTTGCAAAAATCCAGAGAGCGGACGGCATGGAGCGTCGTGCTGTCATCCGCAAACTTGTTACCGGTGAGGCGGCTGTCCAAAAGGTAAAGCTGTCAGCCGATGAAGTCGTAGAGGCCGTTTTAGCGGTCGAAAGGGAGGTGTTCAAGTGAAAACTGAACGCTTCTTTTCTGAAAGGCAGATTGAGGAGTATTTTGCTCCTCGTCTGTCCGGGATGTTTACAAGCGAAATCCGGGATTACCTGACCGGATTCTGCAAAGATCATCAGGTAAGGTGCTGCGGTTGCGTTTACAACGCTGAGGATTTGTATAAGCTCCTTACCTAACAAAGTCTGATTTGTTGGGCGATGATTGAGGGCAAGCGAAAAGCTTGTCCTTTTTCATGACCTAATAAATCTTTAATGGGCTGAATGCCCGGAAGGGAGTTTGAAATGAAGAAGTTTTTTATCACACCTATTGACAACAAAAAATCCTTCTACAAGAAGGCCGTTGTGACGGAGGACAACGGAATCGCCACACTGAGAAGTTATGCAACCGATGTGGCGAAGATCGAGAACGGCGTTTTCACTAGGCTTGTGTCTGATGGGAACGCAAACAGCGCAACCACAAGACGTCACATCAGAGCGTTCTGCGCTCATTACGGTATCACCTGCCCTGACTTAGGGAAGATGAACAGGAGATAAGCGAAAGCTTGTCTCCTTTTTTAAACCAATAAATTCACCGGGCAAGATTACCCAGAAGGGAGTTTGAAATGAAACTGAGCGAAAAAATGAATTACGCAGAGTTCAAAGGAACTTATCCGTGGTCATTGAAGAATTACCCGGGGACCTACGGGCTTTTCAACTATGCCGGTATTGTGGAACGGAACCAGAAGTTCCACAAGGCAGGTAAGAAATGGGTCCTTGTAGAAGAGAAGATGGAACCGGTCTCCGCTGAATTCTACATGAACGTAGTTGAAGCCGTCCCGTTCTTCCGAAAGTTGGGGACGGAGCGGGTCACCATGGGGTATACGTATGCCGGGTATGTCCCGGTCGAAATCTCGTCAATCTCTCCGGACAAAACGGAGAAGGTAGTTCGCCGGTACAAGTTCGAGCCGGCTGAAATCTGAAAACGGAAAGGACAACAAAAAATGATGTACTCTGAATTCCTGTACATTGCTGACACAACCGAAAAGGAAGTCAGCGCAAAAGAGTATGCGGCATACATTGAGCCGCTTTATATGGATGATCCAGAGGAACTGGATAAGTTCCGGTGGTGTGCCAGGTACGCCAAGGGGCTTATTGCGGCTTTGCCTGTTATCTGCACTTTGAACAAGGAAAATCTTGAGCTTAAAGAGCGGGTGGCGGATATGGATAAGTCCGCAGAAGAGAACTGGAGCGCCTATCAGAACGTGCTCCGTGGGAGAACGGAAGCGAGACAAAAGGTCGGCGAACTTGCCGACAAGTTAGAAGCAATCAGGGCAATTTTATCCTGAGAAAGGAGATTATCATGACAATTAGAGTTGTGCGTCCCAAACTCCCTGAGTTCAAGGGAGCTATCAAAAAAGAAGAATGGGGATCATGGATGAAGCTGTCACCGTTCCATGATCCTGTTTTTATTCCGCGAACAGACGACATTCCTGCGATGCCGAGAGGCGGTATTCGTAGGGCTTAAAGCGAAAGGAGAAAAAAGATGAGCGATATGATGATGTGGTATGAGTATTACATGAAGATGACAAGCGAACCGAATATAACAATCGATCAGCAGGTTTCTTACTATAAGGCAGCTCAGTCTATCCTGAACCGGATCAGAAAGGAGGCAGACCATGACTAAAAGGGAATTTGATTTAAAAGTAGCAATCGAGCGCAACCATGAACGCCAGAAAGCGAAGGAGGAACTTCGCTATATTCTCGGCGAAAAAGAAATGGAGAAGACATATCAGCCGGCGTGGTACAAGGAGTACGAGCAATGGAACTGATCGTACTTTCCATGCCGTGTGTCTGTCTGGCCGGTTTGTTATCCGGTATCTATCACTGGATAACGCAAACCGGAAATCCAATGGATGACTTGGTCATGAGTGGCTTTGCTGTTAACGCATTGCTGTTCGTGGCCATTTTACTTGTAAACCTCAAATAAAAAAGGAGAAAAATATGAACATTCTTTTAAACAAAGTAACGGCAGAAAAGTATGGTGCAAAATACGTCGTCATCGCTGGAGATATTGTGATGGCGAGAGATGACAAAGCACTCCCGAAGTGGAGTGATATTGCGACAACGGAAGCGGTTCATCCTTTGGTAAAAGCTGGGATCGGACAGATGCTGAAGCGTCTCTCCGGTAACAACGAGTTTGACACGGCAGAAGCCAATACAACACCGGTCATTACGACTGGTGATGGCAAGAATGGTGCTATTGCGCTCTTCTACAAGGGAGTGCTTAAGGCGCTTGCCGGAAAGTATTACCTCGTACCGTCATCTATTCATGAGTGGCTTGCAGTTCCGAAGTCACTTATGTCTAAAGAGGACCTGACACAGATTATTCGCCAGGTAAATGCAAATGAGGTTACTCCTGATGAGCGGCTGAGCGACCATCCGTATGTCCCGGTGTTCCGGGGCAAATGGACAATCGAAGAAGCCTAACGGCGAAAGCTTGACGATAACGCAAATCACGGCTCAGTGGGTTCGACTCCCACTGGGCTGTTTTAGTGAAATAAACTAAAGTTCTCTTAGAGAGAACAGAAAAGGAGAATACTATGAGAAGAACTGAAAATGCAAACCTTGAGGCTATGGTTCAGGAAATCGCAAAGGCACACAAGAACCTGAAAGAGCAGATTGCCTCAGTAAAAATCACTGTGGAAGCAATGGAAGCGGAGAGCGCGAAGATGCAGGCGGCTCTTGAGACTGTGACAATGGAACTGATGAAAGCGAAAGAAAGCAAGGAAGAGAAGCGATCTTCCAAGCTGTGGAGTATTACATATACCTTCCACGGCAAGACGAAACAGTTCTGGTTAGCAAGAGATATCTATAAGGCCCTTGGCGGTAAAGGGTTGAATGGGTATTTCAAGATGGTAGACGGTTGCGAGCGTGGCAACTGCGTTCAGCTTCCTCGCAGCACTGTAAAGTTAAGTGGATGCCCGGAGTACAAAGGAGACTCTCTGCCGTACTGGATGGATGAGGAGGCTGTCGAAGCCGCAACGGAATGGATGGCTGACAAGGAAAGAGAGCGCGGAATGAGACAGTTCGTTATAAAAGATTATGATGAAGAGGCTATGATCAAAAGGTACGAAGAGACACATAATGTATATACCGTTGCTGAGGAATTTGGTGTCCACCGCACAACGGTTGGTCATGTATTAAAGAGAAATAATATAAAGGCTTACGGAAACCGTGGTATGGTCACAAAAGAAATGGAGGCAGAGATCATTCGCCTCTATGTTGAAGAGGGGAAGAGTCAGAGCTATATAGCGAAGGTTTTCGGGATTAATCAGACATATGTCTCTCTGATCCTTCGCCGCAATGGAATCGGCAAGGGGCTTGATCGCTGACAACATTAGATAGCGGTGACTGAATAAATATTCACCGCTATTTATTGGCTGAACGTAAGGGATAAGCAAGCTATAAGCAAAAGCTTATCCCTCTCTTTGAACCAATAAACTATTAAGGGTAAGATTGCCCAGAAGGGAGAACATTATGAGGTTGGAAATTAGATTTGTAAGATTCGACGAGGAGACTTTGCGTTTCGTAGAAGTAAGCGAGCGCCTTATCTACAACGCAAAGCGTAAATCGGACATCACCCGGAAAGTGAATTCATACCGGGACGCCCTTGTTATAGGAGAGTTCGCCAAGGGAGAGGATTTCATCGTGTACCGGGCGATGCTTAGACTCAGCCCGATTACCTCCAAATTTTTGGAAAGGGAAGACACGATCCATACTACCATTCATGAGAAGAATGGGAAGATGGCGGACGTCAAATCAATATCGACCTACGCTCCGTATAACGTGTTCTGCAACAAGAGAATGTTGCTTAAGAAATCTGTTTGCTCCGGGTGTTACGCAAGAGCGCAGCTCAGGTACAAGTGGGGCTTGAGCATGTGGTTAAAATGGAACCACGCAGTACTAAACCTTGGCATTCTCGATAAGGGAGACCTTCCGGTTATCAGGGATGAAATCTTCCGTATCGAGGCATTTGGAGATGTTGCAACGGTATTTTGCGCAATCAATTACCTGCACATCTTCGAAAAGAATAAGGGAACTTGGTTCTCTATTTGGACCAAAAACCCGAACATCTGGGATAGGGCGCTTAAGGTGGTAGGGAGGCCGAAGAAAACCACCTTTCTTGTGAGCAGTCCGTTTCTCAACATCGTCCTGAAGCTTGAGGAAGTGAAAAAGATATATCCGTGGGTTGATAAGACGTTCACGGTGTCAGATGACGGAAAAATTGTCAGCAACTGTGCCGGTCTGGGATGCCGTTATGAGTGCGGCAAGTGCTACGGAAAACATTCCCATAAAACGGCTGGAGAAATTTACGAGAATTTCAGAAAGGTAGGTGGTAGAAAAAAGTAATTGACAACATTAGATAGCTATGATAACTTTATCTCAAGCGAGATAACGTTAGAAAGGAGAGATAGATGAAAGAGAAAGCAAGAGAAGCGCTCGAATCGTGGGGTATTCCTGAAAGCGAAATTCAGGAAATTCTTGAACGCAACAATTCAACGGAACTCGAAGGGTATATCAGGGAGTTCGAAGCCGAGCAGAAAGCTAAAGCTCAGCCTGTAAAAAAGCCAAGGCGGAATCCTCCTGAGTATAAGAGACCGGAAAAGCTGAAGCTCAATTCAAATAAGATGGTGGATATTCCCATCGAGCCGAAGTTTGACCCGGTTGCCGAGGCGATGAATATTGTCTCAGAAGCGAAGCGGCAGGAAAGTAAGCCGCCGATTAAGTACGTAGTCACTCCATGCTACAAGCTGACAATCTGCTCAGATGTAGATGTGGAGACTATGAACGCTGTCAAAGCGGAGCTGAAAGCGAGGGGTGGAAAGTGGTCGCCCGAACTTGAAGGCTTCGTATTTGACACCGATCCTGAGAACCTGCTGTGAAAACTGAATATGGAACTTGACAAAGCAAACTAAAAACCAAAAAGAAAACGGAGGTAGAAAAATGTTCGCAACTCAGATGTTTGATGCACGGAAGAAGTATAACGATGGACAGGGAGTTGATGTGTCTGTAGCAAGAGATAGCGATGCGGTTATGAGGATCGCCGGCCTCGGATATAACGTAGTCAAGAAAACTATCATGACAACCGATGGGATTGTGATCCCGGATAAGTTCGCAACCGTAAGGGACGATACAAACGTCCCGCTTGGCGTGGTAGGGAAACAGTACACTATCGTGCAGAATGCGGATGCGCTGGCATTCACAACCGAACTCGTCGGAATGGGATTGCAGTTTGAGACTGCCGGGTATTTTGGCAAAGGAGAAAAGATCTGGGTAGAAGGGATTTTACCCGGCGAGTACAAGATCCTCGGAGACGAAACCATCCCGTATGTTGTGTTTATGAACACTCATGATGGGAGTGGCTCCGTAAAGGTAGCTGTCACTCTGGTAAGAGTCATTTGCAGCAATACGCTTAACATGGCCATTAAGAAAGCTAAAAGATGCTTTTCTTTTGTCCATAAGGGAAGTGTTAACAACAAGATTGATGAGGCGAGACAGGTGCTCGGCCTTGCAGATACCTATATGAAAGCTCTCAACGCTGAAATGGAGAAGCTTGCAATGATTAAGATTTCCACGCTTCAGTTTGACAAGGTAATTCTGCCTGCTCTGATGAAGGTAGACGATGATATGTCTCCTCGGCAGATTGATACCGTGATGGAAAGGAGAGCTGAACTGAAGTTCCGGTATCAGAAAGCTCCTGACCTTCAGGGTCTTGGCTTCAACGGAGCAAGGCTCATCAATGCTGTGGCCGATTATGTTGATCACACAGAGCCGGTAAGAAAGACAGAGAACTGGAAAGAGAACCGGTTTGCAAACCAGATTCAGGGAAATGACCTTCTGGATCAGGCAAGAGACCTTGTCCTTGCAATTGCGTAAGGAATTATCCCGCCGCCGGTCGGGTAATACCGGCAAGTAATTAATACAGAATAAACAAAAGAAAAGGAGAAGACAAAATGGAAATGAGATTTGAAGTTGGTGATAAGGTTATTGTTGCACGGAAGGGAACCATGTGGAATACGAATGGAAAGATGGATAAGTGGCTCGGGAGAGTCATGACCATCAGATACAAATACGAAGATTCGTACCAGATGGAAGAAGACCAGAACGAAAACGACGGAGTAGGATGGTGGTGGTCTGATGAAGATCTTGAACCGGCTGAGTTTGCCATTCAGGTGACCAAGCTTGGTTACAAGATGGTTGCCAAAAACCTCATTTCTGGAGAAAAAGCAGAAGTGAAATGTGACAATGACCTTAACCTTTCAGCCCAAGTTGCGATAGAGAAGCTGTCGGAAAAGGAAATCCGTGTAGGAGATATTGTTGAGGTAGTCGATGTGGGTGCTCTTTTCCCATTCTATCCTAAATGGGTTGCAGAGAACGTAGACGATAAGATAAAGGTTGCTATGTATGCACATGGAAAACGTGTAGACACGAGCAAGAAATATAAAGTGCTTGCGATTGCTCCACATGAAACACAGGAATCTAAAACACTTGTATATATTGAGGAAGTGAGACCGTGGGGAAACCCTGATTGCTTTCTTATCGGCGCTTACGGAGTACAGAAGGTATAAGCGAGTCGAAACCGGGATTACTCCCGGTCTTGTGGAGATAGCCTACCACAACTGATGAGACAGGCCAGAAAGGAGAACTATGACATATAAAAAGTTGGCGATGGAACTCGTTGAGAGAACTGCCCACAAATGGATTGAAAAAATCCTGAAGGAAAACGGAGTTGAGTATGAGTGGATTCTCCATGGAGATTTCAACATGGAGAACGACCCAAAGCTAGACACATTCCTGTGGGAGTACACTACTTCGATTAAATTCAAAAATGGTGAACGGATTAGTGTGACCGCTGGTGGTACGGCTGATGACTTAATCGGAGTAAGCGCAAGCGTTTTATGGAATGTGGATAAGAAAATTCTGTGGATGGAAAACAAGGTAACTCGCGAACAGCTTGGAATCACTGAGCTTAATCTGAAAGGAGAAGGAAAATGATTAAGTTTTATGAAGTCGCACCGGAACATAGGGAAAGCCCGATTGACGATTTGGATTTTGAGACGGGAGAGCAGTTTGAGAATGTGAGCGTGACTGGCAACCATGACTACCGGGATCATAAAAGCGAAGCCTTTAGACAGGCTGAAAAGATCGCTGAATATATCAGAGACGATTATGATGATGGGTTCATCAAAAGTCATTTCAGCTTTAAGAGGACGAGCGATCTTGAATCGGTTATTACCTGCATGAGGGAGTACCGCTACCGTGATGAGTATGTCATCACAAGATTACTCTCTGCCATCACGGGCGAGGACTACGGCACGAGAGAAATTCATGGTTCTTGCCAGGGTGAATGGAACCGTATTTATTTCCCGGAATACATGGGTGGTGATTTCGTGGATTGGTTCGAGACCGCTTACTTCAACAACGGAAGCGAGTGGGTCGTTGAGGATGATGACTCCAGAATTTCACTGTATTCCTGTGAATGGGACCCTGAGAAGATAAAGATAGACCTTGCCGATCAGCTTGGAGTCGAGGTAAGCGAATGCGAGTTTTACAAGTTTGACGGCTACAAAAAGGAGCCGAAGTACAAGTCGATCTAAGAAAGGAGAACAAAATGGGACTTGATATGTATCTTAATAAGGTAAGGAAACTGAGAGATGGTGTGACGCTTAGACAGCTTCGTAATGTGGATGAATACTTTGGCTTTAAGGGGAGAGGAGAGAAATATAAGAAACGCTCCATGAAGGAGTGGTGCGGCATTGACTACAAGGATGTTGATCTAGAATTGACAAAAGTATACAAGCCAGAATATATCCATCGTTACTCTTCGTGGGATATGGAACGCAAATACGGTTTCAAGACTATTTTCCAGAACATTGCATACTGGAGAAAAGCGAACCAGATCCACAAGTGGTTTGTCGAGAATGTGCAAGGTGGAACGGATGATTGCAACATGTATGAGGTTGAAAAGGAACAGCTTGAAGATCTGCTTTCGACCTGTAAGTTTGTCAAGGATAATCCGAAGCTGGCAAACAAACTCTTGCCAACACAGTGCGGATTCTTCTTTGGTAGTACTGAATATGACGAATACTATATGGAAGATATTGATCATACCATTGAGGCGCTTGAGAAGGTGTTAAAAGAAACTGATTTCGACAACTGGGTTGTGCTCTATGTATCAAGTTGGTAAGAAAGGAGATTACATATGTACGTCTTAAATAATGGAAACATCGTGTTCACCGAGGTATCAAGAAAGACGCAGAAGATCATAGAAGAGAATCGGCGGTACATGAAACTTATCGGAACGGAGCTGGAGATTGAAGAGATGTACGGCGACATCGAAGACATCCTTGAAGAGATTGTCAAAGAGGATGGTGATCATATTGTGTCCGGGTATGTTTCCTATTACGGAGACTACGAGGGAAATTACTTCTGGGATGAAGATGATAAGAAGTTTTGGCAGTGCAGTCCTGATGAGGCCATGGGACACGTAGTTGCATGGCGTGACGAACGAAAAGAGTATTTGTCCCGTTACCGTAACACTGTCCGCAGCTACTTCGCTTCAACTGATAAGGAAGATCGTGTTATTAAACACTATCTTATGAGGGAAATGGAGTTTGTTCTGAAGTTTGCTTTCGATGTGGATGAGAACGAGTGCAAGAAAATCTACGGAGAAGAGTATGCGGAGAAATATTTCGGAAAGGAGAATCAGTATGGGAATTATAGTTGTAAGTGAGGCAGTGGAAACCTGTCCATATTGTGATGGGCCCAATCTCTTCCAGAACTACAACGCAGGAGAAGACGGGTATATCGTTAGGTGTCAGGATTGCGGAGAAGAAATGATGCTCTGCGATGAATGCAAACATGCAGAAGACAACCCGCATATGAAGTGTGACTGGCACGAGGAACGCAAAGGTGATGTGATCTATAGCATCTGCTTCAGAGGAACAACAACACATAAGGAGGTTTGAAATGAAAACCTGGCAGTTAGATATGAGTAACAGCGAAGCATACATTGATGAGTGTGTCTTCATCGAAAAAGAAACTGAGCCGACTTATGAAGAATGCAAGGCTATTGCCAAGGAACACGGTTACAAGTACTGCTCTACAACGGAACTCTGGTGGCTGAAATACAGGAAGGGGAGCGGGAATGAAACCAAGTAAAGAAGCAAGGCGCGAAGCAATCAATGCAGGTCAGTGGAGTAAGCCCAACGTAATCCACAAAAGCGAAAAGGATTACGACAGGCAGAGGGAAAAACGGAAAGCGAGAAAGGAGATTGAGAATGAGGACACTTTGGGCAAGGGTTGGGGTGTCATTTGAAGTAACAGAAGAAGAGTATCAGGAGCTGCTTGCTGAACATCGGAAGTCATACGATGTGGAAATCTGTGATGGTTGGATTGGGGAACACAAGCATGAGTTTGACTTTGACGGAGACAGTTATATTCCCGGAAATATGTTTGAAGAGGAGGAGTTATGACAATCGAAAGAAATGGAAGACAGTTTAAGTTGACAGATGAAGAGCTGATCGAGGCTGGTCTGGAGTTCATGAAATGGAATCGAGTTGAAGACCTTGAATCCAGAATGCCAGAAGAGATGTCTGCCGTGGAGAAGAGAGACACCGCACTTAAGGCTCTTCCGATCTTTGAGAAAACATTAGATAGAAGTGACAGTTACCGGGATGCCTACTGGGCCAACGTAAACTATACGCTTAAAGAAGTGGGGGTGGATGTATAAATCTGAAACTCGTGACATCTGAATAAAATAAACAAAAGAAGCTGTGAGGGAGAAAAAAGATGAGAACCGAACTGGAAAAAATCTTGTATTCTCATGTAAATCCAGAAACGAAAGTGTATCTGATTGGAAGGCAATTACATGAGTGCAACCAGATACCAGACACTTTTTGGTATGCAATACTGGAGTTAAAAAAATAAGCATATCCATGAATTGCAGGTCAAATGGGGCGATGACGGCCCTAAAATTATGGAGGAGAAAAGATGAAAATCAAAGTAGCCTACTATAGTCATTGCCGTAAGGATGGTAGCTACAATATGGTTGCGTTTGATACGGAGACCAAAACATTCGTCAATTGGGATGGCGGATACTCAGAAGGTGCAACAATAGTAGAAGCGAAACTCAGCCGTGATGTTGATATGCTGAGGGAGAAGCTTGAAGCAGATGGATACCGTAACATTAATGGCCACTATGGAAAGTGAGTTTGGTGGCTGACAAACGGGCGTTTGTTAGCTGATATAGGAAAGGATGGCAAAATGGAAGAGTATTACAACAAGGAAACCGGTGAAATTATGACGCTCGAAGAGGTAAGAAAAGACTTCTACAAGTTCGCAATGGAAAACCCGAAGTGTTGTGACGGTTTGTGTTTCAATGACTATATAAGAGGTGAGCTTGGGAAGAATGGAAACTTGGTTAGGCGGGTCACAAGTTATCTTATGGTCGGGCACGACTGCGATAATCGCGGTGAATTAAAGTACGGCATCTTCGATACAAGAGAACAGGCTGTAGGGTATGTAGAAAATCAGTTCAAAGGAATTCACTGTGACGTGAGTATTAGTTGCGGCATAACACGTTACACTTCCGATGATGACTGGGTTACCTATGAGATTTGGGAGATAGGAAACGAACCTTACATTCTCATAGATTGGCATGATGATGGGAAAACGGAATTCGCAGTTGCGTGTTTTGATGACGATAGTGATGCGTACCGGGCGACTATTAACGATATGTATTCGTATCTTGATGCAAACCATCATAAGGAAACCGACGTGTGGTTCGGAGAAAGAGAAGGTAGGATTGATTATGATGATGATCTGTACCGGTGGAATATCATTGGAAATTTCTTACAACATTAGAAAGAGGTGATAACAATGGATAAGATCAACTGTATTGATTGCATTCATTACAAAGAAAGCCCTTATGTGGTAGGCAGATGCGACCGTGACAGATGGGTAAGAGTACCGTGGGACTGGTGTAAGGATGGCGAAGCGAAAAGTGGAACAACATTAGAAGGAGGTAAAAACATATGAAGGTTTGCCCGATGTGTAATGGAAAACATTTCTATATCCGTGCGATTCTCGATCAGACATGGCTCGTTGACGGTGACGGTAAACAGCTCTCTGTTACGAGAAGCGAAACAATCAAAGACGAAGATGATAACAGCGAATGGGTGTGTGTAAATTGTGGCCACGTAGCAAGGGGTGCCGACCTCGTTCCGTTAAAAAGAAAGTACACTGTAACAATTTCATACACTACCAGAGGTGAGCTTGATGTGAGCGCGTTCGATGAGAACGAGGCTTATGAGATTGCAGCCGGAATGCTTGGCGATGATGAGAATTTAATCAGTTATACCGTTAAGGATGAAAATGGAGAAATAGTTCTGGACGGTATGTGCTGAAATGTAACAACATTAGAAAGCGAGGATAGAATGATGATCGGATGGAAGCTGTTCAGAATTAAGAATGGAGTGCTGTATCCACTGTATGTATATGCAAACGAGCCGATTGAAGTTGGCGTATGGCTGAAAGCGAAAGCAGGTCCAAAAGCCGAAGATGGAAAGCATGTCAAGTCTAAACTCGGTGACCTGGCTTATCGTCCCGGCTGGCATCTAAACGATGACGCTCCTCATGTAGAGCATATCTACAGCCGGGGAAAGGATGGACAGAAGTACATGAAGAAAGGAACTGTCTGGGCTGAGGTGGAATATCGTGGCGAAGACCTTAAGGAGCTTGTCAATTCCATGGGTAAGCTTCCGAGAGATAAGTGTCTCCGGTATGTACCCAATGGATTCTACCGCTACAAGACTACCGCCACCATGCGTGGTGAGTGGATCATCAGCGGCGAGATGAAGGTAAACCGAATTCTCACTGATGATGAAGTGAGAGAGTTGTGCGAAAAGATCGGACTTGTGCCGTTAGAAAGAGAGGTGGCGTAATGACAAAGGAGTTTATTAACGATGCCATTTTTGTAACATATTTTGATCGGCATGAGGAGGATGAGGCTCATGTCTGGATCGAAGATACTAAAGACCTTGATTATATGATGGATGAAATCAGGAAAGCGAAAAGACTCCCAACGTTCTTTATGGAGAACGACGAAATGGATCTTAATGGTTGGTATGACTTTAAACTGTATTTTACACAGGAAGAGGTGACATCATTCTGTGCCATCGTCTGCAACGGTAGTTCTTGTTACCCCGAAGACGATGAATATGAAATTCCTCTGACAGCAGAAGAAAAGGTATGGATGTTTGAGCGGATCAAAAGCGAGATCGGAGAAAGAGAATGGAATTATTTATGGGAGGAAGAGTGAACGTAGCTGTACTCCGTGACGCAAATGGAAATGATATTGATAAGGAGGCGATCTACTGATGACTTACAACATGACGATAAGGCTGAGCGGTCTGATGGATGTAACAATCGAAGCGAACAATGAGGAAGAGGCTATTGCAAAAGCCAAAGCGATTGTTTATGAAAGCGACTACAACGCAATGTGGGCACCGGAAACCGAAGTGTTCCATATCTACGGAGAGAAAGGAGCGGTTGGAGCATGAAAGCATGGCAGGTTAGAGTAAGAACAGTTGTGGAAACATGGATTCCGGTTGAAGCGGAGACGGAAGAAGAGGCCGAAAGAGAAGCGCTTGCCTATGCAGATACCGATGATCTGAATGATTGGAAGACAATGGATACGGAAGTGATGGAGGTGGAGGAAGATGTTTATTTTAGCGATTAAGCTTGATGACTTCGCTGACGACTGGGACCCGTATGGTTATGCCGATGCGTTCAGATCAAGAGCAGAAGGTATTGAGAACTTTATGACTGGGCTTGCCAAGGATAGCGAAAGCATTCTGGATTGGCTCAAGGAAATTGCTGATGAGTGTGAGTGCTGGGATGATCCTGAGCATGATAAGTTTATGGAAAAAGCAAACGAGCTTATCAAGGAGGTAGGGAAATGGGTTTCGAGATAAACGGCAAGAAAGTTGCAGAGAACGTATCTGAGTTAACTCTGATTGCATATGAACTGAAAGAGAAAGCAGACGGCGAATTCGATTCGAGAGTTATCTTCGAAGAGATATATGATCTTGCTGTCGAATTCGAGAAGATCTGGGAGATATTGGATAAAGATGAGTATGAGCCAGATTATCTCACAGAGATTGAGAAGTTTGGCCTGGATCGCCTGAGCAAGTTCTTTGGTATCGAGCGAAAGTTTTATGGAAAAGTTGCACCGATTCTTCGCTTTAATGTTGATGCTACAAGCAAGGATGAGGCCGGCGCAATTGTTGTACAGAGGTTAAGAGCAGCAGGATTTGATGTTAGCGATGGCGTTGACTTTATGTTTGAGGGGGACTAATCATGGAAAAGAAAATCGAAGTTAAGACGAGTGCTGGAACGATCTGTGCAGAGGTAAACGGAGCTCCTGGAGCACCTGGTATCTACCTCTACTTTATTCCGAAGGGAACCGATGTGGAGATTGATCTTGCCGGGGCTGAGGTTGCAGAAGATCCCAACCTTAGAGCCGAACGACAGACAGAAGAGGATGTCGTTCTTCGTATCTGGGGTGATGTTGGAGACGAATGTTACACACAGAGGATTGATTACAAGCGAAGTGATGTTGTAGATGCTCTGATTGACTGGGGCTGTGATGAGATTAAGGAGGACGAAGAATGAAAGCTGCGGTTGGTGAGTATTTAAACCTGTGGACGGAAGCTGGACATGAAGATGAAACCGATCTGGATATTGGTCTTGACATCTACATCATCTTTGCTGAATGGGTTATTGTCGGTTTTGATGAGATGGAAACAAGAGCGAGATCGGCGATAGAGAAATGGAAGAAAGACTTTAAAGGTGATCGGTGCATTGACATCGGAGTCGAGCTTGCTTTGGAAGAAGAGTTTGGAGATGAGGCAGTTATGGTTGAGGTAAGGAGGCTTAAATGATAACGTGTCTTAAAAAGAAGATTGTAAAAAAGATGTGCATTCTGCTTACGGAGAATGAAGATGGCGGTTACGATGTTTCTGCTGCTCCGATGGTGTCGGAAGACATGAGTGGAAATCCGTATGTTTGGAAGTATTTTCTTAGAATAGAAGATGCAGTTAAGTGTTTCGATACACTTGTGAGGAGGTACGGAAATTGAATAAGAGAGAGTGGCTTGTAAGCAAGATCGGAAGTGAGATCGTAGACCAGTTACCCAATGCCGGCGTAGCCTTTTATTACATGGCGATGCACGACAACGGAATGGATTTGTCTGATGCGGATCGGTACGCATGGTTGAACATGCTGTTCGGTGATGATATCGGTGTTGATGCTGCCCGTAAGATCATCGACTGGTATCACGGAAAAGATCTCGATGTCATGGAGCTTACGCATACAAGTAAAAAGGAAGTGATGGGTGTATGCGAAGAGCTTGGTCTTCATCTGTTCTTTGAGGACTGGCCCCTTGAAGAGCCTGACTACATTGACTACACCTGCATGGTTCTTCCAATGATCAAGAAGCAAATTGACAAGATGTTCGATAATGGCTATACCATCGATCAGGTATGCGGTTGTATCTGTGGCTTATTCTATTATGGACTTATCAATGATGTAGATGAGATGCGGCTGCATGAATATGCTGATCCTGACAACGTAATGGAAATCGCACCGTTTGAAGCGTGGTGTGAGTTTGAAGGTGAGAATCCGCTTGACTATATGAAGGAGGAATTATGAAGTGTGAACCGTTAGACATTATTTTAACAGTAGAAGAACTCGCCATGTCTGGTGAAGTCAGCCTCGGCAGGTGCAGTCGTTCCACGGCTTATCGTGACGCCAAACGTATTAATGAATATCTCATTCAAAACCGATACGGCTGGCGTGTCAAGCTGACAAACGACAAAACGGCCTCTATGCCATATTCGCTTGTTACCATTTGACAAATACAATCGAAGCCTACGAACTTACATAAGGAGAGAGAAAATGAAAATCAATATCACGGCAGAAGAGAAACTTCAGAAGGCGCTTGATGAGGTGCAGGCAAGATGCAAGGTAAGAGTAGTAACGGCAAAGGATATCATTGAAACATTGAATGGTATCGCCGTACCGAAGAGCAGACTCAACGGAACCAAGGTGTACTGGGATGGAGCAGAAAGATTTCCCAGTTCGTACAAGTACACTCCTGAGTCCACACATTGGACCGCAGAGAACGTACATGGAAGATGGTATGTAACCAACATTTACAGATACATCTGCCCGAACAGAAGAACACACAGCGGGAAGATTGAGTTTTCGGAAGATGCTAAAGCTTGGATACTTTCAGAAGCGAGCATGATCTAACAACATTAGATAGAAGTGATTGACAACCTAACAAACTAATGATAACATTAGATGGAAAAGAGAACTGAAATGAACTTTTACTTTTCTACGCAGAGACCTGTGAGCATCGGAACTTATCCCGGAAAGCCGGCTTGGTTTAATAACTTCGATAAGCGAATTGATGTGCCGTGTATCAACTGGAAAGCATGGGGTGTTCTGGAATATACGAAGCCGTTGACTGATAAAGAAGTAAAAGGCTATGATCTGGCTCCGGCTAATCTGGTTTGGATTGGCTGTTACCGTGACCTGTACAATCTCGACTTCTGGGATCGCCCTGATAAGTACGGAGATGATAATTATATGGAAGTTCTCATGCCGGTCGATTGGGTAAAAGAGAATATTGAGCTGACCGGATATGAAAACTACGAAGAATTCTCAAAAGAATATACTTCAGACAATACGCAGGAACTTTACTGGAAGGCAGAGGCGGACGGAGTGATCTATGGAAGGGAATTCTGATGAAACTTAAAAATAAGACGATACGAAGGGATGTTATATATAGATACAACTATATCTACGATAATACACCGGGAATGAGTACGATTCAGTTGCTTTCAAATGCAGTTATAGAAAAAGCTGTCGAAGACTACAGAACGTATCTTAAGACAGGGTATCTCGCCGGTGTATATGAAATCGAAGAATTCTTCAGAAGCGAACGCTTCAAGATAATGACAAATGTTAGCGGAGATTATCTGATTAAAAAGATCAAGGAGGAGGCGAAGGATGAAGCAGATCAGTTTTGCAAAAGGAGCAAAAAAGCCATGCGCAATCTGTCACAGCAAAGCGCATAAGGGATTTCTGACAGCGGCGGCAATCAAGGAACACAAGTGTTGTGAAAAGAATTGCCCGTTTCTCCAGAAGCTGGAACATGACTACTGGATTCAGTGTGAACGGAAGCGGCTTGAGAAGCGAGCTATGAAGATGCTTTCAAATAAGAATATCACCTGGACCAAGACGGTCTGCTACAAGAAGGTAAAAGAGTTATCACTGGATGAACTGAGAGAGTTTGTTGAGAAGGAGGCCGTATGATGTGGGATAAGTTAAATGATTGGCTGAAAAGCGAAGAAGCAGAGAAGACGCTGAGTCTTGAAGATCCTGATCTGTTTGTGAGGATCATCGAGAAAGCGGCTTCTTTTAATAAGGAAGGAACGCTGTCGATGTGGACAGACGGTAATGAACTTCTGGTAAGCGAAGAGAAGCAGGCCGACATGATCTACCACGGACTTGACCGGCTGTTCGGAACGCACTGCTTTGGAACTGGCTACTATGATCCAAAGGAAGACATCGCAGAGGATTGTGTTGATAGATATACCGGATGGCACTATGTGGATATTGTATAAGGAGGATTAACATGCTGAAGATCGTACTAATGGGAGCTGTTGTAATGGGATTCTGCTACACCGGAAATGGAAAAGAGTTTGCGAAACATGTTGGCGTTGCAATGTGGGCACACGTTATTGCGGCACTGATCATGAGCATGTAAGGAGGTAGAAATGGTTACAAGAACATGGAAAGTCTACGGAATGGATGGCCATCGGCAGAAGGAAAGCTTCAACGAGTCTTATGTGTACGACTTCAGCTGTGAACGCGATGGTGTAAGGATCATCGAGGTAGAGAACAGCGATAAGACAGGGACGAACGATTATAGCCTGATCAGAATCACAAGGAACACGGCTGCTGAATGCGATGCTGAATTCAAAGGTCAGCTTTCGGATGGTATCTTTGAAGATTGTAAGATTGGGTATACAGAGGAGGTGGCGTAATGGAAATTGTAGGACTAATTGCAATATCTTGTGTGATGATGCTGTTCAACGGCGGCATCGTCGGTGTGATTATGCTTTGGGCTTGGGTTGCATATAAAGCAAATGAGAAGCAGAAGAACATTGCGAAGTATAACAAAGCGAAAGAAGAGTTCAGAAGAAAGAATGGATACGATTATCCTGGGTATATGTGATTCAGAACATAAAATACAATCAATATGAAGGAGGAAACGAACATGACAAAGATGCAGAAGCTTGAGCTTAGAAACGGAGATTCCATTAACATTTACTGCTGCCAGGATGATTACCCGAGAGTGATCACCACCTACGCTCTGCCGAATGGAAAGGAGTACATCATCTCTTCATTAGTTACGGATGAGAAGTCTGGCGATCCTGATCTTCTGGAGATTCACACCTACGGAGATCCCGATGATGAGCGTGTGACCAACCTCACGAAGATTTCCAGGAAGAGAATGAGGGCGAACGCCTATGACTGATCTGGAAAAGTATCTGGAGGCGAACGGTGTCAAGTATGTATTGGATGATTACACTCCGATCATACTTGTACCCGCAAGCGAATTTAAGGAAGCATGGAAAACTTGGAGCGCAAAGGTAAAGGAACTTAATCACAAATCAAGTTGGGGAGTGAGGGCTATCTATGAATAAGATGAGAAGAAAAGAACTTGGAAGAGCGGCAGATATGTTAAGAGAGGCTTGCGATATCATTCAGTGTTGCAGAGATGAAGAGGAGGAGGCATACGATAATCTCCCTGAGTCATTCCAGGATGGAGAAAAGGGAGCGGAGATGCAGGAGTACATTGATCAGATGGATGAAGCGATGGATTCTATCGAGGAAGCTGCCGCTACAATCGAAGAGATTGCGGAGGTGTGATTATGATTGGAACAAGGATCATTTGCTATCTGGTACTGTCAGTGATTATGCTGTTGATTCCCGGTGGAGTTGCCGGGATCATCATGGTTTGGAGTTGGTTTGCATACGAGCTTTACTGTGAAGCGAAGCTGTGGGATAGACATCAGAGATACCTGGAAGAGAAGCGAGAAGCGAACCGGAAGAAAGGTTACGTATACATCGATTAAGAAAGGAGATCGAGATGAGAGCAGAAGATATGGGTATACCCCGAGGAGATGATATGGAAAACGTAATTCAGTTTGGAGATAGTTGGGATAATGCGTGGTCAATGGAAGTTGATCTTGAAGCAATTGCAGCTGATGCGGGGAAGAGGAAATACGACAAGAAAAACAAGGTCTACTATGTAGATCTTCCGATGAAGAACGCAAAGAAGATTGTCGATCTGATTATCAGATACGCGCATAAGGACGATCTTGAAGTTGTTGATAGATATCTTCGCTCGAATTGCAAGCTGTATAAGTACTGGGTAGAAAAGAGGTGGAAATGAGTACGGGTTATTATGTGTATCGTTATATACATAATGAAACAGTCGTTTATGTTGGTAGAACGATCTCTATGCAACAGCGTGTTAAGCAACATAAGACAGATTCTCAAAGTGATAAGTTCTTAAGTTACTGTAAGGATCATCATATGGCATATGAAGACTTTAAGATTGATTATATTTCATTGAAGAGTGCTGCTGAAGAGAGAATCGTTGAGCTGTTTCTTATCAACCTCTATAAACCGGAATTAAATGACGCAGAAAAATATGATGGTGGTATTGAATTAATATCATTTAATTCTTTTGATAGCTTCGTTGAATATAAAGCAGAAGATGAGGAGAAAAAGAAATGCAAAAAGAAGGACACACCAGAGGTCGATGTGTGTAGGTTTAATCTTCCAGAAGAGAACCCACTTTTAAAAGATTACGCACAAACGATAGCAGAATATTATACTCCAATAGAGGTTAAATCGTCTGTTGGGGCAAGGAAGTATGCAGATTTGCAAGATAGATGGTTTGTTTTAAGTCAGTTATATAAATTTGTTAGCAATGGCGGAAGTGATGTTTTGATATTGAACGGCATACACGATTTCTGTCATATTTTTCTTGGTAATAAAAGAACGAAATTCCATACACATATTATTCGATACATAGAATATGATCCAGAATTAGATCAGAGCGAAATACATTTGTTATACGGAGAAAAGACAAAGAGGTTGTTGTTTATAATCCGTCTGCATGTAAACGCACTTCAATTAGCGCTTGAAAATTCAAATGTGCAAAGTAAATTTTTAAAATACATCAACCCACTGTATGATTGCAACGAAGAATTAAAGATCAGTGAAATGGAAACAAACCAGGTATTAACAGAAGAAGAGCTACGCGAGTTCTGTGGCGAAGGGGATACATGAAAATCAGATACTATCTTATCAATAAAGCACAGCGGCAAGAGTACGACAATTTCCACAAGCAATATGAGAAAGCTGGCAAGGCATTCTATCTCAGGATGCTTCGCTACTGCAAGGAAAGAGACGGGACAGTAATCAACCAGGCATATGGGGAAAAGTTCTGTGACCGCTTCCAGGAGATGCTTGATACCGCGATTAAAGAAACGGAGAACGATTATAAATTTCTGATCGGGATCACAACCGAAGACGGGTTCTATATGTCCGATCTTACGGCGCTTGGAATCTACAACTTCACACAGCTTATCAACTTTCTTAAATCAGAAGGAAGCTGGACGGTAGAGGATGACAAAGGAAGGAGAGCAACTGTTACCGACCTCAAATCCTTGGCTAAGATCAAAGGAATTAAACCTCACTACAAAGAAACAGTGAATCAGTTGACGGCACAGCGCATTGACAAAGCTCTCTGGTACGGAAACAGGGCGCTTGATGATGTGCAGCAGGCCATTGAAGATGAGAAGTATGCAACGACAAGGAACGAAGAGCTGTTAGAACTTGAAGACAAACTGATCAGGAGTTTAGACATCCTTGATACAGCAAGAATAGGAGGCTGACATGACTGGAAGAGAAGAAAGCATCATGAAAGCGAAAGCGAAAATGGCTGAGATGTTGGAAGGACAGCCGGCTGAGGTCCGTGGATTCTATTCTGATATGATCCACTCCGGTAAGACCAAGTCCTTTATGACGCAGAAGTCCTATCTTCAGATCGTAATTGCATTTATGAACTGGCTCGATAAGCCGGTAAGCGAGGTGACGTACGACGATGTCCTGACTTATATGGACGAGAAGTCAAACGGCGGCAAGACATCCGGGTCGTGGATGGTTGCTGTGTATTCCGGTCTGAAGAAATACTTCAGTTATCTTCGGAAGACAAAGCGCATCACTGAGAATCCTATGGAAGAGATGGATAGGCCGGCAGCCAAACCGTCTGACCAGGTGAAGCGCACCTATCTTACCAAAAAAGAGATCGATGCTGTCGTTAGGGAAATCAGAATGTCTGGCGACAAGTATGCCAAGCGAGACGAGCTGATCTTTGTTCTCTTCCTGACCAACGCAATGCGACTCAACGCCCTGTTTGAACTGAATGTTGACAGTATCAACTTCGACAGGAAGGAGATGAAGGTTATTGAGAAGGAAAACAAGATTAGGACTTTCTATCCTTCTGACAGCGTCCTGAAGCTTACCGCCGATTACCTGAAGGAGCGCAACTATCTTGCCCCTCGTATCAAAACCAACGCATTATTCGTGAGCGATAAGGGAGAGCGGATGACCAGGTATATGATTGAAGCCATGATTACCAGGCGTTGCGAAGTCACCGGTAAGCACATCACTCCGCATAAGATCAGAGCGTCAACAGCTACGCTGCTTTCTCAGGACGGTTATTCTGTCTATGACATTCAGCAGTTACTCGGACACGCATCGCCTCACACAACTGAAATTTATTTACAGAATAAGAACGAAGCGAGTGCAAAAGCTAACAAAGGAGCCAACGGATTCTATGCTTGACATTCAAAATGATTGTGATAACATTAGATACAGAAGACGAAAGGAATTAGGACAATGGAGAGGAAGTTTAGTTTGTATTCGAGGGAGTCCTTGACTGATAAGGAATTTGAAGTATTCTCGAATGCTGAAAATGATATCGAACTTTATAAAATGAGTAACGACGATATCCTGAAAGTTATTTCCGATTGCCACTGTGCATCAATTACTGATGTAAAAAAATGCACCGACCTGATTAACAAATATATGCAGGACTATGAGGAAGCTTTTTTCGGTGAAAGGCTATGTAAAACTCTAGTAATGGAGAGACCTGCACAGTATGTCGATTTCTCAGCAAGAGAATCAATTAGGCTGACTGAAAAAGATATTATGGATATCGTTGATTATGAAGATCGTTTTGCACTGAAGTTTATTATCCTTGGTGCATACGAAGGGATCGGAACTTATGATGTCGCAGATATCCTTGAAACCGACGCAGACGGAATTAACAGGCAACAGAAGACGATTACCGCCAAGTCGGGGCATATATATAAATGCAGTCAGAAGCTGATTGATATTGCTGTTTTATCTGCCGGTGAAGACGCTTACCCAGATACGAAGGGGAGAATGATCGAGACGGTAGAAAATGGAAAGATAATCAGAATCAAAAAGCTCAGGAGTGGCAAGAACACAATGAGTCCGGCTGTATTATATAACTGGTTGGGTCGGTATAGAGAGGCAAATGGTGACGAACGTATCACACTGCGAAGACTGTATATGAGTGGGTTCTTCAATAGGTATATGGAAATATTAAAAGGAAGAACTTACACAAAGGAAATCAGACCAGAGTTTGAAGATCTTCTGGATCAATATAATAAGAAGGATTTGGCTGATACATCACTTGTTAATTTGAAATACTATGATAGGGCGATCTTTTGATCGCTCTAAATTTTTTGTGAGACAACATTAGATACGGGTGAAATATAAGTATTGACAAGAACGGTTGTTCGGTGTATGATTAGAACAAACAGATGTTCGAGGAGGAAGAAGATGGAGTTTACACAGTTACTCGAAGAGAACATTGGAAAATATGTGGCTTTCACTGTTGGAAACAAGAGAAGCGTTAGCACGACAAATGAACTCATCAAGTATGTGTTCGTGACAGAGAATGCAATCTATATCGATACAGAAAATGGAAGCCATACATACACCGACTGGAAAGATATTTATACTGAGGATAGCATCTCGTATTTCATTGATGACAATACGATCATTTCGTTTAAGGAGGGTGCATGATCTATTTAGATAATGCCGCTACAACGCAGACAGACCCGAGGGTAGTCGAAGCGATGCTTCCGTGGTTTACTGAGAACTACGGGAACGCCGGTTCAACCCATAAGTTTGGTAAGATTGCGAAAGAGGCAATGGAAAAAGCCAGAAGCGAGATCGCAGAGGTAGTTGGCTGTTTCCCGGATGAGATCATATTTACATCTGGTGGAACGGAGTCTGACAATATGGCGATGTTATCTACTTCTGATGAGGATTTAATAAGCGATATTGAACATAAGGCTGTATTGACATACAGCGAGTGGAGATTCAAAACATGCTCCAACGGTGTAATAGACATCCAGGATTTTCTATACAAGCTAAACAAATTCACTAATCTTGTCTCTCTTATGACTGTTAACAATGAAACAGGAGTTGTTCAGCCGTATGATCTAATCGGTAAGCTTTGCCATGAACGGAGCATCTTATTCCATACCGATGCCGTTCAGGCATTTGGGCATAGGCCGATTGATATTACACATGTTGACGCAATGAGTGTTAGTGGGCATAAGTTCAATGGGCCGAAGGGAATTGGATTCCTCTTTGCGAATCGAAAATTTCGAAAAGGATTGTACCCATCAATGTTTGGTGGTGGCCAGGAGTTCGGACTTAGGTCTGGAACGGAGCCGATTCCGCTTATCGTAGGGCTTGCTGAAGCCACGAAGTTACATGCTAACCCACAGCCGGTTAACCTCGGCTGGTTTGAGGATAGGTTGGTGTCAGAATGTGGCGCTGTCATCAACGGAACCAGCTGCCACGATGATCCATATAAGAACATCATCAACTTTCGGTTGGATGTTCACAATGACACAATGATCCAGTCGCTCAGTAAGATGGAGATTTACTTAAGCGCTGGGTCAGCCTGTAATGCTTCGTCAGCGACTCCGAGTCATGTGCTCAAGGCTATGGGGCTTACGGATGAAGAGTGCAACAGAAGTCTTCGCATCTCGGTAGGGAACGGTATCTCCGCTGAAGATGCAGACACTGTTGTACGGGCTATCAACAAAATCAGAATGGAGCAGAAGATAGTTGAAGGGATAGATGAAATGTAAAGACTGCAAGACAGATATGATAAATGCTGTCGATTACAGCGGCGGAACTTACATAACATACTTGGCCAGGTGTCCAGAGTGTGGAAAGGTTCGCATCATAAAGTTTGAAGAAGATAAGCACCTGAATTTAAATTTTGACAAGAGGTATTATGAGTACAAGTAAAAATTATTTCTCGAAGCTAAACTCAATTTCGCTGACAGATCAGATTAAAAAGAACCAAGGGCTTAATTATGTGTCCTGGGCATCAGCTGAAACGGAACTTAAAAAGATTGATCCATATGCAAGGATTGAGCGGCTTGAGTATGTACCGAAGATTCTGCTTGGTGAATCAATTATAGACGGAGAACCGAGACCATACTGGTCTGTTGGTAATACAGCTGAGGTAAGGACGAGGATCACTCTAAACGCAAAGCGGGTTTATGAGACGCTGGAAATTCCATATGACAAGGATGATCCGGTTGAAATCGTAGAAGAGATGTGGCTTCCGGTAATGAACCTGAAAAAGCAGCCGGTCACCCTGGATACTATCACATCTATGGATGTTAATAAGGCGACAATGAGATGTATCGTTAAGAACATTGCAGCTTTCGGTTTAGGACTTCATGTGTATGACGGTGAGGAATTCTCCGATGAAGACCTTGCGCTTCAGAAACTTCAGACCGCTTGCTATGAGCTGATTGGAAAGAAGTGTAAGATCGGTGACACTCAGAAAAAGAAGGTAGCTGAGATCTGTAAAGAGATGCTGCCTGATCAGGGTGGAGACCCGAAGCAGTGTCAGGACAAGGAAACCCTTGAGGAGCTGAAGAAAAAGCTTCTTGCCGTTCGCTGACAACATTAGATAGGTGTGATTGAATGAAGTGCAGATATAACAAATGCCTGTATGGTGGCGGTGAGATCGAAAAAGGATCGGAAGTTCAGGTAAAGAAGGGCTATTACATGCACCCTGAATGTGCCAGATATAGTTGGGCAATCAGAGAAGTTGTGGAGCTCTACAAGAGGGAAATTGATTCCACTGTAATGCCGGCGGTTCTTTATAAGGTAATTAATAAGATCGTCTTTGACCGGAAGACAGACCCAGAGTTCTTATTGTTCGCGCTTAAGGGAGCTGTTACTGAGAAAGTCCCGATCAAAGCTCCATACGGTTTGTATTATCTCGTCAAAGATGATGATCGAATCCAGAAATGGAGACAGCGAGAAGCTCAGAAGATCATTAGTAAAATCACCTTAGCGGAACAGAAGAAGCCAACCGATTATAAGTACACACCTTCACCGCCACCAAGGTTGTCGAGAATTACGGAGGGGCTATGAAGACTGACACCATTAAAGATAATAAAGCTGAAGCGGTAGTAATCAGTACGCTTCTTTATCATCCTGAGTTTATTGCACATTCGCCGGCGCTAAGGGAGCGCTGCTTCCATAACACAGATAATCAGCTCATGTTCTGGGCAATCTCGAAGTTATTTAAGGATCAGCATGTATCACAGATTGGTCCGCTCGAACTTGAGAATGTTATCAACAGCAATGGAAGCGTCGCTAAAGAGTGGAAGAAAGCAAACAATGTGAAGTCGATGCAGGATTATATCGACCTCGCAAACAACAGCAAGACAGATGATATTCAGGCTTACAAGATGTATGTCAAGAGAGTTCTTGATCTTGCTGTGGCGAGAGATGTGATCAACAACTGCGAGGCCACTGCGAACTATACACTTGCCAATCCTGACATTGGAGTAGATAAGCTGAGCTCTAAGGTCTACAAGGACTTCCAGGAGATCATGACGAGATACATCACTCACGATGAGATACGTCAGATCGGTGAGGTTGGAACGCAAATCTGGAATGATATTCAGAAACGCAAAGCAGCCGGTGAGATGAATGGTTTCCCATCTATCCTTCCAACGCTGAAGAACTATTTCATCTATCAGAAACAGGAGATGGTTCTGGTTGGAGCAAGAATGAAAACAGGTAAGTCAATCTTTGGAATGCTTGAAGCGCTCAATGCGGCCCAGCATAATATTCCGACGATGATATACGACAGTGAGATGTCAGACAAACTGTTTTACCTGAGAGTTCTTTCACACTACACCGGGATTACGCCGCTGAGGCTTGAGAATGAACAGCTTACCGGAGATGAAAATGCCATTGTTGAGAATGCAATGAAGGCTATTGATAAGCTCCCGCTCGTTCACATCTTTAATCCGAGCATGAATATGGATCAGCTTTATTCGCTCTGCTACCAACAGAAAATCCAGAACGGACTTGAGTTTGTCATTTATGACTACATTAAGGGTGGCGATGAAGTTGAGGCATCGCGCCGCTCCAATCAGATGGGAGCCATGACAGACTTCCTTAAGAACAGAATCGGTGGCGAACTTGATCTTGCAGTCCTGGCATTTGCTCAGGTAGGTAGGTCTGGAGAGATCGCCGAGTCGGATGCAATCGAAAGATACTGCTCGGTTTCATGTAGCCTTTTTAAGAAAACGCAAGAGCAGATCTTAAACGATGGCGCTGACTGCGGAACTATGGGGCTGTTAGTAAAGTTAAATCGCCTCGGGCCTTCGATGATGGAAAGCGAGTACCTTGACCTTCAGTGGGCTAAAGGACTGACGATCCAGGAGGCTGCACGACATGACGCAGGAATCGTATGATCCCGGATATCTTGAGGAGATAAACAAGTCAGTCAATCTTCTGGATTACGCAAAGCAAAGCTTTGACTTTGAAGAGAAGAGTGGAAATTACTTCACTCATTGTCCGAGCACGGAACATCAGGATGACACAGCTAGTCTTTGTATCAATCCTGAGATGAACATCTTCAAGTGCTTCGCCTGTGGGGCCGGCGGCGGAATCATTAGCTGGCTGCGGTTTGTAGAACATCTAAGCTTTAAGGATGCTGTCCAAAAAGCAGCTCACCTTGGGAATGTCGAGCAGAAAGATGGATATAGGTCGCAGACGGTTATCGTCAATCGGTCGTTGGCTCCAATTAAGAACCAACGTGTACAGCATCAGATTTTGGACAAGTCAATTTACGATCAATTCAAAAAGGAGCTACCGGAAGAATGGTTAGAGGAAGAGATTAGCCCAGATGCGATGCGCCGCTACTATGTCAGGATAGATGAAGGTAAAAAAAGAATTGTCTATCCTGTCTTCGATGCGGCCGGCAATTTTATCAACATCAAAGGACGGACAAGACGAAAACTGTATAAGGAACTTGGAATCCCGAAGTATGTGAACTATGTAAAGTCGGGGACAATTGACTACTTTCAGGGATGGCAACAGGCATTACCGTATATAAAAGCGAAAGGCGAAGTCATCCTGTTCGAAGGAATCAAGAGCTGTATGAAAGCTTATGACTACGGTTACCTGAATACAGTTTCTGTTGAGTCCCATGAGATTAACCGAGAGCAGATAAAGCTACTGATCAAACTCGGAGCTGATGTTGTGATTGCTTTTGACTCTGATGTTAACCCTGAAACAGTAAAGGGGATCGGAACACTGGTAAAGTTTTTGAACGTAGATATCATATCGAACCCAGACCTGCTTGGTGAAAAGGAAGCGCCGGTGGATAGGGGTAAGGAGATATGGGAACAGTTATACAAGGAGAGATACAGGCTTTGACATGGAGCTTTACAAAACTGAATGCATTTGAGCAGTGTCCATATGCATTCTACCTGCATTATGTCCTGCACGATAACGGAGAACGGAACTTCTTTTCCGAGGCAGGATCAGCGATGCACGAGACACTGGAGTACCTGGCTAAAGGAACCATAAAGGTTGAGGATGCAATTAAAAAATTCGATGAACTGTGGTCCTCGGTTGATACCTCTGAAGTCAAGGATTCAATCGTTGAGAACACATACTGGGGATGCATTGACTATCTCGGTGGGCTTACCGGCCATGAACTGGATAAGTACAATATTCTTATGACAGAAGGTGAAGTCAGATTCACCAGAAACGGAGAGAATTTTCTGGGATTCATTGACCTGCTACTTGAGGAAAAGGACACAGGAGACCTTATCCTGGTTGATCACAAGTCACATAAGAAGCTGCTCGGTAAGAATGGAAAGCCGCTAAAGACCGAGATGAAAACTCTCCAGGAATATAAAAGGCAGCTGTACTTATACTCCACACCTATTATTGAGAAGTACAACAAGACTCCAAAGAAGTTGGTCTGGAATCATTTTAAGACCGGAGACCTGACTGTGGTTCCTTTTGATTGGGATGAGTATAGGGAAGCATGGGAGTGGGCAACTGAACTGATCGACAGGATCAAATGTGAAGAAATCTTTGAGAATAAAGAGGATTACTTCTACTGCCATAACATTTGTAACTATAGACACAGCTGTGAATACTTGGAGGATGATTGATGATTGTACCGGCATTCTTTATCTTAGGTATTTTAACTGGATTTTTAATTGCGATCACGATTGTCGTGCTTCATGACGATCAGAATCCACCGAGGTACGGCGTATGATCTGGGTTACCGGCGATTGCCATGCTGAGTTTAATAAATTTTCTTCTAAGACTTTTCCCGAAGGTAAAGACGCCACCAAAGATGATTATGTGATTGTCTGCGGAGACTTTGGAATCTGGCATGACACACCTGATCAGCGCTATTGGTTCAAGTGGCTCACCGAAAAGCCATGGACAACATTATTTGTCGATGGTAACCATGAAAACTTTGATCAGCTGAACAAGTTACCGGTCGAAGAGTGGAACGGCGGGAAGATACACAGAGTAACAGACAGTATCTTTCACCTGATGCGTGGAGAAGTGTTCGCGCTACAGAATAAAGTGTTCTTTACGTTTGGTGGTGCAGCTTCGCATGACATTTTCGATGGAATTATTGATCCGTCTGAAGATGGATGGCTACAGAAAGCAAAACTCTGGCAGAAACAGGGCAAATTCTTTCGAATCAATCACTATTCATGGTGGAAGGAAGAGATGCCTAATGAAGCTGAGATGAATAACGGAATTTACAATCTCGAACTGGCCGATAATGATGTCGATTTTATCATTACACATGACTGCCCAACCGGAATTGCGATGCATATGTATCCGAATGGGGCGGTTGATGTGAATGATCTGAACCGTTATCTACAAGAAGTCCAAAGCAACGTGAAATATCACCGTTGGTACTTCGGTCATCATCACAGAGATGAGTCATTCGGAAAAGAGATTTGTTTGTATGAAAGGATTGAAAGAATCGTATGAAAAAGATCAGGAATGAAGTATTTGAAACCAACAGTTCGTCAATGCATTCGATCTGCATTGTAAAGAATAAGACAGAAGATAGATATACGCCAAAAGAGATAGTCGATGGCGTCTGGGTCTTTGGAGACGGATCTGTAGAACTTAGTTATGATGAATGTTCATTTGGAAGAGAACCTTTTGAAATTCTTTGCAATCTATTCCGCAAGACTTTATATGCTTTTGCATCATTCGGAGCTGAGAGATCGGATGAAATTACGAGAATATTTGTAAAAGCATACAATGAAGCAGCTGATAAAGTTGGCGAAGACCATATGAGGGAGTTTTGTTTCGACACTGATTATGATGATGAGGTTTATTATGGCGATATTGATCATCAGTCTAGGGGATTGCTTCAGAGATTTCTGGATAACAACAAGATATCGCTCGAAGAATTCCTTCTCAATCCGAAGTATGTCGTTGTTATTGACGGAGATGAATACTGGCAGTTGCAGAAATATCAGAATGCTGGGCTTTTAGAGGAGTTGGAGGTCGTGCAGAAATGAGAAAGGTAAGAGCAGGAGTTTTTGAAACAAATAGTTCGGCGGTACATTGCCTGGTCATGCCGGAGAAATACATTGAGAAATCCAATCTTAAGATAACCAGAGGTAAGATAAAGGTTTCATTCTTAAATGACGACTTTGAGTTTCCTTGTGACACGCAGGAATCTAAACTGTCTTACCTAATTACGCAGATTGCATATAAGAATTGCGGATGGAATTGGAGAGACCTCGAAGAAGATTATGAGTATAAGACAGTAAAAGAGTTTGTGTGTGATTACACAGGCGCAAAAGACATCAAGATTGATTACAGCACGGAACCCGGCATCAATCATCAGGCACAATGGGGTGATTACACTGACGAGTTTGTTGATACATGTGACAGGGATTCGGTGATTAGCTTTATCTTTTCGCCGGTTATGGTAAAGGAGTACCGCGACTAAAGAACTATGAGAAAAGTAAGAAAAGGAATGTTTGAAACGAACTCTTCTATGGTACATGCGCTTTGCATTTGTACGCCAGAGGAATGGGAGAAGTTTGAAGATGGAGAATTGCTGTGGAATCATTATTCTAACGAGATGAAAGAGGAAATTGATCCGCTAGAAGACGATGAAGATGAATTCTGGTCGTATGATCGTTGGGATAATGAGGATTGGTTTGAGACGTTCAAACAGGAGACCACTCTGACGAACGGACAGAAGGTTGTAGTGTTTGGATACTACGGACACGATTAAGGAGGTTTTATGCTACTGAGCAAATACAAAAATGGAAACGCAACTATCGAACTGTATGATGATGGCACCAAGATCATGGAAACTGACGATGATGAATTCGATTTTGAATTTGCTTCAAGCATGGATGTCTGCATCTCTGAGCGCTGTGATAACGGATGCAAGTTCTGCTATGCGAACTGCACTCCTGATGGCAAGGTCGCTAACTTCAACTGGGATTTCTTAAACGGAATCCCGGCTGGAGTTGAGATGGCAATTAACATGCAGTTCCCGCTCCCTGATGGCTTTGAAGACTTCCTTAAGAGGATGAAGGACCAGGGCGTAATCGTCAATGCTACTATCAATCAGCGCCACTTTGAGAAGCATGAAGACTATATCGCAACCCTGGTAGATGAGAAGCTCCTCTGGGGCGTTGGCATCTCGCTCGTCCAGGCTACTCCGCAGTTCATTGATGCGGTGAAGCAGTTTGACAATGCGGTTATCCATGTGATCAATGGAGTGGTAACGATGACAGACCTGCTGATGCTTGGTGGCAAAGACCTTAAGCTCCTGATCCTCGGCTATAAGGATAAAGGCCGTGGCGTTGCGTATCATTCTGAGGCGAATGATGAAGTGAATCGTAAGCAGCGGATGATGAGACATTATCTCCCGGTGTTACTGCACATGTTCAAAGCGGTCAGCTTCGATAACCTGGCACTGAAACAGCTGAAAGTCAAAGGACTTGTGTCTGATGCAGCATGGGAGGAGTTTTACATGGGAAAAGAGGCAACGTCTAGCTTTTATATCAATCTTGTTAATGGAACTTATAGTCCGAGTTCACTTGATATGCTTGAACTCCCGATTGGAGATCTGAGTGTGAAGGAAATGTTCCAGAATGTAAAAGGAAAAAGCACACTGAATGAGGATTATTAAGATGAAGAAGGATAGAGATTATATTACAGCCGGTGCATATTACAGACTCGTAAAGGATCTGATCGCCGACGCTTGTACGAAAATTTCAAGTTCGTTAAAGCTGACAAAGACAGAAAGAGAAAAGCTGTTTGACGTTCAGAACAAATTTGCAAAACTCGAAACAAGTATCGGTTTTGAGAATAAAGCTTTTGATGATGAGTTTGATGGCGAAATACGTGATCTGTTTTATGGTTATGTCGGTGCGAAGCGCTATACGGATACAGATCGTGACGTGGAGTTAAAGATTAAAGAGATTCTTCAGGATTATATTGATAGGGCTGATGTGAGTTTAAATGATAATGACATGTGATTGTTGTAAGAATGGGCAGCTGAAAGTAACGAAATACAATCGAGTTATATTCAGCTGTCCTAAGTGTCATATAAAGTGGGAGATCAATGTATATGAGAACGAAGGAAGACAACAAGAAGTTGTGCGAGCGGTATCCGTGGTTAAAGATTGACGATGACTACGATTGTGTGGAAATCCTTGACTTCATTCCGGTTGGATGGGAAGATATGGCACTTGACATGATTGATGAACTTGATGATGCCATAGAATTCTATCGTTGCAGAGATGATTTTGAAATTCTCGACGCCAAAGAAAAGTGGAATATGCTTCGGATTTATGTCGCTCCTACTAACGATCAGATTGAGGACATAATCAACAAGTACGAGAGGATGAGCGGTCATATTTGCCCGATCTGTGGGAGATACAAAACACCAATCAGAATTAAATGCAAAGTGTGCGAGGGTGAAGAATGATTTTAACAAGACCTGTTTACTTTATCATGTGGAAAGAGAGACCGATTCAGTTTTTAACAGATGAGCATACGCCTACTGACTATTTTGAGGATGCTGCCCAATATGATTCTAAAAAGGATGCGGACTTTATTGTTTCCATGCTCGATAAGCCTGATCAGTTCGAGGTAATTGAAGGAAAGTTCGAGGTGAGCATTTGAAAAACGTATGTCCGAAATGCGGTAACATTCGGGTGCCGACCCCAACAATCAGGACATACACAAAGTGGGTGCGGATGCTTCCGAAGATCGTAAGAGTCCTGTGCTACACATGTGATCGCTGTGGATTTAGGTGGGAGATGGAGGAAGTCGGGTGAATTATGTTGTCTATCATTGCCACTCTGATTTGAGTGTGTTTAAGGTCGACAGCGTTACGAAGTACAAAGACTATGTGAAGAAAGCTAAGGAGTGTGGAATGACTGCGCTCGGTTTTTCCGAACATGGTAACGCATTCGCATGGGAAGCTAAGAAAACGGAGATCGAAGCCGCAGGAATGAAGTTTATCTATGCGGTCGAGGTTTATCTTACCGTATCACTTGAAGAAAAAGTAAGAGATAACTACCATACGGTTCTGATTGCCAGGAATTATGATGGTGTACAGGAAATCAACCGGCTTGTGTCCAGGTCTTTTGATAGAGATGGTCACTATTACTATGATCCCCGTATTACTTTCGGCGAACTGTTTGGTACGAGCAATAATGTAATCGTAACTACCGCCTGTCTTACGGGCCCGCTCCATAAAGGTCAGGGAGAAGTAGTTGAGCGCTATCTTGATTGGATTGTGGAGCATAAAGATCGTTGTTTTCTTGAAATTCAGCACCATATTGATCCTGAGCAGGTTAAATATAACCGTCTGCTCTTTGGATTGAGCAAAGAATATGGTGTGAGGTTGATCGCTGGCACAGATACTCATGCGCTTAACGCTGAACATGCTGAAGCCAGGTCGATTTTACAGAAAAGCAAAGGCGTTCACTTTGATGGTGAGGAAAATTTTGATCTTACCTTCAAAACCTATGATGAATTGGTTGAAGCGTACAGAATCCAGGACTCGCTGCCGAAAAATGTATATCTTGAAGCCATTAACAACACAAATGTAATGGCTGATATGATCGAACCGTTCACACTTGACTTTGAGCCAAAGTATCCTCATATCTACGATGACTCTGAGGCTGCATTTAAGCAGAAAATCAATGAAGGGTACAAAGAATGCGACTTCATCAAGAAGAGACACAAGCTTTCCGAACTAAAACCGATTATCAGTGACGAATTCGAGGTGTATAAGAAGTGTAAATCTATTGACTTCATGCTCCTTGAGCGTCATATGGTAGAGTGGGAGCGGAAAAACGGAATCCTGAGAGGATATGGCAGAGGATCATGTACTGGGTCGCTGATTTCTGCGCTGCTTGGCATCACTTATCTCGATCCTATTGATAATAACCTCAACTTCTTCCGCTTTATGAATCCAAGCCGTGTTACAAACTGTGATATTGACTGTGACTATGAGGATTCTGCACGGACAAAGGTTAAGACATATCTACTGAGAGATCACATGGATCTTCCGAATATCAAGACGGCTGAGATCATCACGTTCAACTCAATTAAAATGAGAGGAGCGATTGAAGATGTAGGTCGTGCGTTGGGGTTGTCACTTAAAGAAGTTGACGAGATAAAAGATGGATTAGATAAGGATGATATCCCGAGTAAAGAATGCCGTGAGAAGCACAGTGAACTATTCAGGTATGTTGACCTTCTTGTTGGAGTCTATGTCTCGATTGGAACACACCCATCGGGTGTATTGGTATCAGATCATGATATCGAATCTGAGATTGGCCTATGTAGGATTAAGGGTAGTGACTACCCAGTCTCCATGTTAGACATGAAGTCACTCGACAGGATGATGTATGTCAAGCTTGATATCCTTGGACTCGATACTATCGGTGTAATTAATGAGACTTGCAGGCTTATCGGGATTCCAAGGATTAATCCATCTGATCTGAACTACGATGACATGGATGTGTGGAATTCGATCAGAGAAGATTCAACATTAATCTTCCAGTTCGAGTCTGATTCAGCGCACGAATTCTTAAAGAACTTTCTATCAGATGAGACAATCAGAAAAGTAAGAAAGACCAATCCAAACCTCAGCATGTTAAAGTGGTTTAGCTTTGGATCGGCAGCGCTCAGACCGGCCTGTGAATCATTTAGAGATGAGGTCGCAAAGGGTGATGCATACGATAATGGTCTGCCTGAGCTAAATCAGTTCCTGTCGAATACGCTTGGGCGACTGGCGTTACAGGAAGACATCATGAAGTTCCTGACGCTATTCTGTGGATACAGCGATGCAGAGTCTGATAATGTCCGTCGTGCGATTGCTAAGAAGAAAGGAACCGCCACGCTACTACCGGAGATTGAGGAGCGCTTTATTAACTATGCATCAGAGCACTATGACGTAAGCAAAGAAAAGTGTGCCGAGGTTATTAAACCGTTCTTACAGGTTATCTTGGATGCGAGTGAATACGGATTCTCCTGGAATCACTCGGACGCTTATGCTGCAACCGGATATGCTGCCGGTTATCTCCGCTATTATTACCCACTCGAATTCCTGACTGCGGCATTGGATGTATTCTCAGATGATAAAGAAAAAACCGCTAACATCATTGCCTATGCCAACAGGAGAAAAATCAAGATCAAACCGATCAAGTTCCGCTTCTCCCAGGCAACACACTCCTTTGATAAAGAACAGAATGTAATCTATAAAGGAATCGGAGCTGTTAAGTATCTGAATGCTATGGTAGCTGACGAACTCTACAAGATAAGAGATATTGATACGAAATACTTCTCTGATATCCTGGCTAAAATTGGACCGAGTCAGATTGATACCAGGCAAACTGAAATCCTGATCAGGCTTGGATTCTTCAGTGAATTCGGGACTGTTGCCAAGCTGCTCAGGGTAAACGAGTGCTTCAATCTTTTATGGAGTAAGACCGGGAAGAAGTTTAAGAAGCTGTTGAGTCTGGATTATAGTGACAAGCTTAGGATTGATGTTGCCAAGTTCGCCACTAAGACCACAGAGAAGTCATACACCGGCGTAGATACCGTGGCGCTGCTTCATTATATAGAGGATGCTACACCTGCCGGCAAGGATGATATCAGGCAGATGGTCAAAGACCAGTATGAGTATCTCGGATATGCCTATTCACATAATCCAATTTATAATGGAATCTATTATGTGGTTGAGTTAAGTAGGGCTTGGGGAAATACCTATATGACAAGATACAATCTAGCAACTGGTATTGTAGACCAGGCTCGAACTAAAGTGAGCGGCATCAACGAGCCATGTTTCATCGCAGTCGAATCTGAAGAGGTGAGACCGAGGAAGCAGAAGCTTCTTGATGAAGACGGTAATCCAAAAAAGGATAAGAAGGGTAAGGATATCTGGGTCCCGATCCCTGGAACAAAAGTAAATTGGATTACAAAACTTTCAAAAATTGCTTGACAACATTAGATAGAAGTGGTAAGATGAGCATATAGTTTGAGGGGGATAAATGATTAAAGTAGAGAACGTAAGGGTATATAACATTGGAAGGGCAGTGTATTCCACGAGAAACAGTTACGACTCGTGGGATAAGAGTGACAGCGACATTGAGAATGATGTGCTTGGTCCCAATGATCTTGATCTTGCTGAGAGATTAGCTAAGGCCGGATCGCCGCACAATAAGTTTCTCAGGCAGATCTTTGTAACCATGGATGTGACTGCGAGTCTTGCGTGGTGGAAGCAGGCCGACACATATAAGGTCGGAACCACAGCTAACGCCTGTAGTACGATGCATAAGATCCAGGCTAAAGAGTTCTCGGTTGATGACTTCAACACCGATGAGATGTCTGATACCGGAAGGACTTATCTCGAACTGATCGTTGAGTATCTGAATGAACGTCGCACCTCATATCTTAATACCAAAGAGATGTCCTGCTGGTATGATATGATTGGAATGTTGCCAGAATCTTACATGCAGCGGAGAACCTGGACAATGAGTTATGCTACGATTGTCGAAATCATCAAGCAGAGAACCGGACATAAACTGAAGGATTGGGATCGCTTCATTGAAGAACTAAAGAGGCTCCCTTATTTAAAAAACTTTCTTCAAAATGCTTGACAACATTAGATAGAAGTGGTAAGATGAGCAAGAAAGTTGAGGCGACCGTGCCTCTTAAACAAAGCCGACAACATTAGAAAGGAATGATACCATGATTAAGGAGACTATGACTGTTCATGAGGCACTGAGTGATCTGAAGAGGATGGATGGCAGAGTTAATGATGCGCTGTACAGTGTGTTTGTAACTACGAAGTCGCACTCCGCCAAGAAGATCAACGGCGTTGATGTGGAAGATGTTAAGAAAGAGATTCAGGCATCTTTCGATAAGGTGTCCGATCTCATCAGAAGACGTACTGCACTGAAGAAGGCGATCACGCTCTCAAACGCCAAGACGATGGTTACGGTAAATGGCGAACAGTTCACCGTTGCTGAGGCTATTGATCTGAAGCAGCACGGAATGGAACTGAAGTCCATGCTTCTTTCGGCGCTCACCAAACAGTTTGATGCAGCACGTAGGAAGCTTAGCTACAACGAGTCGGCTGAACTCCAGAATTCCGCTGATAACTACCTGGTCTCCATGTTTGGAACCAAGGAAGTAAAGACTGCGGCGGCTGAAATTCAGAAGGCGAGAGAGGATTTCATTGAGATGAAGTCCATCGAACTGATTGACCCGCTGAAGATTGAGGAGAAGATCCAGGCACTGTCCGAAGAGATCTCCGCATTCGAGGCCAAGATCGACTCTGCTCTCAGTGTCAGCAATGCACTGACGACGATTGAGATCGAATATTAAATCATTACCCACAGCATCGCATAAATCAGGAGGTCAGCATAATGTCAGATAAATTGAAATTCGGAAAAATCAAGATTTACTTTCGAGACGGTAAAGTCGATGTAATCCCAAGAAAATTATGGGATGACTATGAATATAATGGAAAGCTTTTCGTAGTCAAAAGATGTGGAGTATGGGTTTATTGCTATAACATCGAGGATGTCTCATGCATCATTGTTAACAATAAAAAGCGGTAATCAAAAGCAACGCTGCGGTGGCGGAACAGGTAAACGCTACTGGCACGAGTGGAGGCTGTCGCTTCGTGACTACTGAGGGCGATGTCATGTGGGGTGCAGATCCCCACCCGCAGCATCCACTACCTACCGGAAATCATAAACTGCAACCCTTCGGTCATTAGACGGTTTGGGTCGAAGTAAAACAAATGAATAAACCGTCACCTTAATAGCAAATATTCTTAATACATATATGCAAATATTCTTAATACATATATAAAACAAGAATATTTTCAAAACCGACTGTAAATCGGCTATTGGAGATTGTGATGTTGATTAACATCGTTTGCTTAAAGGTTAAGGCTTAAAGCTAAAGGCTTAAAGCTAAAAGCTCAAAGTTTAATTTGAGTAAAGTTGAAGGATTAAAGAGGGACCGTTCTTCCCAAAAAGAATAAAGCTTTTTAAAATCCTCGACTAACAGTTCAGGTTTGGTTGCGTATGACCTTTGGTAACCTGCGAGGCAGGTAGGCAGTGGAATATTAATTAACAAAAAATATAATTGAAACCTTTAGGAGCAACTGAATATCCGGTCACTATTCAGCCTGGATCTTTAGCTCAGTTGGTGAGAGCCTCCGGCTCATAACCGGAAGTGCCATGGTTCGAGTCCATGAAGATCCATTCGCACTGAATCCTCGCCTAGCTCAATACGGTAGAGCGGCGGAATGGGTAGTCCGCAGATGTGGTTCAAGTCCAATGGTGAGGTGAAGGTGCGATACCCAATGGGGTTTCGCCAAGTGGTTAAGGCACAGGACTTTGAATCCTGTATCGGCAGTTCGAAACTGCCAACCCCAGCTCAAGGTTGTTAATGAAATCATCATAAACTTATCATTCCATAATCAAATCATAGATAAACCCAGAAGCAATAGACTTTATGAGAAATCTCATTAGCAATTGACCTTGATGTGGAATTCAAGTCACTAACATGTGACCGTGACAGCCGGTAAAAATGATTTTATCGATGGTCGTTTTTTTGGGCGCTGATTTTTTTGCGACTATCGTGTAACTCTTATTTGGTAGTCCTTAGCATGAAACATGCTGTTAAGAAGTAAGAACTTCGAGGACGAACCTCCTTTCCAAATTTCGGGGTGTAGCTCAGTTGGTAGAGCGCCAGTTTTGGGAGCTGGATGCCGCAGGATCGTGACCTGTCACTCCGATTAGGGTGGTGTAACGAGTGGCCACCCAGTGGAGTTGGCAGAGCGGTTGATTGCGTCAGACTCTAAATCTGATAATCGGGCGACCGATTCGGGGGTTCGAAGCCCTCACTCCACGTAAGCTCCTGTAGCTCAGCTGGATAGAGTGCGGCACTTGTAATGCTGAAGCAAGAGTTCAAATCTCTTCGGGAGCTTTGATCCTTACTGACGAGTAAGGTTGGCTAAGAGACGGTGGATACCTGTATTTGCTGGGCAGGATGAAACAGGCTGTAAAAAATCCTGCAAATCCGCAGTTATGTCACTGCGGCATATCCGGTGCTACGGCATCAGGAGAAATTAAATGAGCCGGGGTTTATGTGGCTTCCCCAAGTTCGCAATTAAAAAGCCGCTTGAATATCGCAGGCTAAAGTAGCGGTTACTTGCCAGACTCATTATCTGGATAGTGTGGTTCAACTCCACAGCCTGCAATTTGCGAACGTGGCAGAGTGGCTTATTGCATCGGTCTTGAAAATCGACGAACGAGCAATCGTTCCGATGGTTCAAATCCATCCGTTCGCGCAAGTGTCGGTTCGAATCCGACTCGTTGGTAGAGGATTGGTATGACGGGGTTCTCCGGGCAGGATCGGAGATGATTGTGCTGAGTCAGATGACGGCTCTCAGCTAACCTACGGGCGTGACCCGACAGTAGGACAAGACCCGACATCATGGTAAGGGTGTCGTTAAACAGTCAAAGATTCCTTCATCGTACGGTGGAGCTATAGAGAAGTTGCAGTGCGTAATGCAATCATCCGAAGCGGACGCTCCTAAGAAACAAACTGAGTACCAATACGCAATGGGAAAGGTCATAGTGGGTTCGACTCCCACCCGTACGCTTTAGAGTGGTTGTTTGAGGGTTGGAAATTGATGCGTAAATCCTCGTTGATATGTCGATGACATATTTGGGTGGCAGATAAATTACAATCGGATGCATATGGTGGATAGAACGCTACCGATTCCACTCCACTCTCCGGAGCTGAAGGCTTGCCATGATCCTAGGTACTCAGAAAAGCCGGATGTCGTTGGATATAAAATATGCTGTGTGGCGACTAAAAATAATCAACCAGGGCACGACTGATTATCCTACTGTCGTGCACCACGGGACGTAGCTTAAAAGTAAAGCTTTGACGGTAAACAACAAGGGGTTCGTCACCTACTTGTGATGCGAGTTCAAATCTCGCCGTCCCGATGCGGGGTAGAGAGCAAATTATCCGCTTACCCAGTGACGAAAGCTGACTTAACTGAGACAACTGTCAGAGTAGCTACCTGATACTCAGTTGGACACCGAAGACCTTTACTCTGAGGCGGAAGCAAATAGTCAGGCCAATATGCGGGATGTGCGGTTCTGGGGACCTTAACCCAGCCATGGGAGCATAGCTCAGTTGGTAGAGCACGCGGCTGTTAACCGCGCCGTCGAAGGTTCAAGTCCTTCTGTTCCCGCGCTAATGAAAGGAGAATACATGAAAGTCAAAGAGCTAATTTCAGAACTGAGTAAATACGATGATGATATGCGTGTCTTGTTGTACTCACATGGAAGATGCGGCGTAGATGAACAGGATGAAATATTAGGGTGCTACGAGGAAGAAGTGCTTGACGATGAAGACAATGTAATAGAGAGAGTTGTTTCTCTCTATGAATACTAACAATGCGGGACGTAATTTAATTGGGAAAGAGACCCTGAGCAAAGGGCGTTTGCAGGTTCGACTCCTGCCGTCCCGATGCGGTGGACGTTCTTGCACTTTATTCATCACCGCTCAAAAAGGAATAAGGTGGGTCAGCATCTCTCCATAAGATGCAAAAGCGCCCATGGTGGAATTGGCAGACACGTAAGACTTAGGATCTTATGGGAAACCGTGCGAGTTCAAATCTCGCTGGGTGCATTATCGTGAACATTAATATAGTTTACGTTAATAAAAACAAACAGGGGGAACAAAATGATCTTAAGCAAGTTTATTCGTTATGGCCGTTATAGCGGCAAGCTGTATGCATTTACTAACTGGGACCCGGAAACCAACAGGGTGTGGTCCGATGACATCCCAAATAAGAAGAATGAGCCAGATGGCCGTTGGGTCAACATGGACAACGTGAGGTGGAAATGATAGCACGACTGCTCATCACAGTAATGCTCGCGGCTGTGATGGGCTGTACAAATGTCTATGCGAGCGAAGTCCTCCCGACCGAAGCTCCACCGACTGAAGCAACTCAGTCTGCTACACAACCAGAAGAGTGGGTCTCACTCGGAAAGTGGAAGATCACACATTACTGTGCTTGCCATACTTGCTCCGGTCAATGGGGGCATCAGACTTCGAGTGGAGCCAGATGTACTGAAGGTGTAACGGCTGCTTGTGCAATACTTCCACCTGGCACCGAGGTCATGATCGAAGGTTATGGGAAAAGAATTGTCCAAGACACAGGTAGTGGAGTAAAAGGTTATCATCTGGACGTATTCTATGAGTCGCATCGGTTATGCAATGATCTTGGAATTAAGTACAGAGAGGTTTTTGTAAAGAAGAAATGAGCAAGAAGAAGATAGACTACAAAGAGTTATACGAAAACCTGTACGACCAGTATGTTGATCTGTGTATCGAGAACAACAGGTTGAACACTACAATCTTAACACTGATTGATATATACACGCGCCGTGAAAAGATTAAAGCTAATGCTAAAACTTGAATACGATGAATTCGGATATGTAACCACGGCTATGAGAGGTACATTCCTTGAGTTAGTAGAACAGGCATTCAATCTTCTGGTTGCACTATTCGACAGAATGGGTAATGACGGCAAAGTTGGCGCGACGCTATTGGTTTCAGCACTTATACAACATTTCAATATTGATCGCGAGGCTATCGAGTGGACGAATGATGGAGAAGAAGAATAAAGGAAATATTATTGAACTTGTTTGTGACATCTGTGGAGCGGATATGGATTTTACCGGGGAAGTAATTCACGAATTTCCACATGATCTGTACATGCACAGATGTCCACAGTGCAATCACCTTCAGACAGCTTATACACCATATCCTAAGATGCAGAACGTGGAGGCGCTTTGAACACCTTATACATGACCATCGGGTTACCTGGCTCCGGTAAATCTACCTGGGCAGCTACAACAGGATTTCAGATCTACTCATCAGATGCTATCAGAGAAGAGCTTGGACTTGATCCCACTAAGAAAGAAGATAACAACAAGACTTTTGAGGAGCTTCATAAAAGAATCATCGAAGCTTTAAGCAGTGGTGAATCTGCAATTTATGATGCCACGAACATGAGTCGCAAGAAGAGAATGGAGTTCCTTCGGCAGGTATCTCAGCTTCCTGTTTTGAGAGTTGCGGTCCTGTTTACAACACCGCTTGATATTTGTATCGAGCGTGATTCAAAACGTGAGAACCCGGTTGGCAAGGATGTAATTATGCGAATGATAGGCGGCTTCAATGCTCCGTGGCTTTACGAAGGTTGGAATCAGATCGCATGTGTTCCGAATGAGGAAGCATATGTGTATCCGACCGATGACATGGATCAGAAGAGCAAGCGTCATGCACTGAGTCTTATTGGGCACCAGGATGCCGCTGAGAAGTTTGCGTTCGAGCATAACTACGGTAAGTTCGTTCAAGGTGCCGCTCTCTATCATGACATTGGGAAGCGTATTACACAGACAATTTCTGATGATGGTGAGGCTCACTACTATAATCACCACAATGTTGGTGCGTATCTTTACCTGTCTGGGTTCAACGAGATTTCAATGAACGATCTGTATGTTGGTAACCTGATCAACTGGCATATGGCTCCCTATGTGGAGTGGAAGCAGAGTCCTCAGAAGATGGATAAAGATCATAATATGATGGGAAATCAGATGTTTGGTGATATATGGAGGCTACATGAGTGCGACGAAGCAGCCCACTAACATTGGGAAACGGTGCTATTTCATTATTAAGCATGGTATCGGGACTTTCGGCTATATCATAAAAGAGGATTCTTGTTATTACACAATACGATCTGATGACTGTGGTATATACGAGAGAGAAATATCCGGGGTGTTGGTATTTTGAATATTAAAAGCGCATATGACGTCGTAATCCGAGAATACCTTAGCAAGTTGAAAGCTTATGGCTGTGATGGATGTGTGGCTGAATACTTCTGCATTGAGAACATGTATAAGAAGAGCCGGCAACCAGAAGAAGATTGTCCAGAAAAGCTCAAAGAATACTTCAGGAGGAAGCGGTAATGAGACCGATAAAAGACCCTTACGGTCACCCTTCAAAAGAATATCTTGAAAGATACCATAGAGAATGTTGGTTTTGTGAGAGGTGGAATAAGCAGTTTTCTATGTCGACAGAGCCGTGCTTGTCGTGTATGAAAAATAGTACAGAAAAAAATTATCATCCAAATTTTCGGAAGGACTGAAATGAACAGAAACAGAAAGATTGCAGATAAGTATGTGGCGAATCAGATTCGTAAAGAGATGAAGCGTCGCAAAGAAGAAAGAGAGAAGAATGGATCAAAAGACAGTTCAGCTAAACCTTGATAAAGACCAGTGTGAGCTCATCATAAAAGCGATTGAAGCCTACCTGTTTGCTACTGGTGATGTAATGACATATGACGAGATCCAGGAAAGACGCAAATACGTTGTCAACCCGATCTATGATCAAATGCCAGACGAATTATTCTAAGGAGATTTATGACTGAAGCATAGCTAATTTGTAGATTTATTAGAGATCACCCTGACTGGCGTGACCTGATGGAGCAGAAGAACATCAAAGTTAAAAACGATGGCCGGCTCTCATTGTTTAAGTATGGTATTGGTGCCGACTTCAATGACCCTATTGTATGTGAAGCACGAGGAATCATCATTAACCGTGATACATTAGATGTTGTCTGCTGGCCATTTGAGAAGTTCTTCAATATCCAAGAACCACAAGCCGCTAAAATTGACTGGGATACAGCTGTTGTTGAAGATAAGATTGACGGGAGTCTGATCAAAGTCTGGTGGAACTGGGAATCTAATATGTGGCAGGTTTCTACAATGTCCGCAATAGATGCTCGTGAAGCTGACACTCAGACCGGTAAAACATTTTACAACCTATTTGTAAATGCTGTGAATTACAGTTCGATCAGATGGCATGATATGAGCAAGATGAATACATACTTGTTTGAACTCGTGTCGCCTGACACACAAGTGGTCATCAGATATCCATTCACAAAAATATATCACATCGGTACAATCGGGAATATGTTCGGTGAAAATTTAATCCGTGATATTGGGGTTGAACAACCGACCAGATATCCACTGAAAACACTTGATGACTGCATGAGTGCTGTTGAACATCTTAATGAAGATGGATTAGAAAAAGAAGGATTTGTCGTAGTTGATGGCAACTTCAACCGAGTGAAAATCAAATCGCCTGAATACCTGGAGATGCATCGGTCGGTCAATAATCATGTGTTGTCACCTGAGAGATATGTGGCGTTAATTACCAGTCATCCAGAGGATATTAACTCCCTGTGTGAAATCTTTCCACAGCATGAGAGATTCCTACGCTATTATCAGTGGCAGTTGGCCGAACTAAAACATGGAGTCGAGGCTATGATTCTTACAGCACGAAGACTCCAGGAAGAGTACAACAACCAGCGCAAAGTCATTGCTAATTATATAAAGAAAGATAAGTATTCGTATTTTGGATTTAAAGCGCTTGATTCTAACCTTACAACAAAGGACATGATAATGGCGCTGACACCAAAACAGATTGTAAAATTTCTGGAGGAATACAGATGAGACTTCACGGTTTAAGACATTTCCCGCACAGCAACAGCAAGCGCAAACAGGCCGACAGATTTAGAGAGGATGTTACCGAGATTTCGGAATATACCGCAACACTGCCGACGCTAAGAAACGGCAAGCAGGAGTGCCCGGACATCTATGAGGATGAAATGATTCACGCTTATACAAAGAAGTGGGTCACTAAACCGAAGAAGAATAATGTGAGTCGAGAAACAATCCGACGAGGCGAAGATGATATCGGTGATTGGGACGCTGAATGATATCAGCTATGATTTTTCAAATGGTCAGAGGACGGCACATCTGTTACTCGAATATATGCCTGACGAATTAAATAACCTGGTTGGGAAGAAAGTAAAATGTGAAGTTAAGACTTACAGTCCAGCCAGGAGCCTGAGTGCGAATGCGCTTTTCCATCTTATCGTTTCACTGATTTCTGATAAGGTCGGTGAAAGTCAGGCTTTTGTCAAGAATCAGCTGTTGAAAGACTACGGCAAGTATGATACGGAGCTTGGAACAATCCTTCTTAATGATGAGATTGATACGAGCGAGTTTGAAACACTCCACCTGAAACCTACCGGTAATTCACAGGAGGCGAATGGTGTTTCATATAGAGAGTACTTTGTCATTAGAGGCTCGCACACCTACGATTCTAAGGAGATGCAGACCTTGATAGAGGGCGCGAAGTCAGAAATGACTCAGCTTGGTATCACTATGCCGGTTTCCGATTCCGAACTGCAACGGATTCTTGGGAAGTGGGCATCAAAGAAAGAAGGAGTATAAAGCGTGAAGTAGCTGTGGTCGGTTTTCACTGATGACTTTGATCATTCTATTATGAGTGGGCTATCTCCAGTAGCAATTCACCACATCTTCGGGAAGAGTGAGAGGAAGCTATCTGAAAAGTATGGTTTCCTGATACCGCTCACTCCGGTCGAACATAACATGGGTGGTCATAAGTGTATCCATCAGGACAAAGAGTTCGATCTGTATTGGAAGCGTAAAGCTCAGGAGTACTATGAAGAGCACTATGGTACGAGAGATGACTTTAGGCGAGAGTTTGGAAAAAGTTTTATTTAATACCAACAACATTAGATAAGGATGAGACTATGAATAATGTGATTTTAGGTGGAAGACTCACCAAAGACCCTGATATCAAATATTCCGGTGAGACAGCAATCGCAAATATCAGCATTGCAACTGATAAGTTTGTGAAGGGTGAGAGATCAGCTGACTTCCACAACTGTGTGGCGTTCGGAAAAACTGCTGAGTTCATTGAAAAGTTCTTCCGCAAGGGTGACTTTATCATTGCTACCGGTTCCAATGTGTCTGGCAGCTATGATGGTAAGGATGGCAAGAAGGTCTACACTTACCAGGTCATGATCAGTAGCGTCGAGTTCGGCGGTAACAAGAGCTCTGGTGGTGGGCAGCAGACTCAGACTAAACCGGCTTCAAAAGCAACGAACAATCGCCGTGAAGATTTCATGAATGTGCCTAATGACGATGATGAAGGGCTCCCCTTTGAGAGGTAACTGATGGCAGATATTAAAACTACTCAGCCGAAGCCTGACTTTAAGCATAAGGATGATTTCAAGCCTAAGTCTAGCTCGGCAGTTGTTGACTATGTGAATCATCCGCCACACTACACTTCAAGACCTATGGAATGCATCAATGAAATGCTCGTTGTGTTCGGGGAGAAAGCGGTCTTCGATTTCTGTAGGGTGACAGCATGGAAGTATAGGCATAGAGCTGGACAGAAAGGCCCTGTCAAAGAGGACCTCGAAAAGTCTGACTGGTATCTGAAGAAAGCCGCTGAAATCAAGGCGAGCAGAAGATACCCACACGAACTTTATAACGATGGCGTGGAATGAGACACAAATGCAACTTTAAGCCCTGTTTAATCTACATCGGCGAGGAGAAGTTGTACGACCTTGCAAGCTATTGTTGCGAATGTGGCAAGATCGGGGCCACAGGAAACAACGATGACAGGGTCACTAATGAGGAAGTAGATGGTCGGGTCAGGTGGAGATTAAAAACTCCATCTGAAGTCCGGTCATCATGTGGGAGTATGTACCCGATAATTAGTATTATAAAAGGAACTGAAAATGGGAACTGAAAAACCTATTCTTTACACTACAGGTTGCCCTCGATGCAAAGTCCTTGAGGCTAAACTGAATGCTAAACATATCGAGTATGAAGTTGTTACTGATATGGATGCTATGGAACAGCTCGGGATTCAGACAGCGCCAACATTAGGAGTTGGAGATAAGATGCTGGATTTCGGCGCTGCAAACAAATGGGTAAATGAACAGTGAATATAAATATCAAACTTGACAGAAATTTCCAGACACAATTCAACAGGCTTATGGGTGACTACGGCACCGAGATCGCAAAGATTAACGGATTCGGAGATCAGCAGCTGAGCTACACCGACTTCATTGATAACTTTATCGACAGTGATACGGTGGCTGATGCAAGTGTCGATGGTAACAGTAATGTTTCACATAAGGATATCGTCACACTGATCAATGAGATGCCGAAGCCACACCAGAAACTTCTTGCTTTTAATAAGATTTATTATGAGCTGAATAAGAAGTATGGGTTTAAGACGGCGAATGAGTGGCTGAAGGCTGAGTGGATTGGCGAACTGTATATGCACGATGCTAATACGACTTCGTTTGTATCGTATTGCTTTGCATATGATCTGAAGGACCTGGCTGAAAAGGGGTTGTATTTCATCGGAGACGGTTTCAATGCGGAACCTCCGAAACATCTTGAGACATTTGTGGACTTTGTGAAAGAGTTTGTCTCATGGAATTGTAATCGCACATCTGGAGCCGTAGGTCTCCCAAACGTCATCCCTTATATGTATTACTTTTGGGATAGAGATGTAAAGCATGGATATTATGCCGGCTCACCTGAGAGATATGCCAGACAGGAATGCCAGAGATTCATCTACGCTATGAATCAGCCGTTCTTAAGAGGTGGTATTCAGTCGGCATTTACAAATACATCAGTGTTTGACAGATCTTATCTCGAAGCATTATTTGGAGGATCGACATTCCCTGATGGAGCGTACATGATTGATGAGATCGAAGATATCATGAAGTTCCAGAAGCTTTATATGGAAGTAATGGCTGAGATTAGACACAAGAACATGTTCACGTTTCCGGTAAGTACCATTAGTTTACTCCGTCAAAACCGCAAGTTTGCTGACGAAGAGTTTGCTGAATGGGGAATCCGCCATAATATGAAGTGGTCAGATTCGAATATCTTCTGTGATGACTCAGTTAACAGTCTTTCAAATTGCTGCCGGCTTAAGAGTAACATTGAAGACCTAGGTTATTTTAATTCCATTGGGGGCACGGCGCTGAAGGTCGGATCACTTAAGGTGTCAACAGTCAATCTTGCTCGTATTGCACTTGATACAAACTCAGAAGAAGAGTATCTCGAAGAACTTGAGAGGAGAGTAACCCTTGATCTAAAGGCACTCGACTGTGTGCGCCATATCATCAAGCGCAATGTTGATAAAGGATTACTAAAGAATTTCACCTACGGCATTATCGACTTCGAGCATCTATATAACACTGTGGGCTTCATCGGTATCTATGAGACAATGAAGCGTTTCGGTTATATCAGGCTTGATGAATTCGGTAACACATACTATACAGACAAAGCTTCCGCTTTTGGCAATAAGATCTTCCAGGTTATCCATAAAACTAAGGACGCCTTTGCTAAAAACAAAGGTTACATGGTGAACTGTGAACAGATCCCTGGTGAGTCAGCGGCAGTCAAGCTTATGCAGAAGGATAAGTTCTTCTATCCTGACGCAAACATCTATGACCTTCCTCTGTATGGTAATCAGTTCATTCCACTTGGTATCCAGACAACACTTCAGGAACGAGTGAGAATCGCAGCTGAGTTCGATGGCTATTGCAATGGCGGTTCAATCCTTCATGTAAACATCGACGCTCCGTTCGACAACTACGAGAAAGCCCGGAAGATGGTAGAGTATATTGCAGATAAAGGCGTGACATACTTTGCTTTTAACACAAAGATTTCAGCCTGCGAACACAACCATGCTTTCTATGGTAAGCTTTGTCCTGAGTGCGGAGAACCGGTGGATACTGAGTACACAAGAATCGTGGGCTTTTACACACCGATTAAATCCTGGAGTCATGAACGTAAGAATGAATATAAAATGCGTGAATGGGAAGCAATCAATAATACAGCGGAGAAGGTATGACACTTAAAGGTGTAATCTTTGAAGACTTTGTAAACTATAAGAGACCGAGCATGGTTCTTCAGTTTCCGAAATGCTCGTTCAAGTGTGGAGAGTCAGTGTGCCAAAATAGCGCATTGGCTCTCAGTCCCAACATTGAATGCCATGCAAGAAAACTCGCCGAACAGTATGTGGATAGCCCAATCACAGAGGCCATTGTGATGCAAGGGCTTGAACCTATGGATAGCTTTGGAGATGTTTTCGAATTTATCTCAGTTTTACGAGATGAATTACAATGTGATGATGATGTGGTTATTTACACAGGATATGATGAGTTTGAAATTAGTAGCGAGCTTTTATTACTTAGTACCCATTTCAAGAACATCATTGTCAAATTCGGTCGTTATATCACAAACGACAAAGAACGGTATGACGAAGTGCTTGGTGTAAAGCTTGCATCAAGCAATCAATATGCGAGGAAAATCAGTTGAAATACGAACGCTATGTTGTCTTTGATACAGAGACAACAGGATTAAAACCAGATGAGTGTCAGATCATCGAATTCGCCGCGCTTGTCTTAGATGAGAATGCGGAAGTGATTGCGGAGATTGACCAGTTCATTAAAGCTAAAGAGATACCGGAGAGAATTACAGAGTTGACCGGGATCACGAAGGAAGATACTGATGGTGGTATCACCGAAGGTAGCCTTCTTAATCTCATCCATGGGATCAATATAAAACCGACACTATGGATTGCACACAATGCCCAGTTCGACCTGTCGTTTTTAAGATCGACATACGACAGGAACAACATGGATTTTAATGAGGCGTTCAAGAACTGTGATTTTCTCGACACATTAACGGTATATCGAGACAGAGCGAACAAACCTCATAAGCTTGCCAATGCTATTGAGCATTACGAGTGTGAAGGTGTTGAGAATTCTCACCGGGCGATTGATGATGTCAAGGCTCTTTGGGCCGTAGTCAAAGCTATGACAAAAGAGCGGAACGATCTTGGGATATATACGAATATATTTGGTGTCAAAACATCAGCACCAATTGATCGTGTAACATACAAAACCCAGCATCAAGGATTCAAAGATCGAGGAAAGAGGCTTCCTGAGATATGACGTTCGAAGAAAAGCTTCTTGAATACGATCTTGAAGATGCTGTTTACCTAACAGATGAATATTACAATGATGCGGCTGTTGGATACTCAGATGATGGTAGGGTGATTTACGATTACAATCTACTCGTTGACTGTCTGATGAAAGAGGGAATGTCCGACATCGATGCTATAGAATGGGTTGAATACAACATCATACGAGGAATCCCATATTACGGTGAGAAAGCACCAATTATTATGTATAAATTTGAGGAGTAAGAATGATCTGGATTATTTTATCTGTAATACTGGCTATTGTGATTTTTACTGTCACCGGACTTGACCCGTATGAACATGAATGGCGATTCGCAAAGAAGCAGTTCACAACTGTACTGGCACTTCTTATTTTAGTCCCAGGATTCATCACAAAGGTGCCGGCGAATTCAGTTGGTATTAAGTACTCAGCATTTACCGGGACGAGTGAGAATACAGTTCCTGAAGGTATTCACATGAAGAACCTCTTTGACAAAGTCTATAACATTAGCACTGAGGTCCAGACGGTCTCTGTTGCTGGCGTAACATCACAGACGAAAGATGCACAGTACGTTGCCAGCCAGCTTGATGTGAAGTACCGGGTGAATCCGACGAATGCCTACGTTGTATTCAAGCAGTTCAGGACACTTAAGAATCTTTCAGATCAGATGATCGCCCCCACAGTTCAGCGTGTGCTTGAACTTGTCACAGTTAAATACAATGTGATAGACATCCTCGGAGAAGAGCGCGGTGCTGTGTACCAGGAACTTGAAAAGAGCCTTGCCGAGGAGTTCGATAAATACGGCATCCAGTTCTGCTCCATCTCTATAGTAGATATGGATGCAGGAGACGCCATTGAAAATGCAATTACAGCGGAGGCAGTCGCCAAGAAAGCCGTTGAAACTGCTGAACAGGAATTAAGAAAGGCTCAGACCGAGGCTAAGCAGAAGTCCGTACAGGCTCAGGCCGACCAGGATGCTGCACGAATCTCAGCTGAAACAAGAATCATTCAGGCAGAAGCAGAGAAGAAGTCCAATGAGCTTGTGACTCAGTCACTTACCAGAGAACTTCTTGAACGACAGTGGATATCTAAGTGGAACGGCGCTGTCCCGGTATACTATGGCGGCAGTGATCCTGGATTACTTATGAACATTGGGCAATGAACAATTTCACAGAATGGTATGAGGTAGAAGATGTTGACTACGAAAGAAAGCGGCTCAAGGATGAGCACGACGCCGACGAGGCTGACAGGCTTTGGGCAGAAGAAAAGGCTTTATATCAGTGGCCCGATAACCGGACATCCGAACTACCTCGCTGAATTTGAGGCGGTGGAAGAAAGGCTGAGATCCATGGGGTTTCAGCCAATCAACCCCGCTAAAGTTTTATCTATATTCCATGACTCATTATCGTACTATCAGATGATGCATCTCTGCTATTCGATGATTGATCTGTCGGATGGGATATATATGATGCGAGGATGGAGCGGATCACGAGGGGCCAAGTTGGAACTCGCTTATGCATTTAAGCACGACAAGCCTGACTTTTATGAGGAATATGACTAATGGGAGAGTGTAATGTTTTTATCATTATTGCCGGTATTATCCTTGGCTCGCTGATGTTCTGTATAAGCTTATGTACGGCAGCCAAAAGAGCAGACGAAAAAGCGGAGAGATTGCATGAGAGACATAAAGTTTCGAGCGAAGGACAGTCACAATAATTGGATTTATGGTGGGTATTACAAACTGTATGACATTGATATGGAATGTTGCCACCACCTGATCATAGATATAGATGGATGTTCACATGCAGTTGTAGAGTCTACTATATGCGAGTATACCGGAGAGGTTGATACAAATGGTAAGGAGATTTACGAGCACGATCTTGTGGATTACTTTCCGCTAAACTCCTTAAATGTGTATGGGTGCGAGGTTGTATATAAGAACGGTGCATTCAGACTGAAGATCGACAATTACTATGAACCGCTTGATCCAGATTTTATGACTATAACAGGAGACGCCTATGGTAATTGATGTAAACATTTATGGCGATGGGTCAAGAAAATACCCACATAAAGTCAGGCAAATAGAATGTGATCGTGCTGAAGAGTGCAGCCTGTACAAAGATGGTAAATGCCTTCAAAAGCCGACAATATTTGGATCATATTGTAAGGTTGGGCATACAAGTATTGTAGATCAAGCCACAAAGTATGCAAAGAAACATGATGAAATGATGGCAAAATGGCGTCAACATGAGTGTTATAACAAGCTCAAACGCCCACTCAGGAGATATATTGATACGGTTGGTAACGATGTCCTGTTGGATATTACATATGTCAATATTGACCCGGAGACTATGAAAATAAGCGACGCACCGTTTGGTAACAGCATCGAACTGGTTCCTAGAGAAAAATTCACAGTTGAATTCGCCGACAAACTTCTAAAATATACACCACATGGATTCTTTGAGAAGATCAAAAGCTACAAGACAGAAGATGTACCGTTTATCTTAAAACGTATCTCCGAAGTATTTCCAGATATCTATAATGGTCTACTCGAATTAGACCCTTCTTATAAGGATATGGTTCCGAATTATGTTGGAAAATGGGCTTACATTAGCACATGTAATCGTGACTGCACTTACGATGGGTTCAGGTTTGAGGGTGACGATTTAGTTAAAGATTATTGGAGAAGTGCGTTTCTTCCATTCGGTGCAAAGTCTGCCCAGGTTAGAATCAAGGTTACAGATGATATGAAATATCAAATCACCGATAATAAGCAGGTCTTACCGACAACAAAATTTCTTTGAAATTGTTGACAACATTAGATAGAGATGATAATATGGTCACATAACATTAGAAAGGAGTGACAAGATTGGAAGTAAAGTTTAAGAGACTTACTGAAACAGCTCAGGTACCAACAAAAGGAACGTCGGATTCTGCCGGGTTTGATCTGTATGCAGATACTGATAAACCTTCCGCGCCGATCTATCCAGGAGAAACACAGCTCGTTGATACAGGAATTGCAATGGCGATCCCTAAAGGTTATTTCGGAGCAGTGTATGCGAGATCTGGTCTTGCAACTAAGAAAGGATTAAGACCTGCCAACTGTGTAGGTGTGATTGATTCTGATTATCGCGGAAGTATTAAGGTCCCGCTCCACAATGACTCAGGCAGTCTGGTGTCATATGACAAACATGAACGTATTGCACAGCTCATCATTCAGCCGTATCCAGAGGTGACACTGACAGAGGTTGATGATCTTGATGACACCGAGCGTGGTGATGGTGGCTTTGGTTCTACCGGGACGAACTAATGAGGGAAGTATTAAAGAAGCTCAAATGTGTCGACCTCTTTCCAGACCTTACAGACGAGGAAAAACATGAAATCAAAATTGCAGCAGAGATCGAACTCGAAACTATCAAGAAACACACACTCAAGGAGAAGAGCAAGGATGTCTACAGGACGATGGATCAATGTGGATCAGGATGTTCCTAAGAACGGTGAGCAAGTAATGGCCGATTGGACTGACAATACAACCGGAATTTCTTATCTCAGCTATGCAACATGGGATAAGGACACCGGAGGTTGGACAATCAATAGTTCAAACACTGATGACTTCACTGTAAATAAATGGAGAAAGTATGATTAACAGTCTTTATGATCGCTTCGCAGAGTGGAGCCGTGGTGGTTCAATCTGGCTAATCTCAGATACTCATTTTGATGATGAAGATTGTAAGCTGATGGACCCCAAATGGATTCCATCGTTTCTTCAGGCAGAGATTATAAATCAAAAGGTTCAGCCGTGTGACACTTTGATTCATCTGGGAGACGTTGGAAACACAGCCTGGTTTGATTTTGTCAGAGCAAAAAGAAAGATCCTTATCACTGGTAATCACGACAAGGTGTCTGAGATGTATGGTCACTTCACTGAAGTGTTCAATGGGCCGGTGTTTATCGCAGACCGAATCCTTCTGTCACATGAACCGATCTTTGGACTCGAAGATTTCTGCTTCAACTTCCATGGTCATGATCATGCCGGCACACAGCATCGGAATCATATGAATCTGGCAGCAAATGTGTGTGGATATACTCCGGTTAATCTTGGGAAACTAATTAAAAAAGGAGTCCTGGCAAACATCCCGAACTACCATCGCCTGACGATTGATGAGGCCACTAAGAATGGGATCAAAGCGGAGAAAGAAAAGACCTGAACCTCCGCCGTATTTCTACTGGGACACAGACAACTGCTGGCCATGTAAGAACCGCAATGGCTGTGGTGGATGCAGGATTCTAAAGGAGTATATACATGATAAACCTGACAAATCTAAAGAAGCTTTGGAAGATCGCAGGATTAAAAAAGAACTGGAATGGATACCAGGCCGATCCTATTCCGAGGTTTGTGATACTTAAAACGCTGCTCATGTTGATTTGGTGCCCTAAAAATGCAGAGATATTTCCTACGGCATCTGGCACAATTCTGATCTCGTTCCCACCGTACGACTTTGACATAGACATTGGTGAGTCTGAGGTGGAGATATATAAGGACGGGGTTCCAGAAAAGATAAGCGGTATATTCCAGTTGATCAGCAAGGTTAATGGTGACCAAAATATTGGACACCAAGTTTAGTATGATGAATGTATGGCACAACACAAGAGGACAGGCTGACCAGTATTTTGTTTGCACTGGGCATAAGGTACTGTTCCAGATACCAAAGTGGTTAGGACGGATTTTAACCTGGAGAAAAAAAAGATGAAAATTGACGCAAAAAATTTAACAATCACTATCAATAGTAACATTGACGAGATTGAAGTTGGGGCGATTGTATGTTATGACGATGGACTTATGGCCGCAGTGATGGACACCGATGGTGATAGTGCCTGGATCTTCACGGAAAATGGATGCATTGAGAAGGCGTATAAGATGCATCTGACTCCAACCGGTGAGTATACAGAGCTTCCTGAACTGCTCATGCTCAAGCTTCAGCATACGGAGGTTTAATGACTTACATAATTGAAGCAGACGATATCAATCTTGTGACTAACTGTACGGTAGTCAAAGCATATGTGTATGAGGATACGCCTGAATATGGGTGGAACCTTTACAAGCAGCTTAGAAGTAACGAGAAGTTTACCGGGGTTACATATGCAGACGCCATAGCTTATCTGGATCAACAGGATATGGAAGGTAAGCTCACAGTCGGCAGACATGTCTTCTATGATGATGTTGATGAGGCGAATCTTCCATATAGAAGAAAGGGGATCATCATCTCTATGAAGGGCACGATCTACTGCAATGTTATTAACTCCGACGGAGAGATCAATACCTGTACTAAAGATTCTCTCTATCCGATAGATAAGGTGACCGACACTGTAAACCTTGAGAACCTTAAGGAGGAAATTGATGGGGAAGAAGTACGTAATTGAACTTGAGGACGAACCGATTACCAATGGGCTTTGGAAGGCTAAAGGCTTTAACTCTCTTGTCTTTGATCAGAACGGGCTCGATAAACTCACACCTTTCAATGATGTAATTTCGGTCGGGGATATAGTAAGGAACGGATTACTGGTATTTACGGTGTTCTATGTCGGACTCAATGTAGTGGAAGGATTTGATACCTCGATGGAATGGCATTCATTTTCTCAGGATTTGGTTACTAAGATCGGCAACAATCCTAGTGTTGCAGCTTTTATGATTAGGAGAGGTAAGGAATGACAATATCAGATGCCGGTCTCGAATTAATTAAGCAGTTCGAAGGATGTAAACTGACGGCCTACTATGACATCGTCGGCGTTCTGACTATCGGCTATGGCAATACCAACTACGACAAGGATATCATCGGCGAGATCAAAGAAGGTATGACGATCACCCAGGCTCAGGCGGATGAATGGCTCAAGAAGACCATCCAGAAGCGTTACGTCCCGAAGGTTTCAAAGTGGCAGGATCACTACCGCTTCAACCAGAATCAGTTCGATGCCATGGTCTCATACGCTTACAATATCGGGTCAATTGATAAGCTCGTTGATAACGGCAAGCGGACAATCGCTGAAATCTCCGCTGACATTCCAAACCATGACCGGGTAAAGAATCCTGATGGAACATACCGCCATGTGAAGGGACTGACAGTCCGCCGCAATAAAGAGAAGGAACTGTTTGATACGCCGAAGTACAGGATCGGATGGTCTCACGATGCCGGTGGATGGTGGTACTCGGAAGATGGTAAACAGTACCTGTGGAATACTTGGAAAGTCATCAACAAGCACAAGTATTACTTCAACAGCCTTGGTTATGCTGTGACTGAGTGGGAGAAGATCGACGGTAAGTGGTATTACTTCGAGCCGATTGGTGATCTTCAGTGTGCTCTCTATGTGTCAGATAAGGATGGTGCGCAGAGTGTCGGAGAATTCTAAAGGCGTTTGGGTCAAAACACCTGGGTTTGTAACAGCGGGTGGTGATCCGGTATGGAGCTGTCCATTTTGCGGCGGCGGCATACATGTATACGGGATTGAACACCGTAGAGATTATCTGAATGTTTGCCCCGACTGCGGCAACAAGGTTAGATACCCGTGGGAGGAAGATGAGAAAGTACAAGTGTGAGGTTGCGTTGGCAGCTGAAGATGATATAGCCGGCTATGTCTATCTTACGAAAGAGCAGTATGAAGCCGTCAAGTATGCCACAGATATAAGTAATTGGGAAGTTTTCGAAAGAACTGGAGACTGGCATGGATGGTTTAATATTCACTGCGATGAAATTCAGGAGGGTAACGATGGTTCTGTTACGGCTTAAAAAGGTCCCGAAGTCATGCAATGATTGTGCGATTTCATGTGGACTGAAGTACCACCAGGTTATTGATGATAAGCGGCATAAGCTTTGTCCGATTGTAACTAATCACGGACGTATCATTGATGCGGATGAGTTCCTTGAGAAGTGTTTGAGCTATGCGGTTACTGATGCGGACAGGGATTTTTGCAGAAGACTGACGTCGGCATTAGATAAAGCTGAAATCATTATTGATGCGAGGCACGAATGAAGAAACTTGTGTGTGGATGCTTTGGAACAATTTACTACGGGAAGATTTTAAAGAATGGCCTGATGTCTTCGACCGACCGAGTAGATGTGACATACGATGCTGTTGGGGCCGTGGCTGCTCATCTTATGTCACAGAAAGAATACATGGATTACAAGCTCGCAGGTTATAACCTCAATCACAAAGATGGTAGTCATATGAAGCTTGTCATTTTCGATTCAGACAAATATGAAGTCAAGGAGATTGAAGAATGAATACTTATCTGACGATCATGGTGACAATCCTGGTGATCACTCAGATCATTCGTATCACGCAGAATGCAATCAACCTTCGCATTCAGGACGCAGAAGTTAAGAGGCACATTGATTGGATCGACAAGGTCAACCCGTCAAAGGATGACTTCCTTGTCCAGCGAGAGGTTATGAGGATGCTGTTTGAAAAGCTTAGTAGGGAGGGGTTCGGTGATTGAGTTTCTTAAAGAGTGGGGCGGTCTGATCGTCCTGACCATTCTGTTTGTGATCGTCTGTATGGCTATCAGTTGGGCAGCGACATGTGGAATTGTGTATCTAATTTGTATGTTAATCGGTCAAACTTTCACCTGGAAGATCGGAACTGTTGTGTGGTTTATCGGGATTTTGATCAGCGAGGTAGTAAAGAGTAAAACATGAGAGAGTATTACTCTAACTGTCTCATCGAGGCCATTAAGGCCAAGCTGAGGTACTGGGATAGCATCAGGATTATCTTCATTCCACCGGTAATCAATGATGGTGTCCCAGGTATCCCCCACTTTATGTGGTACGACCGAGATGATGGTAATGTGTACGACTTTCATACGAATGAATGGCTGAAGCATTGGTGGAATACTTTGTGGTGGAGAGGCCACATTAGAATACAGCCACTGAAAGTCTTCAATAGATGGTACATGAGCACAGGACATGTTTACATCCCCGACTATGAGGGTAAGATATGAGAATGATTGACGCTGATGCGTTACCAGAGCGTAAGTTCCCGGAAATTCTGTGTAACAAATTCGGTGACGGTGCGTTCTACCGTCAAGGGTGGAATGATGCCATTGATGCTATCGTGGATAACGAGGATACCGTGGATGCTGTCCCTGCGGTGCATGGACAGTGGAAAGCAGTGACAGAAGACGGAGAGGAATACAGGCGTATCTGTTCATGCTGTGGGAAAGAAGCCCCATACGATGAAATTGAAGAAGTCTACTTGTTATACCCGCACTGTCCGTGGTGTGGTGCAAGTATGGAGGTGTAGAAAATGGGAAGACTGATTGACGCAGATGCGCTGAAGAAAGACCTCACACGATTTTACGATGGAGAAGTAGTGGCAAGAAAGCTGATTGACGAACAGCAGACCGTGGATGCTGTCCCTGTGGTGCATGGACACTGGAAGGAAGACCCAAGCGGATACGGCTTTTGGATTTGCTCTGCTTGTGGATTTGTCTCAGAAGCAAGTGCGGCGAATATGTTGTATAAGTTCTGCCCAGTGTGCGGTGCAAGAATGGACGGTGACCACCATGACTGAATTTATTGCTGAATACATTACAGTGGTATGCGCTATGTTTGCATGGATAATGGGCTATGCTGTCGGATACACGCACGGGATGAAGGACGTTGAACGGCATGATTGAATCATTTGAAGGTCTTATGTTTTCTTTCATTGTTCTAATCCTGCTTGTAATGAGAGATGTGCAGATGGAACTTAAAGAAATACGCCGTGAGTTGAAACGGAAGGACGGTGAAGGTAATGAAGGATGAACTACGGTACAATCCTGAATGTATTGAGATAACGCAGATTGAAACCGTACCAATGAAATCATACGGAAGGATGTGCGTTATTTGCTGTGAAGGATTTGAACTGTCATCTTGCAATGATGTAAGAACAATTTGCCCGAACTGCGTGGATAAAATCAGAACTGCAATAGGAGTAAGAATTAAAGAATGGACGAATTAATCAGTAAACAGGCGGCAATTGATACCGTCCGCAAAGCAAAGGACAAAAGCGAAGCACACAGGATGTTGGTGTAGTTGCCATCCGCACAGCCTGAGCAGAAGAAGGGGAAGTGGGTCAGTTGTTATGCAGATGGGTACAGAAATATGCGTAAGTGTTCAGAGTGTGGGGCGATGATAGATATTCGGGAGGAGTTCAGAAGTTTTTTCTGTTATCACTGCGGTGCGCGAATGAGGTGAACGGAAATGAATGCGATTGAAATAATTCGGGATGCGGATCATAAGCTTGATCACAACGACATAACGCTTGGAGAGTATGAAAAGTTGATTGAGGTGCTAAAAGAGGTTCGTCCTGTGGTGCATGGGCGGTGGACTGGTTCGGATACTCAGTGCGGAATAAGCTGTTCGGTGTGTGGAATGCCAGTAGACGATTTTTGCGGAAGTATTGACTATATTTGTTTGGAGTATGAACCAAATTTCTGTCCTCACTGTGGGTCGACAATGGACGGGAAGGACGGTGACCATGAGACTGATTGACGCTGATAAGCTGCAAAGAAAGATCCAAAAACTTGCGACTGAGTCCTGGCAGATGAAAATCAAAGCGTCAGTTGAAACAACGCTGAATGCCTTCCTCGATATTCTGGATAGACAGCCGACAATCAAGATAGTCAGATGCCAACATTGTAAGTGGTGGCACGACTGGAACGGGGAATGTTACGCAGAGGAAGCACAAGGGTTTGGGCATCTTTGGGGGCCTGATGACTTTTGCAGTTATGGTGATGAGAAAGATGAATTGTGAAGATTGCATCAAGAATGGCGGTGACTGTAATCACATACATTGCCACAAATGGTCCTCTGATATAAATATCGGGAACATGGTCAATAGAGAAGCAGTGGCTTGGATGATTCGCGATACTTGTATAGAACTGGCAAAAACAGCCGATAAACATTACGATGAGCACATTGATGATTACATAATTGATGATCAAGCAGCGGTGCGTTGGTTGACTAAATTCAATGCTTTAGCACAGAAAAGACTGAAGGAGTTGCCACCAGCAGAGCGAGTTGGATATTGGTTACGGTGTATAGATTGTGCGCATTATAATGACGGATTCTAATGCCTGATCGAGAGTTATGGGATTGAACGTAATCTCAAAGGACTTATTTAAAAGCAAGGAAAAATATGGCGAGAAAGATTAGAACATGGATGTTTGAAACTAATAGTAGCTCGGTGCATTGCATTTGTATCTCAAATAATAAACCAACTGGTGACAACATTCCCAGCGTTTTAAGGTGTACCACCAGTGAATATTGGTGGGAGCACCGCGTTTATGATAACAAATACGACAAAGCTGACTACCTTCTCACGATGATCTACAGTTCTGAAAACCGTGATGTGTACATTGATCAGCTTCGCAGAGTATTAGAAAAGAATGGCGTTAAGCTCGACGAAGGATCAAGAGAATACTATTACATTGATCACAGCGATGAGTGGGGCGACACACTCGAAAAGATTCTTTATGACGAGGACAGACTAATGCGCTTTCTATTCTCTGGAGGCTCTTTCGTTGAGACAGCAAACGACAACGATAGAAGCTACGATATTATCACAGATGATATAAACAGATATAGAAAATACGATTACGAGGTATTCGTTAAATGATATTGGTTAAAATCACCATACTTATATTGATGATTTTTCGATTATCAATTGCGGATTAATATTTGCCTCTTTTGTATGGATGTTGTTTTTAAAATCGTGGTCATAGTAATTTTGGTTGGAGAAAGAATATGGATGAACATAAGTTTTCGGTTGGTCAATTAGTAGTAACCACCAATGACTCAATCGGTACTGTAAAACGTATCACACCTACAGGCAGAGTGGTTGTTCGCTTTGAATCCGGGTACGAAGAAACCTATCGAAAAGACGGGAGTGCTTTTTCTAATGACATTTGGAGTTATGAGCGGATCGTTCCGCTGACAGATGAAAGACTAAGACAGATATATGAGAAAGAGACCGTTAGAAAGTGTCGTAAGATGTTTGAAGAAACCAAACTTACTTATGACCAGGCTGTGCGTATCCTAGAAATCCTATGTCCAAATGGAGATGATAATGTGCAATCTGGAGAGAATTAAACAGAAACAAACAGAGACATGTATTGATCGGCTGTATCGGGAGGCTTATGAAAAAGGAAGGCGGGATGCTACTCGGGTGGTACACAGGCTGTGGATACCGTGCACCCCTAAAACAATGCCACACAATTATGAAAAAGTTTTGGTTACATATCAGGGATGTAAACCTGAGTATAACGGTGTTGTAGAGATGCAATACATCCACGGATTGTTTATGGGAGACGATGACCTGTATGGCAGAGTGGATGGTGGTGTTGTTGATTCGGCGGCGGAAACATTAAAAGTAATCGCATGGATGCCTCTGCCGGCTCCGTACCGACCGGAAGGAGATGATAAGCATGAAGGATGATAGACTGATAAGTCTTAATGCGGCATTGGATGTATTACATGGATATTTTGACGGAATGTTAGAGACTGATACGGTTTGCCCTAAAGACTTATATAACGAAATTGAGGCACTGCCGTCCGCACAGTCCGAACCTAAGTCCTATCGCATGGGCTATCAAGCTGGATATGCAGCGGCACAGCGGTGGACTCCAGTGACGGAGAAACTGCCGTCAAAACCGGGGAACTACCTTGTGACTGTCTCACTGATGATTGGTGACTATGTAAAGTCCGAATTTTTTGACGGTGATGACTTTGACGATTGGGATGAGGAAGTTCGGGCGTGGATGCCGTTGCCGAAATCATACCGGGAAGTGGAACAGGAATGAGTAATTTAAAGTGCCCGATTTGCAATAATATTTTACAGATTGGCATCACTTACCATAATTATGGCATGGATGGATCATATAAAAACTGGATTGTAAGTTGTCCGTCGTGTAATATGTTTCAAATAGAGTATGCAGCAGATAAGTTTTATGGCCGTGAAAGCTATACCAAAGAACAGGTTATTGCATGTATGCAGGATAAACTATCATTAATATAACAAATGGAAGGAGAGAAGGAATGACTATAAAAACATGCGACAAATGTGGCGCTAAAATCAACACGAATCCAATATTAAACATGGTATTGCCTGCGCTCTCCATAAGTAGACTAGAAGACTTCGTGCTAGGGTGGCAACCTGTTGATTTGTGCCCGAAATGCGAGAAGATGTTGGCAGAATGGTTAAACGATAAGTCAGACACGTTAGACGATGATGCATCCGTACAGCGGTGGACTCCAATTGATGAGGGGACGCCAACTAAACCCGGGAGATATTTTGTGACCGTGTCACGATTGACAGGGGACAAAGTTGCGACATCAAATTTCGACAACGGCGAATTTTGGGACGGTGGAGTCCTGGCGTGGATGCCCTTGCCGAAGCCATACCGACCGGAAGGAGAAGATCATGGAAAAGAGGTGCTCAAATGAGCGTAGATACAGTTTATAGACATGCGGCAATTGATGCCGCAATAGAAGCAGTTGATAGTTGGGACGGCATGACCAACATTGGGCGGCAGAAACGGATTGAAAAAGCTATTAAAGCATTACCGGCTGCACAACGGTGGACTCGAACAAGTGTAAAGCCGCCAGAAGCGTTTCAGATGGTCATCATACAACCACCTTTCGGCGCCTGTGAGATCAGCAAATATATTCCACCCAGAATCAAACCCCAAAATCATCCCAATGGATACTGGGGTGAGACGGATGGAGTTGATTACGATTACTTCGACATTTATGCGTGGTGTCCAATACCTCCGCAGGAAAGAGATTTATGAATGAGTAACGATACGATCTATAGACAGATGGCGATTAATGCGATATTAGGACAACCACCAGAAGCACACTACCCGGGTTGGTATGCAGAGCAGATCAAGCAGCTGCCACCCGCACAGCAGTGGATTCTGAGTAAGGAACTAAAGCCTAAAGATGGCGAGGAAGTATTCGTATATCTTTTCGGTGATAGTCCATATATTGCATGGATTATAGATGGCCGATGGTACACAGAAGATTTTGAGGTTGATGAAGAAGACTATCCAGATGCGTGGATGCCGCTCCCGGCTAAGTATCACCCGGAAGGAGAAGGACATGAAACTAAATAAGGTTGTGACGGTAGCAATTGCGGTGTTATTTGCCCTGATGATTAGCGGCTGTAACAAGCAAATTTTGGATTTTACATACTCCTACGAGTACGCAGTTATAAAAATGCCTGATGGTTCCGTATTGAAAGGGCGGGTGCAGTCATGGCAAGACTATGAAGGAGAACAACTGCAAATTGTAATTGATGGGAATACCTATTTGGTTAACAGTGTAAATGTGGTAATGATGACACAATCTCCCTACGAAAGGAAATGACAAGCATGGAGAAACTTAAACCCTGTCCATTTTGCGGTGGCAAGGCGGTTTTGAAACAAATACCAATTGGGCAAGATTTCCCCTACTATGTACAGTGTGACAACATGAAATGCCTTATAAATTCCTCCACATGTTGTCGTGCCACACCAGAGGAAGCAATCGAAATCTGGAATCACCGCCCAGGAGAAGCTGACGCATACCTTCGTGGATTGCAGAAGTTGCCCTATAGAAGGAGACCCATGCCATGACAAGGCTTGAAGACGTTATAGAAACAAAGGACTATGGCCCGATTGAAATTTGGAGCCAAGATGAAATGGAGTACTTTTTCGAAGATAAAAGTACAGTCGATGAGCAGAATTAACGGAGAAGACCATGAAAAGACTTAAGGGTAGGTATGTAGCACAGGTCGTAATTGATATTGATACGCCGGCCACCCAATACAACATAAAAGAGGTTGCGATGATCAAAGGCGACATTATGAATGGTGAATTTAACCGGAAAATCAAAGGATTGATTTATGACTATTTAGAAGATGTCGGACAAGTATCTATAAGCCAGCTGTATGCAGACGCTTACGAGGTAGATGATGGGGAGTAACGATCTTATTAGTAGATCAGAGACAATCGAAATTCTTGAAGACCTCAATGCAGCTGGATTCTATGAGTACAACGAGCACAGCAGAGAGTTGTATGAGGAGATGAAGCATTCATTAAAAGGTATGCAACCTGCAATGCGATGGTTCTTGGTCTCTGAGAAACTACCAGATGACGGAGACCGTGTTTATATAACCACACCTGATGGGCGTGTGTGCGCTGGAACATATCATGCAGACAGAGATTTTGTGTGGCAAGCATATCGCCCACGCCGGCTAAATGATATCAAAGCATGGATGCCGCTATATTGCCCTGAGCCTTATAAAGGAGATACCGTATGAAAAAGTATATTATTGAGCTCCCTGAAACCACTATGTACTTAAGTACAGACGATGGCTTTATTTCAAGAAATAACGATCTCATCACTGCACAGTTCGACATCAATAAACTGACTCCCGTTGAAGACAATAACAGCGTTAATGTTGGAGATATTGTTATCGTGAAGCCGTATGGAGATGAGCGTAGAGTCGCGGTTATCACCAGTAACACAGAGCATGACCTCGTAAGCGTCGAATGGATGTATGCGGATGGCAGCTTTGACGGGGCTATTGATATTGATGACCTAGAGGAATTCACAAAGACCGGATATAAGAGCGGAAGCATCTTTGAGGTATTTGAAGAAATCGAAATGGCACAACAAAGATTAGATGAACGATGACTTTGCCGGCCTAATTATCGTGCTGATTATTGCATTTATTACATATCCGTATTGCAGAGATTAAAAAGGTGAAGAATGAGGATTAAATGGAATACTGAGAATCCACCGTCACCTAAATTAGATGAGGTTGTACACGAAGAATATCTCGTGACCTATGAAGGTGGCGGTTTAGATATAGCGAGATGGACAAATGCCAGTATTTGGAGGGGTTGTGTTTCAGATTGGAGATGGCAATGTGCCCAATATTGCAAGGTCGCTGCCTGGATGCCACTGCCAGAGGAGTATAAACCATGACAAAAGTTGAAGCTGCAAAGGTGCTTATGGCGATGGAGAAGTCCCTTATTGAAACGGGGAAAGACAGTCCGCTGAAAGATTGTATGATCCCGATTTTCAAAGAGGCTTGTCTGATGGGAGCTGAGGCACTTGACCCGCAGCCGACTGAAAAACCGATGAAGAAATTTGAATGCCTGGTCAAGTTTCACAGAATCACAGAGAGGATTGTTCGGTGGTTCACGGATTAGGAACATGCTTTCAAGTGGCTTGAACTTGAAGGATACAAGGTGCTGCAAGTCAAGGAGATATCATGAAAGAAGATAAGCCGATTGACTATATGGATTGTGCCAACGCCATGTTAAAGATGTGGATGTTAAATGTAGTAACCGATGGTGAGTACTACAGAATAATGGATAGGCTGAATAAAGCGCACGAGAACGGCTTTAAATGAATCGGATCGGTGGTGGAATAAGTAGACACGAGTACAGCCTAAGCGCACGATGACACTGCAAAGCGGTCGACTCCACAGACAGATTCAAGCGCTCATGTAAGGTGTAAATCCTTACCCGATCTAAAGAGAAAAAGAAAGCAGAGGAAGAAGAGTGAAGACCGTAAGAGAGATCGAGCTTGTTTTTGAAAATTGTGATTCGATGACGATCCCGGAAAAGCACATTGGATTTTTCGAAATCGATGATATCAGGACAAGAATCAGAAGGATTGCCGTCAATGCAATCGCAAAGATGGAGCTTGTCGGAAAAGTTGTGATTGAAATTCTGCCGGAAGGAAATACGGATCACTTCGAGCTTGGCGTTGAAGATGATCCGGTATACCGGATGAAGAAATTTGAACGGGTTCGGCATAACGACATCACATCAATCGAAATACATTACGACGATGACAGTACCGAGACCTATTACCCGGAGTTCGAAGGAACTTATGTGAACGAATGGCAGACTACATTTTGTTCCAAAACACAGAGTCTTTACGTTCTGATCGGGAAAAATATCGATGTAAAGAAGACCTACGTGAACACTGGGTTATGGTGTATGGATTCTTAATGTTTGGCATGGGTTGTGCCTACGGATCAAGGAAAACCAGGAGAGAAGAATGGTAAGAAAGTTTTACCACAAGTTACTGTTGATGATTGGTGATACGCCAATCGGAAGGACGAAGTGGTATAGACACACGATCTACGAAGAGGCTCAGAGGATAATAGGTAACAGATGAAATGCATTGACTGTGTAATGCTCGACTCGCTTGAAGGCTGCTACGCCAATCCCGGAGAAGATTGCGATCAGATTGAACAAGAGATGGGCGAAGAAGTTAGCGAAGAGACCATTGAATATTTCAGCATCGATCACAGTAATGAGTATGCTGCGATCATTGACCCGGAAGAACACGAAGATGAACGAACGAGATTAATGTCGGAAGGATATCAACCGCACAGTAGATATAAAACCCAACTTGGTGAGGATAAGGGTAAAACAGAAGAGCTTTGGGTGAGGTATAATACTTAATAAGAGAGGTTGTTATGAATACAGATGAAAAAGCTGAGGCTAAATGGACACGAATCAAATCGATTATAGACCCTCCGCCGATTGGTCTTATGCCAGAGTATTTATGGAAGGCTAAGAGGATGTGTGATATCTACGGAGCTGTAAAGCGTTATAAAGACGCAGGCTATGACATCCCATATGAATGGTTGGAAGAATTTAAAAGACTGGATAAAGAACTCTCAAGGCGTTATAACGTCGCTAAGCTCTCTGATGAGGAATGGAAAAGATTGGATGAAGAATTCCTTAATGATTGATTACTCTATCAACTGGGGTTACATCGTCGAAACAATGCGTGAGAAGTTTGGGATCGAGCCAAATTCAACAGAGATGTTTTCGATGAGAGAAATAGAGGCCTATATTGAAGATATTTGGGATGAATATGTAGATAAGATTGATAACCATTATCAATTGGAGAGAACCACCCCATGAGAGTGATTGTATGTGGTGGGAGAGATTTCACAGATAGACAGCTATGCTTTGATTCCCTCGACCGCTTGCTTTCTGGATTGGAAAATGTGGAGATAATATCCGGCCATGCCAGAGGTGCGGATACATACGGTGAGGAATATGCTGTGTTTCACGGCTTGAGACGGAAGTATTTCGTGGCAGATTGGAAAAGATACGGACGAAGTGCAGGACCAATCAGGAATCAACAGATGCTTGAATACGCTATGAAAGATACGGCGATGGTAATTGCTTTCTGGGATGGGCAAAGCCGTGGAACAAAGAATATGATCGAACAGGCCAGGAGAGCTAGAGTTAAAGTAGAGATTGTGAATTACAGAGAGGAGTCTAATGTTAAGGTCTGAACAGGAAGTTGTTATCCGCTTTGATAATGAGAGTGATGAGGCTACCATCTACACATCACATCCGGTGTGGATGAGGAAGTTAGAGAAGTATGCCGCTGAGAACAAAGAGTTTAAGCTGAAGAATGAGTGGCTGTGTGATAAGCAGGTCATAAGCCGTACTTACGTCTGTCCCAAAGACCTGATCAGTGTTAAGGGTAAGCGACGAGTTATGACTGAAGAACAGAGACGGGCAGCAGCAGAGAGATTAAGAGCCGCAAGACTTCCATTCTGAGCTGAGAACTCCATTGAAAATAGGAGAGTTAAACGATTCAAATGTTTTCAGTGGAGAAGGTTTCATCTAAAACAAACAGACGTTAAACCCCACTAATTACAGGAGAGAAAATGCACAAAATTATTGATCTCGAAGGATATGTCAAGATCAGAACAGTATTAGAGGCAATCCAGAATTCAACCCATCCACTTTACGATGATGAGGTTACCAGGTCGTGGGAGAACCATATGCTTGGCGTGGTCCTCAACATCCCGCCCGAAAACATTCACAAGAAGGGTACGTGGATATACAACAGTGGTGTTTGCAGATGTTCGGAGTGTGGGCACGAATTCAAAGTCAATACCCATCTTGAAGACTTTTTAGATGACCATCGCTTCTGTGGGTGTTGTGGTGCTGATACGAGGGTTAGAGAATGAGTTCATCCGGGGAATACATCAACAAGGAAGCAGCACTTGCCGGGGCATTTGATATGCTGATGCCTGGTTCCTGCGAAATCCAGTTCGCCAATGTCGTATCGACCAACTACCTGAAGAACCTTCCAACATTTAATCCTAAAGAGGAACTGACGGATTATATCAAATGGATTTTATCTGATATTGATAAGATCGAAGGAGATACAGTGGATAAAAAGGATGTGAAGTTTATGCTTCGGTCAATTGTCGGGGAGATGTATTCGTAATGGTAATAGAAGAAATTCGTGAACAGCTCGACGAAATCAATATGATCGTTGAAAATGATGTGCATCTTGTAGTCTCACCGGAGAACTGGTATATCTACTCAAATCTGCACGATGAGTTAGAGCAGCTTGAAATTCTGCTAAGACAAAACGGAGTGATCTAAAGAGATGGATATTGATTTGTACTGTTCAACTTGATTTGACGGAGATTGACATGACAGTGAGAGAACTTATTGATCGTTTGAATGATGAAAACCCGGACGCATTCGTTTACACATTAGCACATGACGATGACCTTGCTTTTATTGTAACTGATGTAAAAGCGGATATCCTTGCTGGGAAAGACGAAACGGTGGTGATGATTTATTGATAAGACTAACAGGAACGATAGTACTGTCCGGTGAGGATTCAATAAGATTTGCAGACGCCATATTCAGACTACCTGTTGATACAGAGCATAACAGATACATTGATGCCATCAACAGAAATGTCACCATAACCTACGGCGGCGAAGAGTTTGAGGCTGACATTGCAGACCTGGAATTGGATTTCATAGAGGGGATATGAAAGAGAATAAATTTACTTGTAAGGACTGACCTTTAAAGGAAACATAAAGGATTGATTATGGACATACAGATACGCCCTTGCGGCGGTGACTTGGTACGATGCGATGGTGACTGCTCCAAGTGTCAGCGGTATTACGGCACAACTACAACAGCAGACACAGTATTTGAATGTGGTATGCCGGGACAATTTGGGCATGACATAATTCGCTCACAAAGGACACATTGCGGGTCGTTTAACTGCTCTCACCCAAAGACCGAGAGATAAGGACGCTGGCAGAAAACCATGCCAGTATGTAGGGAAAGCCTACCCCGCAGCCATAATTTAAAGGAACATTTATGACGATTTTAACTTTTGTTATCGGAATTTATATCGGTACGGTGATACAGGCATGGTGGCACAGGGAAGGTGCGAAACGGTATGTTGAGTACCGCATGAAGCATAAGAACTGGCCTCTAAAGGAGCAAAGCAATGAGAAAGCGAATTGACGCTACAATTTATTTTGGCGAAAGCAGAAGAGAAACAACCGTTTTTGTGGATGAAAATGCCACAGACGAAGAGATTAATGATGCAGTCATGACCGATGCTTTAGACATGATCGAAGTTGAGTGGCACGAAGTTGAAATTGCCTTTTAAAGGAATATTATATGATAACAATTATTCTGAGCACACTGATTATCAACGCATCAATCTATATCTGGCAGTACGTTGTCTGGCTTAAAGATTGCGAAGAGATAGGCGAAGACAACCTGGCTGTGTCGCTTGGGGAACGAATGAGAGCAACGATGTTTTGTATTACGATCCCATGTATTCTGGGCATCTTACTTCACCGCTAACAATGACAACACAGGAAATTTTACAAAAAGCCATAGACTCTGGTATAATAGATCTGGCGTATTTACAAGACCAGATGAAAACAGCAGAGAGAAAAAGGCTACTTGAGAAACACAAGTCCAAGTTCTGGCAGACGAAGGGAAGATGGCGTACCTATCTTCCAGACCCGGTAAAGGGCAGGAGGACTGTAGACAGGAAGACGAAGAAAGAAGTTGAAGATGTTGTCGTGGAATACTACCGGAGCCTTGAAGAGTATCCACTGGTAGACGAGATATTCGAGGAGTGGGCAAGAAGGAAGCTTGACTTAAAGAAGATATCAGCTGCCACGTATCTTAGATACCATCAGGAATACCGGCGCTACTTCGCTGAGTCTTTTGGTAAGAAGCAGATCAACGAGCTCACTCCCGAATCTATCCTGGACTTCCTTGAGGAGCAGCCGTCAAAGCACAACCTCACATCAAAAGCTTTCTCGAACCTTAAGACCATCATGCGCGGGATGCTGAAACGTGCAAAGCGCAGAGGTTTCATCAACTTTAATATCGACCTGGTGATTTCCGAACTGGACTCTTCAGACCATGACTTCAAGCACATCATAAGAAGTGACGAAGAGGAAGTGTTCTCCGAGGCTGAGTATGAGCGCATCATGCTCTACCTCGCTGAACACCAGGACCAGACAAACCTTGGGATCATGCTGATGTTTGTTACCGGTATGAGGATCGGGGAACTAGTGGTATTAAAACATGATGACTTCAAGGATGGGATGATTGAGATTCACCGGACAGAGACGAGAGAGTTTGGCGATGACGGCAAGTACCACTACAACATCAAGGATGCCCCGAAGACATTCGCCGGCATCAGGAAGATCATCCTGCCCAGGGGATTCAGCTGGCTCTATGACACCGTCAACAGCCTGAACCCGGACAAAGAATTCATTTTCATGAATGGGCGGCACAGACTGACAACCAACACGTTTAGGACCCGCCTGAGAAATCTATGCGACGAACTACACATCGTTCGCAAATCTCCACACAAAATCCGCAAAACTTATGGCTCGATATTACTGGATGCCGGGGTCGACAAAAACTTTGTAACCTCGCAGATGGGGCACTCAAATATTCTTGTCACGGAGAAGCACTACCACCGGAACAGGAAGAGTGTCGATACAAAAGCAGACATTCTGAGTCGGATACCGGAGTTCCAAATCGTAGAAGATGAAGCAACTACGATGGAACAACCCTCGAAAGTCATTGATTTAAGCCAAAAACGAGGGGTTTCCTGACGTTCGATTCCCGTCATCTGCTCTATCTAATGTCGTCAAGCCCAGTAAATGAGCGGTTGACGACTTTTTTATTTTCACGATTTATCGCCGTCTACGATTTTTTCTACGATTAAGGATAAGGAGGAGTGTAAATACGCCACTTTTTAAACACTCTGTAAGAAACGTAAGAAAAGATTAAGAATATTTGACGTCAGTCTTTGATTGAAATTTTCTATTGAGTAGAGAATAGGAGGAAATATGTTCGAGAAGATTAAGAAGAAAAAGTTCTTAAAGGAATATCCGCTGTGTGCGGCATGTATGAGAATGGGATATTACAAGAAAGCAACTCATGTTCATGTATTCACTAATGGTGAATATGAATCCAGGTGTGATGATCACCCGGCAAAGATTCTTGAGTAAAAATATTTCTAACAAGAAAAGAAGAAAGGAGGATAGCCATGGCGAATAGGACTTTAATCTCATAGAATAGGAGCGTGTAGCATGTCTATCTCTGCGAAACAGATGATGTTGCGTGATATCGAAAAACAACTCGGAAACATATTAACTGTGAATAATACCAATGCAGTAATGAGTATGCTTTTGGATCAAATAGCACAATATAATATAGAAGCTTCCAATGACGGATACTCTATCGACTCAGAAGATCTTATATCTGCATTCATCGAGGCGAAGCAGATCGAAGGAAGATCACCGAAGACGACAGAAAGATATGCATACGTTATCAGACGTATGTTAGAAGTCGTGAAGGTGCCTATACGCAAGATCACAATCTATCATCTCCGTAGCTATTTAATGGGAATGCGTGAGCGAGGAATATCTGACAGCACCATTGAGGGTGTGAGAAGTGTTTTCAGTTCGTTCTTCGGTTGGTTACAAAAAGAAGGACTGATAGATGCGAATCCATGCGCGAATATCAATACGATTAAATGCGCTAAAATAGTTCGCAAACCATTTAATGACGTTGACATCGAGCGCCTTAAAGAAAGCTGCAAGTGCGTTAGAGATAGAACTATCATATCATTCTTACTCTCTACCGGATGCAGAATAGGAGAGGTGTGCAAACTAAACAGAGATGATATTGATTTCCAAAACCTTGAATGTAAGGTACACGGTAAGGGTAAGAAGGAGAGAGTCGTATATATTAATAATGTGACTGCTATGTTGCTGAAGAGATACTTCGCCGAACGACTCGATAACAGTGAAGCTCTGTTCATTGGTAAAGGTTCTGAGCGATTGACACCAGGCGGAGTTAGATTCAGACTAAACACCATAGCGAGGAAGGCCGGCGTAGATAATGTGCATCCTCATAGATTCAGAAGAACGCTTGCGACCAATTTGATAAATCATGGGATGTCAATCCAGGAAGTTGCTGCCATCCTTGGCCATGATAAGATCGACACGACAATGCGATATGTGTTCATAGAAAATGAGCATGTCAAAAACTCATACAGGAAATATGCTTGAGATCGGGCGACCGGTCTCTTTTTTATTGCGTAAAAAAATACCCGGACAGATTTCTCCATCCGGGTTTACACATGGCTTAGAAGTGTAGGTCTATTTTGTACATGTTCAGATGGCCCCGACATTTATGTCGGTGGCTAATTTAAAGTGTCCTTTCGGGTCAGTTAAACTTCCATCACGCCAAACAGCCAGAAGTTACCGCTTGCGGATATGATACTGTCGGCGTTTATTGTAATGGAATTCAAATCTCGCGTGATATATGCCCTCATATTAGTATCTGGTGTTTTCTTTACTGTACCATCAGGATTTAAAAAGTATAAAATCAGAGAAGTATCTGACATTTCTCCCAACTGCACATTGCATCGTCTGCCAGTTGCGGACACATTGAACTTTTCCCTTGTGGGATACTCTGCAACAGATTCATGCGTGAGCGTCAAAGCCCCTGTAGCCGTGTCAAAAGATGCCCCGGAAAATGATGTGTAGTTAATATTCCAACTTGATCCGTTATATGATACCATCCCCCCGATAGTCTTATGCAATGTTGAAACATTAAACAGTGTTTGAGACAGACCGACAGAACCACCGATTCTGTATTTTGAAGCGAAAGTTTCATCAGGCGCACCAACGAGAGACAAAACTTTTTTGGCGGTAAACCCATAATCCAGAACGATGTGCCCACTGTCATCAACTGATACTGCGGACATATTAAGCGGATTATGGTTCGCATCGTCAATAAACGCCCACCCTGTCCCGGTATTCCTGATAACCCCGGCAAGAATTTTAATACGCTTCCCGGCACTGAGATCGTTGTAGTACACAATCTCTTTTTGCACCTTAAGGCAAAGTACCCCATCAGGCAAGGATGTTGGATAGTCGTTTTTCCTATATTCAGTGTTTATGATTAATTTGGTTGCCCCGTCAGGTACACGCACTAACCAAGGCGCCTGATTCGGTTGCACCAAGCTGTAAAGCGTTGCAATTAACTGGTCATTAGCGCCCAAGAATACGCCGATAGCAGGAAACTGCTGTAACGTATATGTGTGTAATGTTCCAGATATATATACACTCTTTACGCCTACTACATCAATGTCATTAGTATGGGAATAATTTCCATTATTGCTAAATGCTCCATCATTTGTGTAGTAGCCAGATGCTATAGAAGTGATTGCATTTGTGGCATCAAATCCAAGATACGCACTGCTCTCCTCAAAATGTTTCTTTAACTCAGTATTCTCAGCATCGAGGCGAGCCTTCAGAGTGCTGTATTGTACATTATCAGACCCAACTCTTGCGTTCTGTACTTCTGAGTCTTCAGTCAGAGCGGTCATAGCCTGATCGAATTGGGTCTGTAGTGAGCTGACGGTAGCTTCGGCGCGCTTAACGGCGGTATCAACACCAGACAGGAGAGTATCTACCTCAGCCTTCGTATAAATTTCAGAGAGAGCATCAGCGATCTCACCAAGAGTATCCAGTGCTTCAGGGGCGCTGCCAATGATGCCGGCAACAATCTCTCTGATCTGGTCTTCGTTCACAACTCCATCGACAGCATCACGAATTTCCCTGACAAGTTCGTTGACTGTCTTTGCATGTGAGGTCTGGCCAGTAACAGATTCGTTGATGTCTCTTACTAACTCGTTTGTCGTGTCGATCATTTATATTCTCCAGAAAGTTGTTTAAGAACAAGATTAATGTCAATCCCTTTTTGCTGAGCTACGGCCCTAGCCGCCTGCTCCCAACCACCATATTGATCAGCGATCTCTTTGGCTTGTTTTGCCTGCTGGTTATTCATTACTAACTGTTGGATCATAGCGGCAGGATTCTGTGCCGCCTTTATTGTACTGATTAGATTATTAATCCCGTTCATCTGTGGACTGTTTTGAAGTGCAAGTTCTTGTAGACTCATTATGCCTCCCATGAATCAAAGCGTTTTTCCAAATCGGTAATCCGCTTGATTACGTCATCCAGTTTTTCTTCAAGTTTATCAGTGACTACAGGGGCCGTAGCTTCCTGTGTATTTTCCTCTTCAATAGTTGCGTTAATCTTCGTGATTGTTTTTGTAGCAGCGCTGTCAGTCGTGACTAACCATATTACCGGGTCTTTAGAGTCGAGCAAAAAGATAGAAGATTCGGGAGCGAGATTGATCTTCTCTGCACCTACTCTTCCGTTTACATTGAGGATTCGACTCTGTATCGGTTGTGGCTGTTGAGACTGTGGCTGCTGAAAGGTAGGAGCGGTTATTCCGCCATAAGGATAAAATTCATTCACTCCTTATCAACTCCCTTCTTCGCAAGATTAGCAAGCAGGTCAATCAGTTTCTTTTGATGCATTAGTTCCTGATTTCCAATTTCATTTAGGGTGTCCTTGCATGTCTTGTCACTGCAAGCTCCAGCCCATTGCATATACTTACCGGCATCGTTCGCCTCTTCGTTAATAGTCTTTACGAGGAACTCAATGAAATCCATGTCCTTACCTCCATCATTAAGTGATATAGGTTTGTACTGAAGTGGTTGTGCTATCATTTCTTACCTTCCTATAGCATTCTTCAAATAGGTACTTCGAGTACCACATAGGTTCAGCGCCATTAACTAGCCAAACATTGTAGCCATCGTCTGGACCAAGCATTGCTTCCTCAGCCCAGACACGACTACCATTAATTTTGTTCTACCATTCTTCGATCAATCCTGAGCCCCCTGTGCGACCTTCTGAAGGACTTCAGGCTGGTTCTTCAGGATTATCTCCATCTCATCTAAAACCTCGTCTACAAGGTCAGAGAACAGCTCAAACGGGACGATAGCGGCGAGAGATGGCAGTGCCTTTACAAACATGTCATAGCACATAGACAGCTTCAGTCTGCCGGTCTTACTTCCGAGCTGAGCCTCACATTCCGTCACCGCAATCAGCAGCCACTTCCTGATCTGCTCGATCTGCTCATCGGTCGGTTTATCTGAAAAGTTTTTCACTGAATTCACAGTCAGAAACACCATGCAGATAAGCACGACAATTAACGCCCAGTTTTCAATTAACCAATTAACCATTGTAATTCTCCTTTATAGTCCACTGCGCACTCTCAGGTTGGCACACTGTATGCACGAAAGAGTTCTTACCGCCGTGGTTTTCATAGTCCAGAATCAGTCCATCAAAAGCTTCCTTCTCCATCGCAGTCCATACTCCCCCTGGTGCGTTGTTAACGAAGCGTTCATGATAATACCGATATGATTGACCGATCCTGTCATGAAGTTTGTGTCTCTCAGATTCATCAGACTTTCTCTGCATTTCCACAAGCATACTAGAAAGCACATTGATCTTATCGTTAAGGGCCTTGAACTAGGATTTGAAGTCGGAATCAGCTCTTTCAGATTCCTCCCTGACCGCATCCAGACCTGCACGTATCTCATCCAGCTCTTCGCTATGACGCTTGATGGCTTCATGCTCCTTTTGTTTTTCCAGATCCGCCTTTGTTACAATCCCAAGACGGGTCTTAAGTTTGTTGTAGATGTCATCGAAGCCCAAAAATACAACGGCGATAATAAACAATTCCAACAGGAACTGCCTCATGTTAATCTGAAAAAACTGATTCAACTCGTTCATTATTTCACAATCCTTCCTTCCGGCTCTGGGTAGGCTTTACCATCCCAAACGCCATCCTTGTCTAAGTAATAGTAAGTTTCGGCGTTCTTAGCTTTCACGAAAGCATCGGTCACCATTTTTCCAGTTGAGTCGAAATAGTAGGAGTGATCTTTGTATTCGAGCCAGTTACTCCTGATGATCTGGCAGTTGTCATATGCGTAGTACCAGGTGTCGTTCTCCTTGTACCAGTCATCCTGGAGTGCGTATCCATTCGGCTTGAACAGATAGGTGGCTCCATTGATTTCAAGAATCTGATTAATACCATAGGCGGTCTCAGACTTCTTACTTCCGGTCATGTACCACCATTGGTTGTGAGGATCGGTCGTATCTACCTTGACCCATCCTTTTAAGTAGTTGCCGCTAACCCATCCATCCTGAGTCTTAAACCAGTAGGCATTACCCTGGAATGTATAGCGGCTGACTTCGACCTTGGTGCCGGCAGAGTACGTAGTCTTCACCGCACCGGTCACAGCAGAGGCTCTACAGTTCAGTGCGGCTACGACTTCGAGCGTTCCACTGCACAGCTTTGTGTTTGAGCTCTCTGTTGCGATAGCATCATAGTCAGGTCTAAGAAACTTATGTTTGTTAGCTTTACATGCTTTAATGGAATACTGCTTTCCATATCGAGCTGCACCACCATTATCAACAACGATACTTGTATCACTTGAGGTATTCCCGCCCCAGGTCCAGAAGGTATCGCCGCTGATCCTGATGACATACTCGACATGATGGAAGCGCTTGCCATTCCAGAAGACGATCAGGTCACCAACTTCAGGAGTGCTATAGACTTGACCATGTTCTCTGAAAATATCATAAGTAAGCTGACAATTAATTGCAGCCTTCTGATACATCAGAGTCTGGGCATTATGTACGCCGAGGGTCTCAATCATGATAGCCATGATGCTCCCCATGCACCATGCTCCACCCTGATAGTTGAGACCGGTCGCCTTATAGATGATATCCCAGTACTTGGTGTAGTTGTTATAGCCGGCGTTCTGAAGCTTCGTGTAGAGATACTTCGAATTCGCCGTGGCTTTCTCCAGATAGCCGTCATCAGCTTTCATGTAGGCGATGATGGCGTCAATCATTTCTAACTTTGTCATTTAAAGACCTCATAATTTCAAGAGTGATTCGCTTACCTTTTGGTTCGCCATACTTCTTGATATCGTTCACTTCTTCAGTGAGGCTCTGCATCAGACTTGCATATTCAGTCTGCTCTGTCGGTGCAGAAGTAAATGTTTTCTTGTTTTCCGAAGACATCTTTTGCAATATCCTGATAGAGCGTGGAGCAGTTGCCATAGAAATCGCTGAGATCATCGTTGTGATACTGGACAACCTTATTCTTAAAAACGATATAGTGGAGCGGAGTTGCAAAGATATCCTGAATGCCGGTGATGAAGGAGACCACAGGGTTACCCTTGAACATCTTCTCAAATACGGAGATCTTATCAGCTTCAAGTTTGTTCGGCGGAATGACAGTGATCTTCAGCTTGACATTACCGAACTCCTTCTCGACCGGGAGCAGCTGAGCCATGGCATCAGCCTTGTCCACGCTATCCACATACAGCTTGATCTCAGGAGCATCCTCATCGTATACAATCCTGATCTCAGGGTCCTCTCCAAACAGCGCATTGATTTTACGATAATAGATTGCCCACGGCGGGGACAGTTTAAATTCCATATTCATTCTCCTTTTATCCACGAGGTTCTTCACAAGACTCACTATCTGTATAGTCACGATCTAGTTCCTTTTCCTTCAATCGATTTTTTTCTTGTTCTTTGGTTTCAAAAAATGCCTTGAGACAGTAGGTAATGATTGCCGCAATGATAAGTTCAACGATGCGGATGCTTAGAGTCTCAGGCGGATCACGATGAAATGCCTATAAAACATAAGTGGCGCTAACCATAAGCATCGCCCAGATCAACACCATCGTTATGATTATCTTTGTAAATTGGATTTTCTTTTTGTTTTTCATGATAGTATTATACTGTTAATTGTAGTCTATGCGTTTATTCCAACCGCTTCACTCGAATGTTCAATCTGAAAAAATAAATAATAATTACCAGTGAGAGAACTGCAATTAAATGTCCAAGCACCAGTGGTCGTATTATAACCATTGTTTCCAGTGTAGCCTGGGACTACACCGCTCTAAGTTCCATATAGCTCTGCCTGTGTTACATAATCATTTCCGCTTTTAGTGCAAGCATACACTCTATTCAGCTACACATACACCCAGTCTGGACTACTTGTAGTAATATTTCTGACCCACCAGTGGAATGTTTGATTGACCCTGATTGACTAAATATTTGTAAGATCAATTTGTCCAACTGTTGCAAAGCCACCTAGGCCATACCCATCCGATGTGGTCTATGTATAGGAATCAGATATAGCTCCGCTCGTATAAGTAGCGCCTCTGGGAGCTTGATCAATTGGCCCATATATCGCGGAGTTAACCCCTTTCTTAACTTGTGGACCAGAGATGATACCGCTACTAAAATCCCCTCGAAAAGACTATCCGTTATAAGCGTATGGTGTAAAAAATACAAGTACAGCAGCGTTGTTACCATTCTTGAAATATACTTTATCAAGATCGGTGTTGTTATATATAATTTTATCTATAGTCGTATTGCCAAACTTTATCGGCATTCTCCATATTCTCCATTAATAAAAGGGGCTCCCGAAGGAGCCCCAGTGGTAAAACAAAATTAGCCGTTAGCGCCAGCAGCCGCCTGAGAGCCTGAACCAGCCCACGCCACATAGCGTCCCATCTGACCGAGCAGATACTGGGACTGATTGTAGTTGCTGATTTCGTTACGAGCGGCATTAAGCTGAGACTGAGTAGCCTCATACTTATCCTGAAGCATCTGAGTCTTGATAGAGCAGCAGCACTCGTTCATCTGAGCGCCGAGTTGCTGAAGCTGACTCTGGAGAACATTTGTCTGATTCTGAATTGCCTGATTCACGGAATTGAATCCCTGGATAGCATTGATCAGGTTTGTATTGTTCTGCTGTTCAAGCTGATTGGTTTGCTGATTCAGCAGGAGAGCAGTCTGATAGTTGTTGTTTGCAGAGCTGAGAGCAATCTACTGAAGCTGGTTCTGCACAGACTGATTATTGAAACCTTCCTGCACCTGTTCCTGTGTTGCAAAATTAGGCATCGGACGGCCACCGCCAAATCCACCACCGAATCCGCCACCAAACAGCAGAAGCATCAGAGCAAGAAACCACATAGTGCTACCCTACATTCCATAATCGACGTTCTCATTCATAATTAAATTTTACCTCGTTTTTTTGTTTGATTGAGTAACAACAGGTTATAAAAATCTCATGCATAATATTTCGCGACGATATTATACAATTGATTTTTATATATAAACACAACATACAGCTTATCGCGCTCGCTGTATATTGGATTTATTATGAAAATGTATATTAGTTACCTCAACTTAATACAAGACTGTTAACCTTTACACCAACAGTCGCATTATAACTTGCATCATGGCTTATGGTTGCATAAATAAACGGGTAGTATAAACTACCTTTTGCTTTTGCTTTCGATAAATCAAGAACACAAGTATCAGTTCCACTTGCTGTTGCATTGACCTTTGAGTCATATTCAGGTCCAGCAAGACGATAATAGCTCTGTGTTGAAGGATCTGAACTTAGACGCTCACATGACGCCGATACCCCGACATAGATACGAACAAAGTAATAGCCTGGATATGTTGCATCGGGTGTAGCAGTATATGATAATGTTAATGTATTGTAATTGCTAATATCAAATGCTTTATTAGCAACAAGATAACAAGCTCCATAGTTATATGTACTAAGGTTATTGTTAAAAGTGAACGACCCAGTCATGTTCGCCGTATTATAGGAAACTAATCCACCCCAAGCTGCGCCATAATCACCACCGGCGTTAATCTTGAACCCAAACGACTTCGATCCAAAGAGAGCAGTAGCGTCTCCACCATTGTAGATATAGGGACTCACATAACTTCCCGTCACTCCAAAGATAGAAACGCCGTGTTTTAAGTTGGCCGCAATTAAGTTCTTATCACCGGCACAGTTGACATTGCCGGTCAGAATCTTGCCTGAAGTTAGAATTACCTGATCATTTGCAGCCGGCGTAGCAATAGTACCGGGATATACCTGAAAAGACCTTGTGACCTTTCCACTCCCATTATGATATCCTTTCGGGATTGTAACAGAGCCTGTAAGTCCTACTTTCCCATTCCATGCACCCTTATTGGGCATCGTGCCTTCGGCGCCGGCAATCGTATATCCCTCCAATACATTGGCGGTATCCGCAAATCCAATCGTCGATCTGAGATCAGCGAGCGGGATCGAAACCTCCGGGTATCCAGAGGTCGCATTTGCAGTCCGATGCGCTCCATTGGTCATGCGAAGGTACAGGTTTGAATTCGCAATTCCATTTGAAACTGATGGGTCATTTGCTCCGACTTCCTTCATCGTACCTTCACCAATCTCATCATTTGAGTCTGAAGTGATTGTGGAGTATCCTTCAACGACTTGGGCTTTTGAAGCTGTTACGTCATCAGAAAATACACTACCACCACCTGAACAAATTATATTTACCATTTTAAATCACCAATCATATTCGTAAGTTCCAGTTATTCCAAAGATCTTTACGCCCTTCTTAATGTTTGACGCCACGAGATTAGCATCTCCTTTGAGTGTGATATCCCCGGACATATAAACGCCAGCGGCCTGGATCATATGATTTGAAGTCGGCTTGTTCGGTGTATAACTGAATGCCGCCTTTGTACTGTAATCTTTATCCGCAGTAACCTTGCCCGTACCATCGTGATAACCCTTTGGAACTATGTAAGATGTATTGATGGCAAGAGTCGTACTCTTTGATCCCTGGTTTGTCATAGTCCCGGTAAGACCTGCAATAGTTACACCGGAGAGGATCTTCGAAGCGTCCGTTACTCCGATCTTTTCACGAAGCTTTGACAGCGGAATATAAACCGCCGGATAACCAGAGGCTGTATTCGTTACATGAGCACCTGAAGTTACGCCGAGATAAAGGTTGGAAGAATCTGTCCTTACGCTTTTATATGACTCTTCCGCAGCAATATTTGCCAATGTTCCTTTGACCATCTCATCATTTGAATCTGATGTTATAGTTGAGACTGTCTCAAGAACATCGGCTCGGCGAGCAGTGATGTCTTCAGATGAGACACCACCACCGCCTGAACCGTATATGTTTACCATTTTACTCCTTAGTTAGTTGGGATAGTGATAGTTAAGGTCGTTCCGCTGAGAGAGAACATTGCAGATGTCATGACCCTTGCGCTTCCGATTGTCATCTTGCCTGAGTTATATGGATAGTATGTGAGAATCGTTCCTGATCCTTGACAGGTGCTTCCATCAGCGGACGGTTTACCAAATATTCTGAATGAGCTGTTTACCTGATCAAGATAAATACCACCCTGAGTTGTTTGTGCCGTTGAAGCATCAAGACATATCTGACCACCTTCGCCTGAATCGGGTTTAAGGGTAAGCTGACCAGACATCGTATCACCGGACTTTAAGACATTGGATGAGGCGGCACCACTTAGAGAACCAGAGAATGTGACGTTGTTGTTTGTGTCAACTGCGATAATATTCTTAGCGCCGCCGGTTCCATGAGCCGGTACATAAAGACCCCTTGCCCCGTTACCACTTGAGTTACCGGTTGAATACAGGTAGATATCACCAGATTTACTAATAGCATGGACCTGTGACTCACTTGTTCTTGTGCTCACACCTGAAACGATAGACCCGGCATTAGCAGTAACACTTCCTGCACTAAGAGCGAGATCGCCGCTCATGGTGTCTCCAGTCTTATTCACTGGGGTATATCCAAGTGCGGTAGTCACATTCTATGATGTAATCTCGCCTCGTATCGTTGCGGAAGATTTGTTATCCACATTTCCAAGACCAACGTCAGACTTACTGAGACTGGCTTTGTATGCAAGCGCTCCAAGTCCTTTGACATCGACATTCTCACCGGCAATCTTTACCTGTCCGTTACTATCTCCGGTTGCAAGACTGATCGCATGAGTATGATCTTGTCTGGCATAATTTGAAGATGAGCCTTTAGCACCTGTAGTTGCGATTTCGCCAGGAGCGGCAGTTGCGGCTGTATAGGTGTGATCAGTGAAGAGAGCATCACTTGGAACATCCTTGGCAACAGTATGACCAGATACAGTCGCTGAATCACCGGCATATGGAGCATATTGACTTACTTCTCTGACAGCGCTGTTCGCATACATAAACACCGGATGGAAGTTACGTGGTAGCGTTACCTGATAGGTGCTGTACGCTATACCAAGGTAGATATAATAATTACCATCGGCTGTCGTTGGCAACGTCTGAGAAATCGGGGTTGTGGCGTGAAGTTTTGCTTTGCCATCGCTCTGTGGAACAGCAACTATATACACAGCTTTGTTAGCCGTTAAAGTTGTTCCGATATTAAATGAATATCTAAGATCAATAAGCAAACTATCGTACAGCCTACCATTTGGAATCACTGCATTTGCATTAACCGCATACGTACTGTTGTAAAATAGAATGGCCCCAAATGGCATAAATGAAGCTGTGGTTAAAGCTTTCGTGGTCGAATTGTACCCGTTGTCTACTCCGTTCATAGGAAGAAGAGAATCAACGTCATCCTGAATACAAATCATATATCTCTTTAGAGCGGCGGAAGTTTTAAATCCAGAGTAATACATGTAGGTGTTGTAAGCTGTATCGTTCGTATCCCTGGCATAATCAATCCACCAACCTTCAAGATTAGTGCTTGTCCCGATGGTTAAACTCTAATGATAAACCATACGGATCATCTGATATTGACCATAGTGGGTTGTATGGCGAGTGGTAGAATTGAAGTAAACAGCTTTAGCACCGGTTGTTCCACCACCAGACAGCGTAAGATTTAGCGTCGTTGCAGTTGATGTGCCAGCAAATGGTAAGAAGTAGATGATCTCTTTCCCATCGTAGAGAGCCGAGTCGCTCGTGACACCAGTCCATGCGTTTGTGCTTGCTGTCTGAGTACCATAGATAAACTCGGTTTTTACAGCATAATCGCCTTCTTTACTTACAGGAGTATAGCCGAGAGCAGAGCAGACGTTATCAGATGTGATTTCTCCTCTGATGGTTGCCTAGGATTTGTTATCTACGTTTCCCAAGCCGACATCAGATTTTGTAAGAGAGTCTTTAACGGCGAGGTTACCGAAAGCTCCTTTTACACAATAAGCAAGGTTAGACGAAGTTGAATTATACCTACCATCCCAGTATGCGATAGTATTAACTGTGGGAATATAAATATCAGTTGCGTTTGCAGTCCATCCTAAATGGCCTTTCGAGGTCATATTCTTGATGGTACGTGTTCCAATTGCATTTGCACCATTGCCAATGAGAAGAGCGCCAGATGTAAAGCTAGAAGCGCCTGTGCCACCTACAGATACCGGACGAACATCTTCAGGGGCGAGAGTCCAATCCGTTGGAACTTGACCAACTTCGAGTTTGACCCTTCTAAATGTTAACGTGGCAGAAGTGTTGCCATTGCCACCAGCGGATGTTGTTCTGAAAGCAAGAGTTGTGAATGCGCCAGTAACTTTTGCTGTAAACCAACGCCTTTTATAATCAGTGGAGAGATCTGATATAACCGGAGTTGGATTGGATCGTATATTAGAAGATCCACGCAGGTAAACATCAAACTTCGTATTAGTTACATTATCAGCTTTAACATCGAAGGAAATCGTAATAGTATCTCCAACAGCAAGCTCTTTACCATAAGCACTAATACCGTATTCAATTAAGTTGTTCTTGGATGTTTTCTCATCATCAGAATTGGTAATCAGATTTCGACCACCTAATTCAAGCGCATTGATCTGGTTGTTGACAAATGCAGTTGTTGCAATTTGAGTATTGCTTGTTCCTGTGTCAGCAGTAGGAGCAGTTGGCGTCCCGGTTAATGTAGCTGAACCGTTAATTGATCCAACAGTTAGCACATTCGTTGATGGATTATATTTAAAGTCGTCGTCATGGTTACGCTTAGTTTCGGTTGCACTATCAGAGAACCATACATGTCTGTCCGCATTCGTTGCACCTGCGGCTGTCTACACATTCGTTGCTGTAGTTGCCGTGTTTGCGTTACCATTAAGTACCACATCTCCAGCAGTGGTTGAATACACTACCCATTTAGACTTAGTTCTGTCGTAGATACCGGCATTTCCGCTTGATCCAACAATAAACCCAACCTTATGAGATTGAGCAGTATTGTCAACCTCGACACCAGTTTCGCCAGCCTTAGTGATATTTAGACTTGAGCTCATAGTGTCTCCGGCTTTATTCACCGGGGTAAAACCTAATGCTGTAGTTATATTAGAAGACGTTAATTCTCCACGTATAGTTGCAGATGATTTGTTTTCGACGTTTCCAAGTCCTACATCCGCTTTGGTAGGTTTGTTACCTGCATGATAAACTTCGTTCTGGCCTTCGCTGACATACACCGTTCCATCAATAACCATGGATGTTTTACCGTTGGACGGGTTATTCTTTCTGAATCCCCATCCGCCACCGGCATCATCAGCAAGACATGTAATGACAGATCCGGTCTGATTACCCCAGGCCATTGTTGCGGACCTGCTTGAGAACCCAGTGAGCTTGTCCGCTGTGGTTGCAGTAGTTGCTGTAGTCGCAGATGAAGCATTGCCGGTGACATCTCCTGTGACGTCTCCAGTTAGGTTGCCATGCAGATTTGTCGCATATACATCAGCCCATTTGTAAGAACTGTTTCCGATTGAGCCGCTATTATTTGTAGCTGTATCGGCCTTTTCTGGGAGCAAAGCACCCGCTGTGTTAATTTGTACGCCAAGCCTATTACCAATCGTATTCGCATTTGCTTGGATGTGTATCGCACCATCTGCACTAATAAACGTATTCTCACTTGTATTACCTTTATACAGGGCATAATGACTACCTGGGGCTTCACCGGAGCCAAGGAAGATATTGCCATCAGAATGGATAACCATATTAGTGCCGTATGATGCAGAGGCTGTGGTGTGATCATTATGAACATCGATACTTGCAGCTGAATACTATTTACCTGTGGTCGTATCTTTAACAGAAAAAACGAGTTGGGCAGGATAATCCTGGGTAGTTGTGCTCTCTCGATAAAGTGTGATTGGACCGCTGACAGTCCCACCAGTAAGCTTAAGATAGTTGCTATCAGTCTTACCTTTGACATAGCTCCATAAAGCAGACATTGGGCGGCGATGATATGTGGTTGTAGTTGTACCACCGCCAACATACTGACTGATGTAATAGTCAGCATCGACCGGAGTAGATGAGCCAGTATCAAGGCCGTTCAATAAGACGTTTGCCGCATCTTTTGCATTATTCTTGCCGGTGCCGCCATGTCCAACAGGTAGTGTTCCAGTAATACCAGGTGTAATATTACCACCACTTGTATATGTTACGGCCTATGTTGATCCGAGATTAGTTTGAACTGTGCCTGCGGTATTAAGTGCTGATGCTGATGAAGCATTACCTGTTAAATTACCAGCAAATGTTCCATTGGTTGTACCGCTTATTGTAAGGTTCCCAGTCCCATCAGCAGTAAGTTTATTCGAAGTAGACCCTGAATACGGAACGAGTTCTAATGTCGTTGCTCCGTTTTTACCTTTAATACCAAATGTGCCAGCATGGTTGACGTCCCCAAATTGAACATCATCGCCGAGATTATTATAAGTATTATTTGCAAACGACACTGCACCAGAAGCAGTAAGAGTGCCTGTATAAACAGCTCTCCAATGCATACTTGAGGACCCAAGATCAATCACGCCATCTGTCTGTGGTATCAAATTCCCATAAATACCATTGCAACCTCCACGAGATATAAATGTTTCAGCTGCACCATAAGAACCATAATTTATCAATCCAACCTGAGCGATACGGCTATTACCATTAACATTGCTAAAGCCAGACAATACAACTCTAATTCTATCAAAACCTTGTTCTGACGTTCCAGATGTATTCGTGCTTGTATGAGAGAATGAGCAGTACCAGTGTCCGAGAGTATTATTTGTTATGCTCCCCTTTTGTACATAATTCGTTTGATTCTTACTTCTTTTAACAAGAAGAGTTATATTGCTTGCTCTCCATGGTGCCGCACCAAAATCAATATAAAAATGATTTGTATATGTAAATGTTTTATGGCAGGTAATATCAATTACACGAACCTCCTAAGTTTGTGTCACGATATTACTCGCATACTAAGGAGTGCCATCAAACATATTAGCAAGGTTACTTATTGCACTTCCGCTTCTATCAAGCTCGTCTGCTGTATAGTCTGTACTTGTCGTATAATAGGTATCAACGCTTCCACCTTTTAGCGTGATGAATGCCAGGTCATTATATATAAACGGAATGAAACTACTTTCCCCATTTTCTGGATGGGTATTGATATAATTACGGTCCTCAAGATACCCGGTATAATATGGTATTCTATAAGACGTTCCAGCTGTTCCTTTTGTCCTGTTTGGTGTGAAAAACAAAACACCGCCATTAGCATGAATAGTATCCCAGGTTGTCTAAGAGTGATAGAAATTTATTCCCTCTTGTGAACTCGCGTCATCGTTCATGTAGATTGCATTAAGACCAAATATATCCGAATTATGCATATGAATTCCATATACATTATTCGCGTCGTAGTATTGCTCTCCTTTAATATTCAGAACGCCGGTCATTGTTCCACCTGACAACTTCAAATACGTTGAGTCGTGGTTATGTCCTGAAGCGGCCTTACCATTCAATTGCGTCTGTATAGACTATGTAACACCGTCCAAATATCCTAACTCAGTGGATGTTATATCGCTTACAGCTACCTTACCAGAGGCATTCGAAATTAGCGCACGACTCGCAGTCAGATCGCTCTATGTAATAGTGGTAGCTCCACCTGTGATAGATGCCTGCTTGCCGTTAAGCTGTGTCTGGATTGCAGAGGTAACTCCGTCTAAATAACCAAGCTCAGTTGATGTGACTGCACTAACTGCTACCTTGCCAGAACTATTAGATACTAATGCACGACTGGCGGTCAGATTACTAGATGTAATACTTGTAGCACCACCAGTAATTTTATCTTGCTTATTACTTGTAATATCAAGAAGCGCTTCATATTCTGAGTTATGTGATGAGATATAACTTGAAATCTCTTTAAGGGTATCGTATGCTTCTGGCGCTCCATCAATAATATTGTCAACAGCGGTTTTAACAAAAGCAGTAGTAGCAATCTGCGTTGAGTTTGTACCTACTGTCGCTGTTGGTGCCAGAGGAACTCCTGTAAGTTCTGGACTATTCAGAGGGGCCTTTGCGTCTAACTGAGTCTGTATTGCAGATGTAACTCCATCTAAGTAACCTAACTCTGTACTTGTTACATCTGACACCGCAACTTTACCGGAAGCATTCGATATCAAAGCACGACTTTTTGTGAGATCACTGGATGTAATTGTTGTGGCTGCTCCAGTTATTGAAGCTTGTTTACCATTGATCTGGGTTTGTATGGCAGAGGTTACACCGTCTAGGTAACCTAATTCTGTCTATGTGACTGCACTTACAGCAACCTTTCCTGAAGCATTGGATACTAAAGCTCTACTCGCAGTCAAGTTATCACTTGTGATTGTGGTTGCTCCGCCTGTAATTGCCGGTTCTGCACCAACATCACTCGGTGAGAGACTAGATAAATACGCTAAGCTTCCAAGACCTTTAACGCTTACATTTGTGCCGGCGATTTTAACTTGCCCGTTATTGTCTCCAGTTGCAAGATCAATTCCATGTGTGTGATCTTGGCGAGCGTAATTGGCGGATGTGCCCACAGAACTAGATGTTGCAATCTTTCCGGGAGCAGCAGTTGCAGCGGTATATTTTGTATCATTATCTACAGCAGTGTAATAAAAATTATAATTGTTACATCCAAATTTACTTGGGGAGGTATTTCCAAGAGGAATGTAAATAAATCCACAGTATCTCGGAAGCCCGGTCTCGCTATTTACCTCGTTGGCTGTATAACACCATCCAATAACTGTACCTTGGCTGTTGGGCGAAGCAGGAGCTATTATAATTTTACCAGCTCTCATTCGTGACTTGTAATTCTGAAGCATATATACAAGCCATTCCTGGAAGTATGTCGCATTATTTGTGCTTTGTGATGGCAGCGACTAATAGCCAATCATTGGGAGAGTAATGATTTTATTCATCGTGTCGAGCATACTCTTATCGGACGACGACATAAAACCATTCACACTATCTGTTGCCACGCTATGCACATGATCAGACGCAGCTTTGTTATTTAGCTGAGTCTGAATCGCAGAGGTAACACCATCCAAATACCCAAGTTCAGTCGATGTTACTGCGGAGACTGCAACCTTCCCGGACGAATTAGACACTAATGCACGACTTGCTGTTAGATTACTTCCGGTAATAGTAGTGGCAGCTCCGGTTATATTAGCCTGTTTAGCATCAAGAGCCGCTTGAGTTGCGGTAGATATTGGTTTGTTCGCATCGCTTGTATTATCTACATTACCCAGTCCGACTTCGCTTTTTGTATAGCTTGGCTTCGTCTAAGCCTTTGCCCATGAATAAACATCAGAGGCTGGGTGGGATGCATAGTCAAGTTGTTGCCATGTTTTGGTTCCGTCACCAACTTTATACATCCCGTGTTTATCTGAAGAGATTGCAATCTGACCCTAGAGCAATACTGGGTTTTTCTAATTCCAGTTTGCTTCAGTGTCATATGCTTCTCTAATTTTCACATTAATAGTATTGTCTGCCATTTACGTGAGACTCCTTAGAATTGGAAGGGCTCCAATTAAGAAGCCCCTCCGCCGTTTAGGATCAGCGTGTTCGTTCCCTGTACAAAGGTGTCAGTCGAAACAGCGCTGAATGACATAATTCCAGTTGAACTATTTACAGCGACCTGGTTTGTTCCAGATGCTGATTTAACAAGACCGGGGTCGGAAGATGTAGCGATTCCATAAGTCGTGTCCTGAGTAGTAAGAGTAGAAGTAGAACCATCACCCTTTGTTACGGTGATAGTTTTACCTGAGAGTGACACACCGGTGACTGCATTTTTTGCAAGCCGATCTGTCGTTAACAGGATGTAATGAGTACCATCATAAATGAATGTAGCCGTATCGCCAGCTTGAATGACATTAGCAGTAATAGCCGCACCATCATAGTAGATAGCCTTAGCGCCCTTACTGTTAATATTCATTGTGGCATTTGCCGGGACATTGTATGTGAATTTAACCGCAACAACACCACCAAGAGTAAGAGCATAGCTTGAGAGAGTTACGACTTTGGCGGCAGTAGCAGCGGCGGTATCACAAGTACCATATCCCTGACCAAGTGACGCATTCGAATAGGTAGTATTGGAATCCAGATCGCCGACAAGCTGATAATACGTGCCATCATATACGAAGCAGTAAGTCCGACCTGCGGCAAGTATACCTGCTGAACTTAGGTTAGCATTGCGATACTTGATATTCTTAGCGCCGGTTGAGTTGACGTTAAGCTGAAGGTTTGCAACAGCGGCTGAGTTAGTTACGGTGAAGCGGACATAGATGATCGCACCCTCATCGAGAGTAAACCCGGTACACGCCACAGTCTTAGCGGCGGTTCCAGCGGCGGTCTAACATTCACCATAATGAATGATGTTCGCACCACCATTGAAGGATACACCATCAATAGTCCGTGGGGTCTTCAGCGTGTTGGCTTTGTTAACTTCCTTGTTCGCATCAGCCGTGTTATCTACGTTGTCAAGTCCGAGCGAAGCCTTAGTTACATTAACGGTCTTGCTCGTAATAGTAAGAGCCGTACCTTCAACCTGAACAACTTCAATCTTGTTGACCTGAGCACCCGCTGCAATACCACTCAGCTTATTCTTTTCAGTCGTGGTATAGTTGTTGTCGGTGTGTACGTAGTTCGCATCTGACGGGAAGTTCTTATCATTCGTAAAATCACTGAGCTTAGTCGGCTCATCAACAAGATCGGCATAACTTCCGGTCGTAGCCACAGTCGCAAGATCAGTTGACTTTACATACGGAGTCAGGTCGAGCTTCTGCGTTCCAAGGGTTTCCCACTTGTTGTTGACGTAGATATACTCGGTATAGAGGTTGTTGGTCTCGGTTCCGGTTGAAACTAAATAGACAGTCGTAGTCTAAATGTTTGAAGTCGGGAGAGCGCTAACCACAGAGATAGCAAACTTCGGAATCGCACTCAGCTTGTTATCAATTTCAGTCTGGGTATAGGTCTCGGTCTTCTTGTAGTAGTTCGTCAGATCGTTGATAGCCTTGGTAATAAATCCGCTGTCGTTTGAAATATCACTAGTCTTAGTTGGAACTGTGATATTAACGGCCTTATTAGCGTCAGGTGTGAGAGCAGTGTTGTTGACTTTAACTGTCTCGATAACATTGACTTCAGCGCCGGCTTCAATTCCGCTTAGCTTACTGACCGCACTGTCAAGATTTGACTTGTCGGTCTAGGACATAAGACCGTCTTTACCAGAGGTTACCGCCGTATAAGTGGTATCCTTAGCTGCAATCTGGAGAGAGTTGCCGGATGCATTTGGTGTCAGCGTTACATTGTCACCGGCAGTAATGGAGATCGG